AAAAAATGTAATACCACAAAAATCAGAACAATATTCATGCTTAAAATTTGATAATGGTGGCGTCTTATTTTTCGGGAATAACTATGATAAAGGTGCTCCTATATATCAAGAACATAGCTCTCGTTTTTTAAATGAAAAACCTAACGCAATTTTAAGTGTAGAGTTTAGAGATGAAGGGCAGGTAGTAAAGTTTAATAAAGAATGCAAATAATTAATATTGGATGGGGAAACCCCATCCAATATTAACCAGTCTTGAAAATTTTCACTTGCTGTTTTCAAGTCAATTTAACTATGCAATAATCCGTAGGTAGATACCTACTATCTATAATATGGAGATTGCAGTGGATAAACAACGGAAGTTAATTGCAGGTGCGGGCGGCGGAGGTGGCGGCGGAAGTCCTCGGACTCCTGTTGAAGCGCCGGATAACGTCGAATCGAAAACACTTGCCTCAATCCTTGATTTGTTGGGCGAGGGGGTAATAGGCGGGCTTAAAAACGGCGGTCAGTCAGTTTTTCTCGATGATGTGCCGCTGCTTAACCCTGACGGAAGTTCAAACTTCAACGGCGTAAAGATTTGGGAGCGCCGGGGCGAACAGAACCAAGATCCGATTGAGGGCTTTGATGACATTGAAACGCCCTACAACGTGGCTGTTGAGCTGAAAACAACCACGCCTAAAACTATCCAGATTGATAACGATGATACTGACCGTGTGCGGATCATCATGGAGTTCCCGCGCTTGTCTTCTACGGATAAGGAAAGCGGGGATATTAACGGGGCGAAAGTTGAGTTTCAGTTTCAGCTTGCAATTGGTGATGACAGTTTTAAACCCGTTATTCCGGTAAATCATAAATCTGACCGCGTGTTCGTTGAGAAAAAATCCAGCGGTAAATTCCTGCGTGAATACTTCATCGATCTGCCGAAGCCCGGCAAAAACTACCGTATTAAAATCATCCGTTTTACAGCAGACAGCACCAGCGATTTTCTGGCGAACAAAACAAACGTGTCTTCTTACGGTGAGATTGTGTTTGCCCGTCTGTCTTACCCGAATAGTGCTCTGGTCGGTGTCACCATTGATTCACGAGAGTTCGGCGGTAACATGCCGCGTCGGTCTTATCTGGTCGCCGGTCTTAAAATTCAGGTTCCGTCAAATTATCGTCCGTCTGATAACACCTATCAAGGGGATTGGGAGGGTGATTTTGATTATCAGGTATCTTCTAACCCGGCGTGGATTTTGTACGATATTCTGACCAATAGTCGTTACGGGCTGGGGGATTTTATCGATGAAAGCATGATCGACACCGGGATGCTTTATCAGATAGGTCGTTACTGTGACGAAGAAGTCTCTGACGGCTTCGGCGGTAAAGAGAAGCGGTTTGCTATTAACACCGTGATTGCTAACCGTCAGGAGGCGTACAAGGTCATTAATGACATTGCCTCTGTATTTCGTGGCATGGTGTTTTGGGCTGGTGGCATGGTAAATATGCAGCAGGACAGCCCGGCTGATCCGGTTATGATGTTTTCGTCCGCAAATATCATCGACAGAGTAACCCGCAAGGGGTCGGCACGTAAAGACCGCCCGACCGTGGCTGTGATCACCTACAACGATAAAGACGACCTGTACAAGCAGAACATCGAATACGTTGAGGACGAGGAAGGCAAGGCTATTTATGGCATCCGTAAAGCTGAATCACTGGCGTTCGGTTGTACCAGCAGAGGACAGGCTTACCGGACGGGTCTGTGGATGCTGTACACAAGCAAGATGGAACTGACGTTATCCTGTTTAAGAGCGGGATAGACAGCGCAATGCTCATGCCTGGCGATATCGTTAAACTGAATGATAAATATCGTTCAGGAAAGCGAAATTCAGGGCGCATCATTTCATACACCAAAAACAGTATCAAACTGGATCAGCCGATTACTCTCGATAAAGAGGGCGCATTTGTGTCGTTTATGACGGCAGACGGCAGGATGATTGACCGGAATGTGCTTGAGCCGGCCGGCACGTATTCTCTGGTGACATTCAAAGACGCAATCAGAACGGGTGACGAACCTGTTGAAATGGGCGTGTGGATGGTGACGGAACCGGATCTGGAACCTGAGTTAATCCGCGTCCTCAGTATTAAAGCCTCAGACGAACAGGGTGTGTTTGAAATCACCGGCGTTTCTCACAACCCGACGAAATTCGAGGCGATTGATAACGGGGCTACGCTTGTGCCGGCGAAAACCACCGTCAAAGACCCGACATTCTCGAAGCCATCCGGATTGTCGGTTCTGGAAACAACCTATCTTTCCTCCCCGGGCAACCTGTCTGTAAAACTGGTCGTGAGTTGGGACGGGCGGTCAACCCGTTACGTACTGCGTTACCGCCGCAGTGATGTTGTTGATAACTGGACGGTCGCAGAGCTGTCGGATAACCAGTACGAGATCCTGAATGTGGCAGATAACGCACGGTACGATATCGAGGTGTTTGCGATCTCCATCACCGGCAGGAAAACGGCTGCGGACTCTCTGGTATACAACACGCTCGGGACAATGACACCACCAGGCGCACCAACCGCACTGACTGCTGTCGGCGATTACCGGCAGATTATCTTGTCGTGGGTAAACCCTGACTCAATCGATCTGGAGACGATTTACGTTTATGGCTCAAAGACGAACAGCTTCGAGGCGGCGGCTGTACTGGCAAAAATCCCGTCAACGACCTTTACGCATTCCGGTCTGGACGACGACGAAACATGGTACTACTGGATCAGAGCAGTTAATAAACGAGGGATGCTGAGTCCGGTTAACTCCAATCTCGGTACAGTAGCCAGCACGAAAGATGTTCTGTCGTTCCTGAAAAATAAAATCACGCAGTCGGAGTTAGGGAAAGAGCTGCTTGAGGAAATTCAAAGCAAAGTATCAGCGGAGGATTTGGATGCACTGGAAGACCTGCTGAAAGAAACAGACGATAAAATCGGCGGCGCAGTTACTGATTTAGCCTCAGTGAAAGAGTCACAGGAAAACCTTGAATCAGCGGTAAAAAGCACGAAAGAAAATGCAGACAATGCTCTGAAACAGGCAGGAGAAGCAGCGAATAAGGTTGTTGAATTGTCAGAGTCCGTTGAGGAATCCGGCAAAGCAGTAACATCATCACTGAAAGCTATTCAGACGGTGGTTGATGATGCGACAACGACAATTACGGAAGAACAAAAAGCCCGCATTGAGGGAGACAAAAAGACGGCGGAAAAGGTCGATCTGATTGAAACTAAAGTGAGCGGGTACGATGCGGCTATCAAACGTGCGGAGACAGCCGCTGTGACTGCTGAGAAAGCAACTGCCGGCGTGTCTCAGTCTATTGAAGCGGTGGCTAAAGCTGCCATCGACGTTGCCATGAAAGGCGAGGAAGATGTCAGGACACAGGATGAAACCAACGCTAAGATTTTCACGGATCAGCGGGTGATTGCAGACGGACAACAGGCGTTGTCAGAAGAAATTAAAGTGCTATCCGCTGATTTTGACGGAAATATTAAGGCACGTCTGGCAGAGGAAAGCCGCGCCCGTGCGACCGCTGATGAGGCATTGGCAAATCAGGTTACGCAGTTACGAAGTGAGGTCGGTACAGATATCAAAGCGCAATTGGACGAGGAAAAGAAAACCCGTGCTACAGCAGACGAAGCGGTATCGACGAGCGTAGAACGTCTGAAAGTGCAAACTGGTAAGGATATTGAGGCGGCTGTTCTGACTGAGCGGACAGCCCGTACCAAAGCTGACGAATCAATGGCAACGCAGATTGAAGCGCTGAGTGCGAAAACCGGCGAAAACATCGCTGCGGCTGTGACTGCGGAAACAAAAGCACGGACGGAAGCAGATTCTGCGCTGGCGACTGATATCAGTAAGGTTCTCGCCAAGACTGAGAAAAATGAAGCGGCGGTGAAAACCGAGCAGTCTGCGCGAACGTCCGCAGACAATGCTCTTGGTAGCCGTATCGATAGTGTTCAGGCGAAAACTGGCGAGAACAGCGCTGCGGTGCAGCAGTCAGCTAAAGCGATTGCTGATTTGAACGGGAAGATCACCGCCTCCTGGAACGTGAAAATTGAAACAACCAGCGACGGTAAAAAGTATGCTGCCGGATTTGGGGTAGGTATCGAGGGCGGAACGTCTCAGTTTCTGGTTCAGGCAGACCGGTTTGGGCTTATTAACGTGGTTAACGGTCAGGTGACTACACCGTTTGTGGTTGAGAACGGTATTACCTATATGAACGGCGCTTTTATCAAGGATGGTACTATCAGCGGCGCGAAAGTCGGTACGCTAGAGTCTGTTAACTATAAACCGGGTCAGACAGGTTGGCGTTTTGACAAAAACGGTAAAATGGAAATGAATGGGCAAACTGCGGGTGCCGGTCGTCTGAGTCTTACAAACGAAAGGCTGGATGTGTACGATGAAAAGGGCGTTTTGAGGGTTCGCCTCGGTCTGCTGTAATATCTGTTTTAAATCAGTCATAAATGTATAAAATGCAATAGGTATACAAATACCTATTGCAATCCAAAGGAGACAGAGAATGTGGTACAGGGACGGTACATATTCTTTTGAAAAAGAGAGTACGAAAGTAACAGGCACAGGCACATCATGGGCTGATGCAAAATTCGGTGTATTGCCGGGTATGATCATGATTGACGCAGACGGTCGTATTCATGAAATTGACCGCGTTATCAGCAATAATGAGCTGTATATTTCAGAGCCGTATACCGGAGAGTCGGTCGCCGATATTCCGAGTCGTATCATCACCACGTATGAGGGTGATTTGTCACAGTTCAGCGCTCGGTTTTCTGCGCTGCTGAAATCAATATCAACCGACTCCCGCCAGATCAGTAAATTACTGACCTCACCGGTTCCGGTGACTATCACCCGTGACGACGGAACGACCTTTGTCTCAGACAGCCTTGAGACTATCGCTAAAAAATTCAGTGACAGCCAACAGTGGCTGGCCGAAAACAAAGACGCTGTTTCGGCTTCCGGCGATATGGCAAAACAGGCTGCTGAATCAGCCTCAGAAGCAAAGCAGTCTGAGAAAGCCACGGAACTACAGGTAGAAGCAGCTAGCGAGTCCGCTAAAAGCTCAGGTTACTCTGCCGAGGCAGCAAAAGCATCCGCAGAAGCGGCGGCACTTTCCTCTGAATCTGCCGGTAAACAGGCAGAGATTGCTGCATCTGTTGTCGGGGATGTTTCTCAGAGCGCATCACAGGCCGCTGCGTCGGCAACAAAAGCAGAGGACGCTGCGACCAACGCCGACGTTTCGCTGCAAGAGACAAAGAATTATGCCTACGCAGCCGGTGTGTCGTCAGACAACGCATTGCAAGCCTCGGTATCTGCCGGAGAATCTGCCGTAACCTCAGCAAAATCAGCCGGAGAATCAGCCACCAGCGCTACAGAGGCCGGTAATCACGCTGCCACTGCCGCGGCTGCCGTGAAAGACGCTGTATCAGAGGTCGTTCTTGCTGCATCAAAATCGGCCGAATCAGCCAAAGCGTCTGAAGCAGCGTCTAAAGCATCACAGGACGCTGCAAGCAGTCACGAGTCCTACGCCAAGGAGTCCGAGGGGAAAGCAGCTCAGTCAGCGGCTGACGCAGCGGAAACGTTGTCAAAAATGTCTAATGACGCAGCCACTGCGGAATCAGCGTCTGTTTCGGCAAAAGCATCCGAAGTATTTGCGGCAGAGTCGTTGAAAGCGGTTAAAGATATCGCAGAATTAGTCAGCGGATCTGCAAAGACAGTGGAGGACAATGTTGCCGAAGTCGGAATACTGGCTGAGTCGGTAAAAAAACAGTCAGAGAACGCGGCGCGGGCAGCGGCGGACATTAACGACAATATTGGCAATGCGGTGAAATCAGCAAAGGATGCGGCGGCGAGTGCTGAATTGGCTCAGAAAGTTGCGGCTGAGGCTGACGAAAAAGTTAATAACCCGGTATTTTCAAAGACGGTACAGGCGGCGTATACAGAATCCACAGTTCCTGCGGATCAGTTAAACACCAAAGCGGCGTTTTACAATGACATTGAAGCAGACGGAGAGTCTGAATATCACCCGATTGTTAAGCAGAGGGTAAAAATCAAAGGTGTTAGCCGGGCTGCGTCATTCGGCTGGATGATTTCTGATCTGCTGTTCAATCTGCAACTGATTAATGACAAAGGCGAGCGGAGAGATTTCGGGTTCGGTACGAACGGGGATCTGGTAATCGGCGGAAAGATTATTCCCGGTGATTACACAAACTTCAACGAACTGTATCTGCGTCGTTCATCTGACGTTGTTCAGACGGTAAACAGTGAAATTGAGTTTAAACAGCGTATGGATGTTTTCGGGAGCGATGGTTCCCGCGTCAGACTGTACTGCAACAAAGACGGTGATGCAGGGATCAGCTATCAGGACAAGGATGGCAACTGGCAAACAGGTCTGAAACTGCCTATCTCCGGCGGTGGTGATTTTGCCATGAAAGGCGATCACTACACAAAAATTGAATCAGATACAAAATATCAGCAGAAAGGTAATTACGCACAGGCAGGAATTTCATATACAAAATCTGAATCTGATTCAAAGTATCAGCAAAAGGGAAATTATGCGCCGTCAGACTCAGACGTGTCTTTTATTTCTGGTACGCATACGATCAAGACCACCAATGACTACGCTTCACTGATTTTACGCAGAGGTAACGGCACAGCAATATTTCTTGAGACTAATGTCGGGGCGGGGAATATCATTCACCGCGATGCCAAAGGCACGAACATTGCGGTTCTCGGCATCCCTGTTAAAAGTGGTGAGATTGCTGTTGCCGGCGAGCATTACACAAAACCTGAGTCTGACAGCAAATACAGGGCTAAAAATGATTTAAAATTTGACGGAAGTGGAGTTTTTGGCGGGATTGTCTCTGCCGTTAAAGACAATATTAAAATCGAGATTAAAGCCGAAAACGGTGTTCCTGAAATTACATCACTGCATGGTTCCGGTGACTGGAAAATTCATGCATTACAGCCGGTGTCAGGTACGCTAGCACATAAAGAGGATCACTACACCAAACTGGAATCCGACGGTAAATATCAGCAAAAACTTCTTAGGACAATTAAATTCGGAAGCAGCAATTCCGCATGGAGTACAGCACAGTTTATCGAGTGGCTGAAATCTCAGGGCGCATTTTCTTCCGGATATTGGGTGTCACGCGGAACCTGGGATTATGCCGGAAACCAGTTTATTAATGACACCGGTGTCGGGAATATTCACCTCGCAGGGTGCGTTGTTCAGGTGTTCGGGTATCACAAACAATGCACCATCACCATTATTACGCCGACAACCACTGCGAGCGGCACAACTCATCGTGAGTATATTTATGTCGATAATGATTCTAATTACAATCCGGGGTGGAGACGACTTTATAACACCAGTGCGCCGCCTACAGCGGCAGAAGTAGGTGCATATACCAAAGGTGAGTCTGATGGGAAGTACCAACCAAAAGGTGCATACGCAGGGGCGGCAGCGCATACTTTCACAGGTGAAGTCAGATCTCCTTCAATCATCACCGGCGGCGGAAATGATCTGAGCTTCTTTATGCAGCGGGACGGGGTATGGGCGTGGACTGTGCAACAGGCGGGAGCGTGGAAAGGTGAAGTCAAGCATCCCGGAAGAAGCGGCACCTTTGCACTTCAGGGTGACAGTTATACGAAAGGTGAATCAGACGGGAAATACCAGCCAAAAGGCAGCTATGCCGGTATCAACGGTAACGATGGTCAGGATTTCAGAGGCAAGAATGCCAACTTTCTTGACGTTTATATCCGCTCTGATATCCGGGTGAAATCGGAACTGCGCCGTATTGAACAGCCTCTGAGAAAAATTCAAATGATCAGTGGTTGTTCTTACAACCTGAAAGCCTCGGACGGAAATATTAAACCATCGGCCGGCCTTATCGCTCAGGAAGTCCGTGAGGTTATGCCAGAGGCGGTTACACAGGATGATAACGGGCTGCTACGTTTAAACTATAACAGTGTGATCGGTTTGTTAGTTGAAGCAGTCAAAGACCTTAAAAATCAGGTTGATTCACTTAAAAAAATAATAGGTACACACTTACCTAATATGTTTAAAAATGATATAAATCTCTCACACCAATTGCCTTAACATGGAGGTTTTAAATGGCTAATCGGGTGGGGGAAGTGACACCGGAGGTCATCGACCGCATCGCGAAGACGGCAGCACGAGAAATTGCTGCCGATCTTCGTGAGAGTTTGCAAGACAAGGTGGGTGAAGAAGTGGAACGCCACCTTAAAGCCTACTTTGGCGATATGACTGCGGCACAGCACAGCATTCAACACGCCAATTTGGAGAAACTGCTGGTTCGGCTGGATAACCTTTCCAGCGGATTTTATGGCGGCATTCTTTCAAAAATCGGGTCTATTGTCGTCGTCGCACTGATTTTCGGTCTGGCGGCGTGGGGTCTGAAAAACGGAATCGGAAACTAAGGAGAGTAACCCATGTCAGGTAAAGGATTACCGCGTGGTATTCGCAATAACAACCCGGGGAACCTGGAAATGGGATCGCCGTGGCAGGGGCTGACCAAAACCCCGCAAGACAGTCGGTTTTGCTCGTTTATCACACCTGCTTACGGCATCCGTGCATTGGCAGTAACGCTGATCACGTATCACGATAAACGTAAAGCGAAAAACGGCACCCGCATCGATACTGTTCGTGAAGTGATCGAGCGCTGGGCGCCGGCTGTAGAAAACCATACCGAAGCCTATATCGCGTTCGTTTGCAAAGTGGTCGGTGTAAAGCCGGATCAGAACATCAATCTGCATGACTACGAAACCATCCGGCCGATGGTTGAGGCGATTATCCGTCAGGAGAATGGTCAGGGTTCGCTTAAAAAATCGGTTAACACATGGTACAGCCGTGAGGTTATCGATGAGGGTCTGCGTCTCGCCGGTATCATTCAGAAGCGTAAAACAGTAGCGAATGTTCCGGTAAATAAAGAAACCGTCAGTGCAACAGTCACGGCTTCACTCGGTGTCGGTCAGATAGCGGAAGTTATGCCGCAAGTATCAGACGCACTGGTTAAGTCTGAGAGCCATTTATCCAGCGGATCAGTGGTTCGCGTCCTCTTTGGCGTTGCAACGATTGCCGTGGCGTGTGTGATTGCGTATTCGCAGATTAAACGTCACAAGCTGGGTATCTGATAACGGAGCAGCCCCCGGAAACAGGGGCTGTATTTTATGGCACTGAGCGGTATTCAAATTTTAAAGCCTGACGGCAAGCCTATTTTTCAGGCTTCCGACCGCGTTGCAAGAATCGCAGGCAAGCATGTCATCAAATATTCTGATGTAACCGACGGTGTTTATGAAAAATCGTTTAACCACGACGAACTAAGACCGTTCGGGGATATGTTCATTTTTATGAATACAGACTATTTCCTTGAGCTTATCGGAGCTGCTCATATAAGTCTGGATGGTTACACCATTAATCTGAAGTTTTGGGTTGACCGTCGTGACTGGCTGGAGAGTGACAGGGAAGATTATCTTGAAATTTATTATGGTGTCCGCTGAATGGCTATTGGTGCATTTATAAAAGGTGAATCGGGTGTTTTTCAGGTTGATGGTGAGAATCAGGCTATTAACTTGAAAAACGTTCAGAGAATCAAATTAAAAGGCGGAGATTTAAAAGCGGGGACATCGGGTAAACAGGGTTACTACACGGAGTTTCCGACAAAGGCTCATAAAGATACCAGCCTGATAGCGGTTGATTCGCCGACATGGGTTCGGGTAGGCGGGCTGTCCTCGTATAAAGAGAACCGAAACGGCCGATTATCACAGCCATTGTGGGTCGATGCCGGTGATTGTATTTGTTATGAGTTCGGCGGCGGTGGTTTTGACTGGCACAAATCCAAGTACGGTATGAGTATCCGCAATAAAGACGGGATTGAAGTCTTCAATACAAATTGGGAAATGATGAAAATTCTCGATCAGTTTTTTTTTATCTCCGGTTGAAAATTTTAACTATCAAATCCCTCCCGGGAAAAAGGTCGCCGCATTTATGGGCGGCGGGCTGCAAGGTCAGTGGGGAGACGGTGCTTTTTCCAGTTATAGCTGTTATTTCATGCGCAGAAACGGACAAACAATAGAGTTCAGATACAAAGACGCAACGATTCAATCCGGCCCGTGGGAGGGAAACGAGCTTCTGTACTATCCGCTGTTCATTATCATAATCGATGTTACTGATTACCCTGTCCCGTAAAAAATGAATTTACAGCCTAACTGTCTGTAGTGTAATAAGAACATCTTAAACACACAGGAATTAAAAAAAATGAAATTAGTTACTAAAATTGCTTTATCTGCTGCTGTTATTTTATTAGCCGGTTGTTCATCATCTGCGGTATACCCGGATGCGGAGAAGGTTAACTGTCGTGGTCAGTTGAACATTGGCGCAATCAGTAAACTTCAGGAGGTTCGTCTGGTGAAACGTGATCATGCCACAAACCGTTTTTACGCCATTGGCAACGCAAAGCTGGGTATTCATGGCTGGCAACCGGCTGACACGTTTGAGCGCATCGTTTGTGTGCCGTTGGATAAAGCTGACTGATGCTGTTAAAACTAAAATCAGCGATCTACACCATACTGGCTGTTGTCGCTGTCCTCTTTACCGCCTATCACATGGGCGGTAGAGCGGCGAAAAAATCGATGGAAATTAAGCGCCGCAGTGACGCGCTGGCGCGTATCAGAACAACGCTTGATACAAGGAATGATATTGAGCATGAAATACAGGCTAAGGACGGCACTGCTGTTGCTGATGAGCTTCGCAGCGACTGGTTGCGTAAATAGCTCACCGGCTACAGATCCGCTGTTTTGTGAAACGGCATCCCCTATCTATATCAGCGCTGATGATTCATTTACAGATCTGACAGCGCGACAAATCCTCACCCATAATCTCACCGGACACCGGCTTTGCGGCTGGATGAAAAGCGGCAAATAAGCCGCTTCATCATTATCTAAATAAGATAAATAAATAATCCAGATATTTTTTATATTGAAAATATTTACAGGTATTCTTTCAATTTAAAAATAATGCAGGTATCTTATATAAAATAATAAGGCGGTGTACAAAATAACTATACAAATAAGGCAAATCCATGAGTGCAAAAATCATACTGGTTGGTGGCAGTAAAGGTGGCCCGGGTAAAAGCACAATCGCACAGCAGATAGCCGGGCATCTGTTGATCAAAGAAAAGAAAAACGTCCACCTGCTCGATATCGACGTTCAGAGAACAACCTATCAGTGGTGTCAGGATCGGGAAGCAATGGCTTCCGGTGAAAATCTGGCAAAACTATCATATCACTACCGCGCCGACGGTGTTCTCGATTACCTGCGCGGCATTCAGGATCAGCATGACTATATCGTCGTTGATGCCGGAGGCTTTGACTCCGAGTCTCAGCGTGAGGCGATGCTGGTTGCCACACACCTGTTACTGCCTATCCGTCCTAAACGCCGCGATTTACGTTCGCTGGTGGCTCTGGATCAGGTTGTGGAAAAAGCACAAATTCTGAATGGAGCACTGAAAGTCAGAGTCGTTATGAATCAGTGCCCGTCACTGCCTAACCAGTTCTCGCGTATTCAGGGCGCAAAAGACGTATGCGAGACATTCGGCATGACTGCCTTAGATACCAATATTTATGCCCGTAACGTTTATGACGATGCGGAAGAAGCCGGCCGCACTATTTTTGAATTGCCAAAAGGCGAGCGTGACAAAAAGGCTGAGGCTGAAATTAAATTATTAGTGAAAGAATTTGTATTCGGGGAGAAAGTAGATGGCTAAGAATCCTATGGGCGGGCTGGGAAAACAGGCGCGTGAAGAAGCCGTTCAGGAATTTCTGAGCAATTCGAGTGTTAAAGACCGTGTGGTTAAACAGCGTGGTCGCCGCAAAAACAGTGATGAAGTTATCAAGAGCCGTACCGTCTCAATGGAAGATGAATATCACGAGCTGGTGGACTTACTGCGGATCGTCCCGAGACGTGCCAATTTAACGCGCTCAGACGTGTTTAGAGCAGCGTTAGCTACTTTGGCTGGGTTATCTATATCTGATATTAAAGCAGCGTTAGAATTGAGTCTGGAGACGAAGCCGGAGCAGATAAAAGATCTGATTCAGGAACTGGATAAAAAGATTCCATAATTATATTGGGGCAAATGCCCCATTTATTAATAGATTAAGTCATAACCTGACTGTGTTAAAAGAATACGATCATCATCGGTTAATTCAAAATAATTACTCTCAATAAGAGAGTTCATAGCATCATTGAGTTTATCACTAACATTAGGGTTTAAATTAGCCAGAGCAACATCAACGGCAAAAGCTCTTCCAAAAAAGGCATCACCAGTTCTTAAGTTTTTATTTCTAACAAAAGTGATAATAAATTCTTTAGCTTCATTTTCATATGACCCACCTACCGGTTTACCGTAAACTTCATGATCCCCTATTTCGGATAAAATATAGGAACCATTTTTGTAGGTAAAAAAACCGTCAGTAACTAACTTGTCTAAAACGATATCAATACAGTCATCAACCTTTGGACTTAATCTTGCTGCTGAACGCTTATAAACAAAAGGAGGGATAGGTAACGTGCTTCCTTGGCGAATACCAGTATTTTTTAAGAAATCCAAAATAAATTTTTTTGCTTCTTTTTCATAGACTGAGGAACTATTCATATATTCTCCAATAATCAACGCGGTTTTGTAGAGTTGTAAGGTGGTATTTTAAAATCACGGAAATTGTCCACTAACACATAAACTTTATTATCAACAATTGAAAATAATTTATTGTAGTTAACAAGGTTGTCACGCGCTCTTAATATGTCATAGGAAATGTATGACACAATGTAATCTTTTAACCTTGGGTCACAGTTTTTCTTTCTTTCAGCTAAATGTAAATGGTATATTTTTATCAAATGTCTCAGAGGTAAATAGTCACCTTGTTTTTTATTGAATTTCACAAACAAATCAATTATTTGCTTGCAATAATACTCAAGTGAATACTTTTTAGACAAATAGAACTGCCATGATGGGTCAAGGTTCATAAGACATCCTTTCACTAAAAATACCATTTACATAAGCATATTAATTGAAAACCATACCGATGAACAGGTAGTATTGAGATCCTTAATTTGTATTAGTTGGTTAGTTATTTAAGATCCTTTTATATCTTATGGGAGCACGGCTTAGACGTTGCTCCCATTTCTTTCAAAATCCTCAGCATTCAAAAGCCTACACAGCGGAATTGCTTTCCGTGTCTTTCGCTGTTATAAAACGTATCTGTTTGCATACATGTTAAAGGTAAAATGTATTCATGAACCTATCTATTGATAAATTCATCGCGGAAGAAGACGAACAGGGCTTCATGCTTTCGTGGTCTGGATTAGACAAAGATACGTGGGTTGCGGAAAACGTGGGTCTGTCGCGGGTCAAAGCCGAAGCGGAACTGTTTCATTCAAAATGGTTTGATTACCGGCATCTTCACCCTATGGACGCAACAATCCTGTTTGCTGAGGCATATAAGAAAGAATACGCGGCAATCATGGGTAGCCACGGGCGGGAAGATTACCGTAAAGCGCCGTTCAAAACCGGCCTTAAACGTGTGCCGTTTATCCGACTCTCAAAAACAAACATCACCTCTCTGTGGAAAGCCAGACAAAAGGCGGATGAGCTGGGCGTTGAGTATGGGTATTTCATTTCATCAATACTTTCAATCGCGGCTAAACGTGAATGGCGTGAATTACCGCGTCCTCAGCATCTGTGGCAGGACGATTTGCTGGAAATCTTCACGGACAAGCACAACAGACGCAAGGGAACCCGTCTGGATGGCTCTCTGATGGATTATTTCACAACGTCCATGTATTCGGGTGACGAAATCCAGAAAGCCCACCGCAAGTACATTCTGGCTCAAATTATGGATGCTTTGCCCAGGAAGCGTTATCTGATGATTTTCTCTGCGGCATTTCTGGCGAAGTACATCGATAAGCAGTTTTTTGAAATGCAGTTTCCGAACGACTACCGGAAAGCCTGCAAGCTGGTGTAGATCCCCTTTGTCTCAATGAGAAAATCAATCACCAATCATCGTTAAAGGAAAAAGAAAATGACCACGGAAACAGAGGAATACGGGATCATCAAGTCTCGATTATCGTTCCTCAAATTTAACAATCTGCCTTTGCAAATCATCACCGGAAGCGGTGACAAGGTGTCGGGGTTCGTTAAAAAATTCGACAGCCATTCTGTACTGATGGACGAGTCCGGCAACAACGACCGCAATACGTTTAAAGCGATCAACTATTCGTCTATTGAAAGCATTAAAAACATTCCGGCGTTATGTTGATAGGTTGCACACATGTCCACACATGAAATGGATTTAGAACACACAAGCGTTTCCCTTTCGTCGTCGTTTGACGAAACATTTCAAACGATGGTTGCTGCGTATTATTGCCGCGATTATCGCTTTGTCACACAGGCTCATGATCTGGTTGAGCCGAAACAGTTCGATAATATGGCCTTGTCTTTTCTTGTAGCGTCAGCCGGTCAGTTTTACCGTATGTACAAACAGCCGCCGTCAATGGCGACTCTGGTTACTATGATCAGCAGTGATGTGAAAAAAGGCACAATCCGCGCCGACTACGTGCCGGAAGTTAAAGAGGCGCTGACCAAAATTAACGCGGTCAAACTCACTGACTCGCAGTACATGGTGGATCAGGTGACTCTGTTTGCCCGGTCTGTGGCGTTTGATAATGCCATGATTAAAGCGGCCGAGTTTAAGGACAAGGGTGACTTTGAAAAAGCCATGCAGATTATGGATAAAGTCAGACACCTCGGAGGTAACGGAACAAGCGAGGTTTACGATTACTTCACGGAATCGGCCACACGTTATGAAGCCCGCTCATTGAAAGCAAGTGGCGAGGCTCCGCCACAGGGGATCACAACCGGCTACCGTGCTATTGATGCGCTGTTGTATCACAAAGGTTGGGGCCGTAAAGAAATGACCCTGTTTATGGGCTTTGCAAAATCAGGGAAGTCTACAGGGATGGGGGAGTTCGCTATCAATGCGGCTCTGGCTGGTTTTAATGTCCTGTACGTGTCTCTTGAAGTCCATAAAGAGATTATCGCAGACCGTTTTGATGCCCGACTGACTGAAACAGATATGGATGAGTTGGTAGACAGCCGCGACCGGATAGCCAAAACACTGAAAGAATTGGGTGCTGGAAAGACCGGTAAAATGTTTGTTATTCAGCGTCCGCCAGGCTCTGTATGCCCTAACGATATCGTTCGCATGGTTGAGGGGATTATCGCTACGGGTGTGACGCTGGATATGCTGGTTGTGGACTATGCCGACCTGATGAAGTCCAACTACCGTAGCGGCGATCCGCGTGAGGACACGAAAAACATCTACACCGATTTACGTGCTGTTTTTGACACCTACAATGTGGCCGGCATTACTGCTTCTCAGACCAACCGTGAGGGTGGTTCTTCTGAGGTTGCAACCATGAATCACGCAGCGGATAACATCGAAAAGGTGCGTATCGCTGACCTGATTATTACCATTAACAAAACCGAAGAAGAAAAAGCCAAAGGTGAAGCAAGATTATTTATCGCCGGTTCTCGTAACCAGAAAGGTGATGTGAGCATTCGCATTGAGCAGAACCTTGATCAGATGCGCTTTATCAAACGGATTATTGATATCGTCTGATAAAGATTGTGACTCCCGATCATAATTAACTAATCATTAAAACAATCTGCATTAACAACAGCGTTGTTATTAATCCGGTATGACTCTGCCTGTTAAAGCGATAAACGTGAGTACGCCATGAGCACCAACGCCGAAATCATTGAAAAATTAGCAGAGCTAGATATCGAGCAATATTTTGATATCGAGGGGATAACATACAAACGAACGACCGGTAAATCCGGGCTTGAGTTGAATGTTCGTGAATGCCCGATGTGTGGCAACTGTGACTGGAAAGTCTACGTCAATCCGAAAAATGGTTTAGGCAACTGTTTCGCCGGCAGTCACCCTGTTGAAAAGCAATTCAACAAGCTGAGATTCATCCAGCAGCATTCAGGTCTGTACGGTGCAACGCTGAACAAATACGTCGATAACCAGTTGCTTGAGCAGGGCTGGCGACCGAAAACAAAAGACGTAAAGCTGGAAAGTGCCGTAGATTTAAAGCAGGAAGTTGTATTACCTCCGCATTACATGCTGCCGCTGCCTGACGGACGGTTGCCGGATTATCTGGTTGAACGTAACGTATCGGCCGAACTGGTTAAATATTTTGATTTACGCTTTATCGTCAACGGAATACATGCCTACTTCGACTTTAACAAAAAAGTCGCTACGCAGGATTTTTCGATGCGGGTTCTGATTCCAATCTACAATCTCATCGGTGAGCTTTGTACTTTTCAGGGACGTGACGTAACCGGCACTGCCAGTAAAAAATACTTATTCCCGTCTTCCATGCCAGCTTCCGGACGTTATCTCTATAACGGCCACAACGCATTCGGGAAATCGACTGTGGTAGTTCTGGAGGGCGTTTTTGACGTGTTTGCTGTTAAGCGAGCCATGTTCTCAGATGAGGCATTAAGAGAGCATGTAGAGCCTATCGGCACGTTTGGGATGCACCTGTCTGGCGGTATGGGGGCGGAAACTCAGGATCAGATAGGTAGTTTTCTTGCGCTTAAATCGGCTGGTCTGCGAAACGTGATCCTGATGTGGGACTCTGAAAAAAAAGGCGATACACAACACGATAAAGTCGGCAAAAAAGCTACGCTCCATCGGACTGAACGTGAAGATCGCAGCATTTAAAAAAGAGGGTCAGGATGCCGGTGAGTCCAGTGATGAGGATATTTTGACAGCCTATTATCGGTCAAAACCATTCAACGATAAACTGGCGCTGGAAATGATGGTGCGAGGCCACAAAGCCATTTCTTTATGAAGATAGGTATTCACATACCTTTAAAATGTATAAGATAACCAAACAACGAGAGGTGAAAGGTAAAATGGATAAAGCGAAATTGATTAAAAAGGTTCATGAACTTTCAGGGTTCGGATCTTTGACACCGGAAGAAAAAGAGGACGTTGAGTCTTCGGCCATTTTGACGGCGGAGAACGAATTTAAGCGACTGACCAACGAAATGTTCCACTACACACCCGATGCCCCCTGTCTTGATGCAAGGATTTTCCGCATCGAGGATGATGGTATTCACGAGCTTATCTACTTTGCCGATCTGGTTAAGCCTGATTTCAGTGGAACGCTGTCAAAGCCTATCTGTTACATGATCGGCTATTCCGACATGATGTTTGTCGCAGCCGCCACCTCGGATGTTTTCAAAACACCGGCTGAAATGTTCGATATCTTCCTCAAATCCTACCAAAAGCAGAGCGACGACGAATTTATCGGCATTCCGGTTGTTGAGTTCATGGCCGTTATAAAAGCCGGTGAGGTGTCGGATCGGATTGACAGAAGCTGTTGCCGTGTAGTTATCGGAATGCCTGATTATCCGAGAATGGTCGGTAACTCCAGCGAAATTCAGAAGCAGATTAAAGACTCACAAGGCGCGGAAATGATGGTTTCTGGAATTGACACAGCCTGTCTGCAACGTGCTAATACATTCGCTGATAACGTTATCAATCGCTCCGCCTGGCTGATATCAAAATCCTATGCCGAAATGGGAATGATGGGTGAACAGGCTGTATCTCACGGCTACAACGCCGCATCCGCCAAAGTGACTCAAATTCAAATCAGCGGATCTGCTCTCGCGGGTATGGCGGGTATGTTCTGACCCTGATTCAAATCCTTTTTAGCCTATTCAGTTCAGATAATATGCGCTTATTCAATAAGTAAGCGCATAACTATCTAAAGGTAATAAATATGTACGTGTTAAATGTAAAAGAAAATGTAAAAGACCTGCCTTGTGACGTAACCAGCTCCCGCTGCGGTACGAACGGTTTTCGCATTAACTGCGACACAACCGGCATGAATCAGACTTACACCCTCTGCCAAAGTATCGTCAAAGCAAAGATGGGCGGTCGTCTCGATAAGTCAGTGGCGTACCAGCCCTGCTCCTGTGCGCTTGATAAGACGGAATGCCCTGCTATTCACATGATGCTTGCAGAAAAGAAAGCCGGTCGCATCCTGTTTTATGAGCATTACGATCCTAACGTGGAAAACTACCCGGCAAAGCCTATGGCTAAACAGAACGAAATCAAACGCTCATGGTTTAAGCCTGAAATGCTGATCGCAACTACCGAAGTCGCAGAGCATAAAGCAGATGCCAGTTCAGGTATTCAGACCATTAACCGGACAGAACAAAAGAAACAGGCCGCAGCAAAACCGCCTGTGAAAAGTAATGAACCTGTAATGTCGTCCAATATTTACGAGGCCGCAATGATGGACGCTTACAAAAACGAGGAATTAAACAACAACACACAGCAATAAAATCCAGTCTAAATAAAAAATAAGTAAACATTAAAAATAACCAACTGAACAGATTAAGATCATCATGAAAAATAATTTATCCCGTTTAAAATCGACGTTAGACCAGATGAAAGAAGTCGGGACAAACCAGAAAAAAGATATCATGTGCGGTTTCGATCCGGTGCTATGTGATTACATGGACTGCATTCTCAACCCGTTCAAGATGTTCGGCGTGAAGAAATACAACACCCCGGATCCGCTGGCAGAAACCGCTGTTACAGATGATGATGTGTTTTCGCTGCTGAACAACCTGTGCAACCGTAACGTGACCGGTTCTGCTGCCATCCTGGCGGTAGAATCACTTCTGTCAAAAATGACCGCTGACGAGCAGGAAGTGTTTCGCCGCATTCTTCTGAAAACCACGAAAGCGGGTATTGGTATTTCACTGTTTAACAAAGCGCAGCCTGACCGCCCTATCCCAAAATTTGAAGTTCAGCTTGCCACCAATTACCGCACGAAGGGCGATCTGAAACTGGACGTGGTAAACAAACATGCCAGATTCCCTATGATGGCTCAGAAGAAGCTGGACGGGATGCGAATTATCGCCAAAGTGGATGGTGACGATGTGGAGTTTTTATCCCGTACCGGCAATCCTGTTACCACGCTGGATCACCTCAAAGAGCAATTAATCTCTCTGCGTGAGGCATCCGGCTATCCCGCTATCTATTTCGACGGTGAGGGCGTTGTGGGTACGTTTAACGGCACAGTGTCGGCGCTGCGTAAGAAAGGTGTCAAAGCGGTTGGCGCGGAGCTGTGGCTGTTTGACTGGTTCTTACCTGATTGGCAGGAACAGAGTAAAAATAAGGACTATGCGAAGACCGGTGTTAAACTGCGTGATCGCGTGAAAAGTCTGATTAGCTGGTTTAAATACAGCAATAACCTGACTGACGTGAAGCTGCTGCCGTTCAATTTTGTTCACAGTCACGACGAGTACGTGACACAGTTCAAAGCGCGGCTGGATGCGAACGAAGAAGGTGAAATGGCAAAAGACCTCGATGCGCCCTACTATTTTAAGCGGACACGCGGTTGGTGGAAGCTGAAAGACGAGAACGAGGCAGACGGTGAAATTATTGGCTTTAAGCCGGGTGATCCGGACAGTGAATTTAAGGACACACTGGGTTCTGTCACGGTTCGTCTGGAAAGTGGTGTAATTGTTGACGCTCTCGGTATTAAGCATCAGTATCTTGATGAGATCTGGAATAATCAGGACAAATATGCCGGTCGCATTGTTAAAGTCAATTTCCACGAATTTACGCCGGACGGCAGTTTACGTCACCCTCGCCTGAAATGGCCGTCATGTCTTCGCGACGACGACGACCGGATCGGCGATAAAGAATAGTTGATAAAACAGGTGGATACATATCCACCTGTTCATAATGGAAAATAATCTAATTCACAGGTAAACTAGCACCATATATTAATGAAATCACTAGGTTTACTATGGCTTCCGGAAAGAAACTAAATTTAGGAAAACTTGGCGAAGATACGTTTTCATTGTGGTGCACAGAAGCTGAATTAGTGTCAAACCGCTCCCATGATGAAGATGCTACCGGCTGGGATCACTTAGTTGAGTTTCCATATATCGAATCAGATAAACCTAAAGATACCTGGGGTGCGCCAATTGAATGTAAAGTGCAGGTTAAATCAACACAACGAAAAGACCGGAGATTAAGTATTAAGTCTTCTGTACTAAAAAGGTTGATAGATTACAGTTATCCTGCATTTATTTTATTTCTAGAATTTGATAAACAAAATAAATTAGAAAATTCGTTTCTGGTTCACATAGATAAAGAAATAACTGAGAAGGTTTTAAAAGAAATACGTAAAAATTCAATCAGCCAAACACAAAAAGATCTGCATAAGCTAAAAATATCAATACCCTATGATGAGAGCAATGTATTAAATGAAAATAGCGGGGGTTGTTTAAAAAATACAATCTACAGCTTTATACCTAATTTGGATATAAATAAATACCAGAAAAATAAAAGAGAAATCATCAAAAATTCAGGGTATAGTGAATTTAACTTTCAGGTAAAATTTAGCGCCACGCCAAAAGACTTAAATAATTTAATTTTGCAGAATATTTTAAAAAAAAAGTGGCGAATTAAAAAGTCAATGATTTCACCGTATTTGAGAATAGATTTAATCTGCCTGATGGGGAGCAAATTTTACATAGCAGTCAACCCGGAAGTTTGCTTTTAACCCCTAACATTATTGATAGATGTAATTTATATATAAAATCATCAGAACATGCACCAGCAATAATTTTTAAAGCAGAAGTGTTTTCATTGCCAAACATAACTGTTCAAGGTGGCGGTTTTTTAATATTCAGGAGCCATACTTTTTCATTAATTATGGACTTATATGATGATAAAAATAACAACAATGACACATGCAAAATAAAATTAATTCAAGATCAATTTACAAGTGTATTGGATTTAGTTAAGACATTAAAATCATTACGACTATTGCACAATAATAAAGGTGTATTTTTAGGCGTGGATTTTAAAGGGTACTGGCAACTTACAATTAATTTCGTTAAATCCAATATTAATAGCCAGATATTCAATATCATTGAGCCACTTGAAAATATTATATATAAATTTGAACTTGGCTCAGAACATAAAACCACCTTCGATTATCTTGCAAGTGATTACAATACAATTATAGCCATATCCAAAATCATTACTAATGATACAACTGATATGGTATTCACCGATAATTCAATAACAGATAAAGATGTCACTCATCTAGAGATACCATATTTCAGGTATATCGAATTAAATAACATAATTGTTGGTGTGTCATGTTTTATACAAACAGAAAGAACCAGTGAAAGTAATTTCACTGTGACAGGTTTTACTGACGTAGATTGCTTTATGTTTTTAAATAAATCTGAACTTGATGGTTATATACAGGAATTGAACAATAACATCAAGAAAAATAGCAAAAAACATACCTGAGTGCGTCAGGTATGTTTTCATTAAATATATTCTAATTTAACATCATGCGGCCCACCTGATTTTAGCGCATTGATAAAACCGCTTGGCAAACTATTATTATTCCAACCTTGAATGGTGCCTTTAAAAACGTTGACTATAAATACTCCACTATGGCCAGCTAAAGTCACCTTAATATTTTGGTTTCTGGTTGGATTACCTAAATTTAAAAAGCCCTGATTTTGCGTCCACGTATCGTTAGTAACATGCAGCGCCGTTATCTCTTTCCCATCGAAGAATGCCGCACCAGTAAAGCTCCCAAAAGCGCCTTTTGCATACCCCCATCGTTCAGTGAAATATGCGCCCCAATCATCGTAGTCTGTCCATTCTGTATGACCCGGTTTTAGTTTGAACCCTGCCGATTTTCCGACAAAATGAGACATTTGAAAAACAGGCTTTAAACCTGCCTTTGCTCCCGCTGCCAGCATTGATCGCTCACCAAATTCAGCGACTACACTGCTACCAACATTACCTTTAACAACAGCCATGATTACCTCCTTGTAATAGAAATTATTATATATGTATCTGGTCAGATACAACAATGCTGCATCAACATATTGCAACAAATACCCTCAAAAAGAACAGCTGAAAATTCGACCAAAAAAAATGAGAATACCTGTATGAATGTGCTACTATATAAGTGAGACAAAGTTACACATGGGGGATTTATGACTACTACACGTTTGCGTCAACAAGGCGGCGCGGTCGTTCTGACAATACCAAGCGATATAGCTGCACGGTTAGGCTGGGTTGTCGGGAAAACACTGGATATCAGAGAAGCCGGCGATTCGATCAACATCAGCCCAAGCAAAAGAGCGGCAAGAGGCAGAAAATCCGTTTCATGGATTTTAGATGGCATAGATGAAAATGAGATTCAATCTTTTAACGAGGGGATGGCTGATGAAATGGCCTCTCAACCTGTTGGTAATGAGGTTATTTGATGGTACGCAGGAAAAGCACACCGGCAAAAGGTGATATTTGGCATGTTAATGGTGATCCGGCCAGTGGCAAAGAGTTTAAAGGCCCTCATTACTATTTGGTCATTTCCGATCAGGGAATTAATCAGGCATTAGGGGTCGCCATTTGTCTTCCGATCACAAGCGGTGGCGGACTTGCCCGTTCTCAGTCCGTCACCGTCAGCATTGATGGCAGCAGTACCGATAAGGGGTTAGTGACCGGTGTCGTATTGTGCTATCAGATCCGGACAATGGATTTAGCTGCACGCAAAGCCAGTTATCATTCAAAAGTCGCACCGGAAATAATGGATGAAGTGCTGGGAATCGTAGTTGATATCATCGATCCACAACCATAGTCATAACCGCATTACTTTCCTTTAAAACACGCCCTTATGACTCCAGACTTGATAGGTCTGGAGTCATAGCAAAAAGTGGTCTATATTTAGCCTTATAGAATAATAATCAGAATCCATCATAAGGCTCACCATGAAAAAGCAGGCTGCTTCCGAACCGTATGAGCTGACTGAGCACGTCAGTAAATTGACGGCGGAATATGTAACAAGCATACGTATTTCATCACTTACCACATTAGAGGAAAAGATATTTGCTGATAGGAATGTCAGGAATATTTTCAACCTCTGGTTACGTGTTTCCTTATTCTTAACCCGCCGGCGACCGGAAATAGCTGTGTCCTCAATGCTGAATCACTTTCTTCCGGTTGTAGGTGATCTTCCTGTTGAAAAATGCTCTAAAATTACCTTGAACCATGTATTCAACAAACTACTCTCGGATGGTCATGTAAATGAAGCCAAACGGGTCTTTGCATTGTCAAAACAGTTCCTGACGTGGTGTGAGCATCAGGGCTACATCGAGAGCAATCCGCTGGCTTCTATGACACGTAAAGATGTCGGCGGTAAAACCCCTGAGCCACGCGAACGTGCGCTGTCTGATGCTGAAATATGGTGTTTCTGGTATGGCCTGGATATGTGGGATTTCAGTGATCAAATCAGGTGGGGGTTACGGTTTTGTCTTCTTGCCGCACGTCGGCCAGATGAGGTATTCAGGGCAAGAAAACGTGAGTTTGATTTAGAGTCCGGTATCTGGCGGCAAGGAGACAGAAATAAATCTAGACGTGAGCACTCACTACCTCTAAGCCCCTTAATGAAAGAGTGTGTCCGTAATCTATTCAGCGCAACACCTGACAGCGAATGGCTATGTCCGGCCAGACTGAGCCATGATATCCCGATATCAAAAGGTGCTCCGGCCCAGGCAATTCGCCGAATGATCCGGGACTACGCTGGGTTTGGCCTAGATGAGTTTACTCCCCGCGATTTACGACGAACCGCGCGTACTAAACTGTCTGAGTTAGGTATGCAGAATGACGTTTCACGAAAGATAATGAATCATGCATTGGAGGGCATTGACCGTGTGTATGACAGGTACAGTTACTTCGATCACATGAGAGAGGCGTTAGATACGTATTCAAATGAAGTGAAAAGAATCATAGAAACTGATTCTTACCGGCAGTTAATGCATGATTTTGAGGTCGGTGGATTGAGACTACCACCGACCTCAAAAGTATATTGCACTGGTTAGTCTTGTGTCGCCTTTTTTATAAATTCATCGGCTCTGATCGCGGCGAGGTTTTTGTCATAATCATCGTCGCCTTTTTGCTTCCGGTAAGCCTCCAGAACCATTTTTTCATCTTCTGTAATTGGCTCTGCGTTCCGGGTATACATGGCGAAAATTTCAGGATACCGAACCTGCATAACAATACGGAATAAGGCCCCTTCATCAACATTCAACGCTTTAGCAAAATCAGGTATTTTAGCGACTGGAAAAAGCATTTTTCCGGATTTTAACATTGAAATATTATTATGCGCCGAATACCCGCATTCTTCCGCAATTTGACTTTGCGGCTTACCGCTGGCAAGAATAGCAGCGGTCAGAAAATCACCTATTCTGTTGTCTTTCATTCAATTAGCCTTATCTGTTATTGAGAGTAGTGTCAAGCATCACTATTTTTTTATGTACTCAACTATACACGTCCACCAGTATATAAGTAAACACTTAGCTTAGACTCCCGCAAAGTCTAGGGTTGCCTCCAAATTCAAACATAAATATTTGTGATAAGTAACACATTTCAAATCGTAATAAAAATTATTCACATATAAAAAAAACACAGGCTATAATCGGCTAACCAGATTTTCTATATAAAAAAAACAAGCTAATATATGTATTCGAATACATATTAATGAGGGTTACATGGCGTCTTTACTTATCTGTAATACTGAAATTAATGTAAATTGTTCTGTTTGCCTTACCGAAGACGAGACATGTGCAATCTTGACTGACACAACATTAGACACCTCAGAAATTTCAAATACTGGCAGCATCATTATCCACAGCATAAAAAACAAACAACGCCTGTACACGCTGACCGATACCGGAGCTGAAAGAGTGCTTTCACGCATTCTGTAGTTGTACCTAGTAAATTTACCCATCATTAAAGCGTAAGGATTGACTGCCTGTACGCTTTTTTTTATTGTTTCCACATCCCAAAATGCAGCAAAAAGGAAAATGAAAAATGGCAATAAAACCAGGTATCAGAGATGAGGTGCTGTCGTTCCGCGAGTCGGTTCAGACAGTCGTGAGTCTGTTATCCTCAAAGAAAATCCGTGTCGTGGATTACGGTACGAAAGCATACTGCGCGTACAATAAAAAGACTGGTGAGCTGGAGTACATCAACATCCCGTCCATTCCTGACACAGCCTCGGATGCTCTGCTGAATGCTATCCGTGGTTTCATCGATCATGAAGTCGCACACGTCCTTTTCACCGATCAGTCCATCGCCAAACTGCTCGACGGCAAAAAAGCATTTCACGTTTGGAACGTGATTGAAGACACGTTTATCGAGCGTAAAATGGCGCTCATGTTTCCGGGTAGCCGGAAAAATCTGATTAAAACTCAACAGCATATTATCAATAGCTTTTTCGGGAAAAATATAAAAGACCTGATAAACGCTTGCGGATCTGACACCCGTAAAATGTTCCTTGAAGTGTTCCTGATGCCGGTATCTCGCGCACTCTGCGGACATACGCCGTTTATCGATTTTATGGAGCCGTATTGGGACTGGTTTGAGTCGGAAATGGCGATACTGGACTCATTTAATTACCGCGTTCGCATCAACCGTATTACCAAATCAGAGGGTGCGGCGAAGCTGGCGGCGGATTTGATTAAAGCGTTCCGCGTAGCGGATGAAAAAGCGGCAGAAGAAAAGTCGAAAAAAGAGGACAAAGATAAACTACCTGACCCGTCTAAAAAGGCAAGCGAAGAAACGAAACCGGGTGATGAAGACGGTGAGTCGTCCGATAAGCCGGAACCTACTGATGAAAAGTCAGAGGATAAAGCTGAAAAAATAACTGAGGACGACAAAGCCTCATATAAAGAAAAGGACGAACACGATAAGGTTTCTGATGATACGTATGATACGTCTTCAGATACCGATGATAATCCAGATAATATAGAAGAAGATACGCCGGAAACAGATGAATTTAGCAGTGACGAGCCTGACGAAACTCCGGAGCCTGATGGTGACGGTTTGCCAGACTTAACACCAGATCGGGAGTCAGAAGAAAAACCCGAATCAAAATCTGACGAGTTAGGTGAAAGTTCTGATGAAAAATCCAAAGCTGGAACTGATGAATTAAGCGGAGGTTCTGGTGGAGCTGGTAGTGGTGATACAGGTGAAGAACCGTCCCACCTCGATATCGGCGGCGATGAGGATCATGACGACCCCGCCGAAACACCACTTTCTGACAGTAAGTCCGATCCTGACGGCGATGGCGAACCCGCTGATGATGGTGAATCCCTGTCTGAAAGTGACAAAAAAGAGCTTGAGTCCGACGACGCGCCGGAAACTCTGAGCACCGAAGACGCGGCAAACGATATGATTTCAGAAGAAATAAAGTCTGTCGGTGCGAGAACATACACGCCGCTCACACGATCTAATGACTTTATCGGGTTGTTAGAAAACGCTCATGCGTTTATCAAAAAAAACGCCTAAAGAACTTACAGACGGTGTTTTGTGGAATGTTGATTGCAAAGACTATGTTTTCAATGAGAAAAACGGATTGATGCTTTTCCGCCGTTATGTGGAGCCTCGCCTGTCCGCTAAATCTCAAACATTGTCAAAAGACCTCGAACGAGCCATTGCCAGTAAAAACCGTGTTCAGAAAGTAAATGGACTGAGACGCGGAAAAATTAACTCGTCCAGCCTTTGGAAAGTGGCTGTTCCGGCTATCAATGATGATCGCGTATTCTTTAAAAAGCATGATCACAAAGCGGTAAACGCAGCGGTACAGCTTGTTATCGACTTATCCGGCTCTATGGGTGGTTCCCGCATAGAAATTGCTGTAGCGGCGGCATACGTCCTGTCTGACGCGCTTGATAGAATCAAAATACCAAACATTATTACTGGATTCACAACTGCCGGTTGTATGGGTGTATCAAGCTCACGTTCAGCCAGTCGCATTGAACCTCTTTTTATGCCTACCCTGAAAAACTGGAATGAGAAAGCTAACTCAAGCACCTGCATGGCGCGTCTTGGATTATGCACCAATTCTATTCCACTGGCGAACAACGCTGACGGCGAGTCTATTCTGGCGCTGGCGCACCACCACAACGGAAGAACCGAGGATAAACAGATCATGCTGGTATTGTCTGACGGAGCGCCATGTGCCGCCGGTAGAGGATTCTCCGGGCATCTTGTGGATGTGGTCGATTTTATCACCAACAAAACCGCTATCGATATTCTGGCGGTCGGTATTCAGAGCAGCGCACCGGCTCATTACTACAAACATCATACCGAAGTCGATTCCGTGGATGATTTGCCTAAGACTGTTATCTCCGCGATCCGCAATCTGCTACTGACAGGAAAAGCCGGATTCTAGCCGCGATGTAGAAAATCTCTAAGCCGTGCTTCTATAGTATTTATATAGATCTCTTACTAGGAACAACTTTAAAATGGTATGTAGGTATTTGCTTACATACCTGATTTTTTATTGTAGTATTTCTATAAGTTTTAAACACACACACAATAATACAGATTAAGGTTAAAAAAAATGTCAGAGAAAGATGTTACATGTATCAACTGCGCTTTGTGCGGCAAGAAAGATGTGATGATGCAGTTGCACTTCACGCCTAAAGCAGACAGTGGTGAGCTGAAATGTAGCAGCCACCCGAGAAATGAAAATGGCGAGCCATTGAGTCCCAATGAAGCCCTTGCCAAATACAAAGCGTTATACCCGAACGCTCAGACAGTTTCCAAAGCGGCAATGGACGTTTTAATCAAAAAACAGGAACGAGAGGAAGAAGAACGGCGCGTTGCTATGGCGACAGCTTCGGCGGAATCAGCCTCTGAATCTTCTGAAACTGCGGCATCCGCAACTGTCACACCTATTCATGGCTATGTCGGCACCACTGAGTACAGAACTGAAAAAGCGGCCTTGAATGAAATTCTTGGTCTACCGCATCACGCTCTGACAAACGCATTGGGTAATCCGATTGTTACAGATGTATTCCTCAACCGTCCGTTTCCCGAGTTCGTGCCGGAAGTTAATAAATCATATATGTTCAGCGACACGGAATTAATCAAAGACGTTTTGATGTGCTTTACAACAGGAATGCCGGCTTATCTGTGGGGTCATGCTGGTACTGGTAAATCATCCATGCCAACGCAGTTAGCGGCACGGCTGAACCGTCCGATTATCCGGGCGCAGCACACAGCGTCAACCGAAGAATCGCACATCACCGGTCAGATTCTGGCTAAAGACGGGCGCACTTACTTCGAGCCTGGGCTTTTAACTATGGCTATGAAGCACGGAATCATCTACCTCGCGGATGAATATGATTTCGCTTACCCACAAATCCTGTCTCTGTACCAGCCGGTGCTTGAGAATGAGCCACTGATCCTGAAAGAAGCAACCCCTGAATGGCGCAGAACAACACCGCATAAGCATTTCGCGTTTGTGGCTACCGGCAACACTAACGGATCGGGTGATGAAACAGGATTGTATCAGGGCACCAATCAGCAAAACGCCGCAAACTTCTCTCGTTTCGCGCTGGTTACAAAGGTCGAGTACATGCCGGAAGAACAGGAAGTTGAGATCCTGAAATCTAACGGCATCCCGGAAGCCATGTCCAGACTGTATGTGAAATTCGCCACACGCTGCCGCGAAGCCTTTGAAGCACATGAAATCTCACAACCTATCGGCCCTCGTGAACTGATTCTGGCCGGCAAGATCGGCGTTATGCGTCAGAACCCTATGCTGGGTCTGATGAAAGCGTATATCAACAAACTGCCGTCTGCGTCTGCTCACGCAGTTACCGAATTTGCACAGCGTATCTTCGGCACAGCGGCATGATTGGCTGCTTCGGCTCAATATTAACAGCCTCTGAGAAATCGACACTCTGCGCGGTATGCCCGCACAGGGTGTCCTGTCATTCAGAAGCAAAAAAAACGTGTTATTCACATCTACGGATCGTATGAAAACTTTCCGCTGGATGCCGGTACGAAAAGAAAAAGAGGTAAAAAGAATGCAAGCCCTACTTGCCAGAACTGACTTCTCGTTAGGTGAGTCCACCATCAAGGCGGCTAACGCTGTCAGAATCGCAAAGGAGCGCGGCTACAAAGCGATTATTTCATCTGACACCATGAATATATCCGCAGTTATCCCGATGCAGCTTGAAGCGTCTGAGGGCTTTTCTGTGATACTCGGGACGCGACTCTGTATCGTTGATAACCCTTTCCTTGAATCAGAGAACAAAAAACGAAAAGAGGACGGACAGGAGCTGCTGCCCGTAAGTCGTGATTTTGGTTACTCGTTTATCGCTATGGCGAAGAACGAACAGGGCTTCTCTGATATGTGTTCTCTTATCAGCTATGGCTATGAGCGAGATCAGTATTACAAAACACCACGGCTGGACATTTCTCAGGTTGAAGACGCATTCAGCAAAGGGAATATCGTGTTAATGACTGCGGATTTTGACAGTGTATTCCGCCGCCGTGACTGCATGGATATCATGAGCCGTCTGGCTGAGATTAACCGTGACGATTTGTATGCCGCTGTTTACCCAATGACTTCGCCTTTCTTTGATCAGGTGAATATCAAAACGACCGCTGCTGCTGAGGCTTTATCTGTTAAAAAGGTGGCTTTCTATCCGGCGTATTACGAAAATACCGACGATGCGGATCTGAAAGATATCGCGTATCAGGTCTGTAATAACATCAAATCCGATCAGGGGTATCGAATCCGCACCCCGCATGTACGCGACAATGCGATAAATGACCGCATTTGCCTCCTGAAAAACCTGAAATCGTTCAGCGACCGCACCGGTTCAGCGGTGTCACCTGATATGGTGTCAGGCGCTCAGGATGAGATTATCGGAAAATGTAACTGGCGTTGGCACAAGATGGACGTTGCATTGCCGAAAATGGCAGAAGACGAAGCCGTAACCCTGCGAAAAATGGCTGCTGATGGACTAAAAGCCAAACTTACCGGCACATCATTCGGTCACACTCCACCAAAAGCGCTTTGGCCGGAGTATATCAACCGGCTCAAGTACGAACTTGATGTGCTGACGCGACTCGGATTCTGCGGCTATTTCCTAATGGTGTCCGACCTTATGCAACACTCACTGAAAGCGGGTATTCCTGTCGGTGCCGGTCGTGGTTCTGTTGGCGGTTCATTGGTTGCATGGTGCGTCAGTATCACTGACGTTGACCCTATCCGTCACGGCTTGCTGTTTGAGCGCTTCATTAACCCTGAACGTCTGGATTTACCCGATGCGGATCTGGACTTCTCGCAATCAAAACGTCACCTCGCTATCCAGTACCTGTATGACAAATACGGCGAAGATTTTGTTGCCGGAATAGTCAACTATTCCTATCTCAAGGCGGCATCTGCTATCCGTGATTCAGCGCGTATCTTTAATATCCCGGCGGAAGACCTGGCAGTATCTAAAGAGGTTGGCTGGGCTGCAAAAGACGACGATGTAACGCTTGAAGAACTGAGAGAGGAACTGGCGGCATTAGATAAATACGCTATTAAACACCCTCAAGCCTTTGAATCCGCCTGTAAACTGAAAAGCCTTATGCGTAGTTATGGCCGTCACGCAGCCGGTATGATTGTCTCTAGTGTGCCAATCCGTGAACGTGCCGTGATTGAGCGACGAGGGGATGAACGTGTTATCAATTGGGATAAACGTCACTGTGAGGATATGGGCTTAATTAAACTGGACGTGCTCGGGCTGGCAACGCTCGATCTGCTTCAACTGGCAGTAGATTACATCAGCGAACGTCACGGGCGCGGAGTGGTAAAACTCAATGAAGTATCATTAGATGATAAAAAGGTCATGGCAAACTTCGCTGACGGTCGGACAAAAGGGGTGTTCCAGTTGGAATCCGCGCCGATGCGTAAGTTGCTTAAAGATCTTGGCGGCGGCGTAGATCCGGTTTCGTTTGAAACCATCGTTGCCACAACCGCACTATTCCGTCCGGGGCCGATTCAGTCCGGCATGTTGGACACGTTCGTTGAGGTCGCCAAAGGATATTCAGAGCCGATCTCATTCCACCCGCGCCTTGACCAGCTAACCAAAGAAACGAACGGCGTTATTCTGTATCAGGAACAAACCATGAAGACGGTGCAGATCCTCGGCGGATTTACACTGGCGGAGGCAGATGGTGTCCGTAAAGCTATCGGTAAAAAAGATGCCGGTAAAATGGCTAAAATGGGTGAGCTTTTTAAAGCACAGGCTGGCGCTGGCTGGATTGACCTAACGCTGGAAAACGGGTCTGTGGTCACTGTACACCGCGCGGAACATTTCAAATGCGGCGACGATAAGCTGACAGCAGAAAACGCGCTTGAGAGCGGCAGAGAGCTTGTAATCGAGGGTAATCGAGTAACTGGTATTGTGACAGGATCAGAACAGCCCGGACTGACTGAGGAAAAGGCGAACGAAATTTGGGATGCGCTGGAAAAGAACGGTGCTTACCAGTTCAACAAATCGCACTCAGTTGCGTATACGCTGATCAGTTATCAGGCGATGTGGTTAAAAACCTACTACCCGGCGGAGTTCTTCGCGGCAGCTATCACCATTTTAGGCGAAGATAAACATCAGGATCTGGTTCTGGATGCTATGGACTATGGTATTACCGTGATGCCTCCTGACATTAATATTTCCAGTGAGCGGATGGAGATTTTCGATATCGACGGACGCCCTACCCTGTTCGCACCTTTCAGCGCAATCAAGGGTTGTTCCAGCAACGGCAGTAAAGCCATTGTGGAAGCCAGAGCCAAAGTAGGCGGCACTTTCCTGAATACTGAGCAGTTCGTTGAGGTCGTCAATAAACGATCCTGTAACTCCCGTGTTATTGAATCTCTCAAACGTGTCGGCGCACTGGCATCGATAACACCGGGTGAATTGCCGGCCAGTGATGAATCGCGGCGGAAAGACCAGGCGGAGCTGATGGGGGATCTGATTGTCGAGGCTGTTAAAACCTCCCGTGAATTTGTGATGGATGAAAAAACAAACGCAAACATCAATCTGCTTATGAACAATATTGCCAGAGATACCGGCTTGGGTAATGATTTGGTCAGACCTCGCACCGGTCGAAAGCCTAAGTTTATGATCATTCTGGACGGAGCCGGTAAAGGTGATGTGAAGGCCGGTACGTTTATGGAATCAGGGTATAACGAGTTTCGTTCCATCCTGACAAACGCCGGTTTCCTGATGGGGGATCTGTATATCACCGGTGTCGTGAAAAAAGCCAAAGCTGATGGGGAGAAGTCATATTCCAAAGAAGATCTGGCCGTGTTCTCCGAATACATTAAGTCTGAAATCGAGCTGGCTAAACCAACCTATATCATGACATGCGGCAGTCTCGCATCATCATTGTTCAACAACAAATCCAAGCCGTCTGATTTGGTCGGCAGAAAGGAATACTTCGCTGATATGGATGCCACCGTGTTTTACGCATTCAACCCGAACATCCTATATTTCAGACCGGAAGAAGATGAAAAGTTAATTAAGATAGTGTCGGAAGTCGCCGCCGCTGTAGGCATGGATTAACCACCTTCAAAGCCGTTCAGTTGTGGCATGATCACCTGATTGAATGGCTTACTATTTCGTTACACACAACGCAAGAGACACGCAAAATGGAAATGACAACAGTATCACCGTTAATTACTGACAAAGTGCGCGAAAAAGCGAAACTGGCAGTTATGTCCTCACGATTCGGCGCGTTTATTATCGCCGCGACAAACCTCGAAATCGCTCGTCACATGGCGTTACTGGATGGAGAACGTGTTAACCGTCGTCTGCGTTCTGTAGCCAAAGGCATGATGGAAAAATGTGGTCTGGATGAATTAAACAGATTGCTGCGTGAACTTGCCACCAGCAGCAACACCGATAAAGCCTACAGCGCTATCCTGTCATATCGTGATTCATTTCTGACATCAGCGGAGACTCGTATCGCGGAAATGAACGTATACTGCGGCGGGGATCTGGATGAATTAATCGAACAAGGCGCAGACGTTGAGGCTTTGACAAGCAAAGTTGCAGAGTTTAGAAAGCTGTACGCGCAAAGAGCGGCGTAACAACCGCTTTATCAAAAAATATTTGCAAGTAATAATAGGTATTTTAATACCTATATCAATCTAACAAAGGCGGCATAGTGTCAGAAATAGCAAAAACTAAACGGGATATCGTCGTTGATCAGATACTGAGTGATTTAAAGACAGATCTGAACAACCTCGATTCTGTCTGGACGACACAACCGGAGTTAATCGTCAAATACACGGCAAAATTAGCGGAGGCGGAGCGCGTCTGTTCGGATGAAAAAGACCGTGTTGATTCACTGAATGCGGCTATCTATAACATCGTGCGTTCAGCGCGAAGCATGAACGGCACAAAGAGTTCAGAGTCGGCTATCGAGGCAATGGTCAAACAGATAGAGCGCCATTTTTCGGGGCTTGATCCTGATTTGAATCTGAATATTACTTTCATTCAGGAGCTGCCGGAAAAGACCGAAATTATCGCCCGGACATTATCCGCAGCACGGCAAAAACTCATTCAGTCACGCGAAATGGCTGATCTGTACAAAGGAGCATTAGAGGGTCTGCGTCACCGCCGTGACATGGTGGTTCAGGCATCAAAAAAAGCCATTCTTGATTATGAAATTTTAGGCGCGGGTACATTTTCTGGTAAAAAATAACACCCGAAAAAAATAGCTTTCATGTATGTATTTACTGATCTATTATTTGTTCCGCAATGATGTAGTGACAGGCAAAGTGGTTAATGCTTCTTTGCCAAACAAACGTAACAAACAAACCAAACGTAAAAAAAAACCTAACAAAACAAATTAAGGAACCTTGTATGTCAAACTTATTAGCTCTCATTCGCGGCAAGCGTAAAGAAATGGCAGAGAAACGCGCCAGTCGTGGCGTTGACATTGCCAAAATGCAAAACGGCGTACAGTATCTTCGCATCTTCCCTAACTTTGATGATGCTGAAGGAGTTTTCTTCCATCCGTTCGGTATGCACTATGCAAAAACCAAAGAAGACGGGAAAGAAAAAGTTGTCGCGTCAATCTGCCGCAGCGTAGCGTTTGGTGAACCATGTGAGTTGTGTAACACGCTGATGGAAGCAAAAGCGGTACACAAAGGCAACAAAGTGATGGAAGAAATCATTCAGGATTCACGGTCAAGTTTCCGCTATCTAGTGAACGGCGCACTGACCGCAACACCTGATATCAGAACTGCTGAAAAAGGTCAGCTTATCGAACTGCCTCAGACCGTCTTTGAAGACATTCTGAAACTTATCGACGAAGACATGACCGATGTTATCGGCAACCCACTGAGCGCGACTGATGGCTACTGTTACATGATCAACCGTACCGGTGCTGGTCGTGAAACTCGTTACTCTGTTTCACCATCCCGCCGTGAGGGTAAGGCTGCTATTCCGGAAGAACTGAAAACCGGCGTTCTGAACCTCGAAAGTTTTGTTAAGTCACAGGATGATGTAAACAAATACGCGCTGACCGGCAAAATTATTGCTGCGTCAACGGGTATCGCATTCTCCGCAAGCTCAACGCTTTCGCTGCCAGCAACCGGCACAACCGGTGTTGGTGAATTGCCGGGCTTTTCTTCTTCAAAACCGGCTGATGATGTTCCGTTTGACACAGGTGCTGCTGACGCAGCCAAGTCTGCTGCTGCGGAAGCCAGCGCAGTTGAGTTTACCGGCGCTGCTGATGCCACCGCATCCGCTGCTGCTGTTACTCCTGCTGCTCCGGTTGCTTCTCCGTCCAATGATTCCCTGGCAGAACAGGATCTGGCGGACATGATGAAAGCACTGGAAGGCGTTTAATTGTCAGAGTGAAATAAACGGGGGCGCATTCGTGCGCCCCTTGTTATTGGAGAAGAAAAATGAACCTGTTATTAGTTGACGCACACAGTCAGGGTTATTACCACCAGCAATCGGCGGCAGTCCTGAAAGCCGGCGATATGGAAACTCAGGCTATCTTCAATACGCTGCGATCTATCAAACGTTTTGCCTCAATACAGAAAGCCCGTGTGATTATGCTTTGGGACGGTAAGCCTGTTAAGCGCAACGCTATCTTTCCGGGTTACAAAACCCGTGCTCCTAACGCTGATATGGAGGCGATGAAAGAGAAATTTAAATTGCAACGCCCGTATATCCAGAAAGCACTGTCTCACTTAGGCGTTGAGCAATATATCGCGGAAGACGGTGAAGCGGATGATCTGGCTGGCTTGTTTGTCAAAACCCATAAAGACAAATTTGACCACATCTACCTGCTGTCTGGTGACGGCGATTACAAACAACTGGTGGATGAAAAGGTTTCTTTCATCAATCAGCGGGACGATTCAATCCTGCGTATCGAAAACTTTTTCGACGACACCGGCTATCACACCCCACTTTCATTCATTCAGGGTAAAGCGTTGCACGGCGATACCTCAGACACGATTCCGGGCGTTGGTGGTATCGGAGAAAAAGGCGCTAAAGACTTTTTAGCTGAGTACGGATCTGTTGCTGCTATCCGCAATCTTGTCATTGCCGGTGATGAGCTGATGAAGAACCGGGCGCGTAATGCGTTTATCAAGCTGGCTAAAAATGAATTTAACGAAGCACAGGGTATGGGAATGCTGGATATCTTCAAGCGGAACCTCACGCTTATGATGCTGCGTAGCTGTCCGCTTAAACCAGACACCATCACATCAATCCCTCGTGACTACAGTCCTGAAAAGTTGCGTTTGCTGCTGCTTGAACTGAATTTCCAGACCATTTTAGAAGACCTCGACGTGTTTTATACACCGTTCGACCGATACGGATTAAAAGGTGAACCAGCATGATCACATCCCTGATTAATAAAGGCGTTAAGACAACGCCTACAGATCTGGCAAAAGAAATTATCGCTCTGCATGGGCGTGACGGTTTAGCCAATGTCCGCCGCGTTCTGAAACAGTCCGATGTAGCTGTAACGGAGCGTGAGCTGGAAACAGTTTACGGTCACTGCATCAACATTCACAACCGCGTATTGAAAAACTTCAAGCTGGATGAAATTCACCCTGAAATCCTCAAGACCTTATATCCGTTAGAAAGAGCGTAATCATGGCAAAAGATACTGAAAAAGACAAAAAAGCTAAAATGGGTAGCTTTTTCAAAAAACACGTTAAGAAAAACGCAGAGCAGCAGCATGTTACCGTGTGGCTTGATACCGGTTTGCCTCATCTGAACAAAGCAGTTTCCGGCAGCTACAGCGGCGGTTTTCCGTGTGGTCGCGTGTCAGAGGTGTTTGGCTGGGAATCAAGCGGTAAAACTTACATCGCCACACAAGCCATGATTTCCTGTCAGAAAGTCGGTGGTATCGCTATTTTCATGGATCATGAGAAAAGTTTCGACTCTAAGCTGGCCGAGAAATGCGGTCTGGATGTGGGTGAAAACGGTAACTGGATTTATCAGCATCCTAAAAACTTTGAGGAATCCATCGCATACGCCGGGAATATCTGCCGGACTATCCGCGAAGAAAAAATTATCGATCCGGAAACGCCTATCACGCTGGTGTTCGATTCGCTTGCGTTCATGATCCCTAAGCAAATTCAGGAGAAAATGACCAACAAAGCCAACGGCAAAGAGTCGAAGAAAGACGACCTCAATATGAACGACAACACGGCACTGGCGCGTTGTACAGCTGCTTACTTCCCGACTATTGCCTCGTGGGCGAGTGACTATAACGTCTGCGTTCTGTTCCTGAATCAGTGTCGTCAGGATCTGAGCGTTACGTTCGGTGACAACACGAAAGCAGCGGGCGGAAAAACCCCTGCGTTTACATGCTCTGTTCGTGTTCAGTTATCCAAAGCTCAGATTAAGGATAAAACGACCCATGAGCGTATAGGTGACGTTGTAACCGCGAAAGTAATCAAGAACAAGGTTGCCCCGCCGTTCAAAACCGCCTCGTGGAATTTCTACTACGACACGGATATCGGTATTGATTCTACGGAGTCACTGGTAGATCACATGCTTCTGATCGGCTATCTGCAAAAAAACTCGTCCGGTCGCATCATGCTTGGTGACAAAGCCTATTCCCGGTCAGATGTTATTGCCAGCTTCAAGAAAATGCCTAACGATAAAATCGTCAGTCTGCTGGAACGTTGGTACAAAGATAACGCCGAAGCCGCCGACTCTGCTACTGAAATGAACGATGCTGATAAGCCGGTTGATGATACAGAATACGGCGATGTTGATGTGACTGTCTGACCCTCAACTACTAAAAGGATGCGAGAGCATCCTTTTTTTGTACCTGCAATTCTTATAGATATTTCTTGCGTACCGATTCCATAACGTTAATATACGCTCTCATAAGTAACCAGATACGTACTTTATAAATGTTAGAGATAACCATGTACAGGCAGTCAGTGAAAGCAAATCTCGCTTTCCTGATAGGTCTGCCGAAAGGCAAATGTTTCCACAAAGAACGACTGTTTTACATCCGCAGTGCGGCTGTGGCAAAGCGTTCATTAATTAAGTTACAAGCAAAGGAAAAATGAAATGGTAAGACAAGCCGCTACAATGCCGGATGTTCGCACTGATGAGTGTGGTGATGTTGTCAGTCAGCACCCGTCGTTCGGTATCATCACTATGAACGTTACCAACACCACCGGTTGTCAGCTATTTGGCTCTGACATTAATCACAGTGCATACATGCACTTTACCCTCCAGCTCGGACAGGAGCAAAAAAGCTCTGAGGCTGATGTGTACTACGGCAAAGCCCGTGGAAATAACGTTAAACCTCTTATTGCTGATTTCTCCATGTCGATGCACCAGTTCGCCACCATGATCACAACGCCAAATACAAGCAGCGGCATTCCCTGCACACTCAGCCATTACCGCACCGGTGATATTTACTCTCCGCCACCGGCAATTAAGCCTGCACCTTTTCATGAACGCTTGTCAGTGGACGTTGACACAGCGGCGGCGCGTGAGCTTAAAAAGCTACGTGAATCCGTTGCCGTGCTCGGTGCGATGGTTGCGAAAGGAAAGGCAGGAAAGAAAGAGCTGGTAGAGCTGTACAGCGATTTATCGTCACAGGTCGGCAATCTCCCGGCAAATCTCAGTTTCGCCGTCAACCTGGCTAAGGAAGCTGTCGATGAAACTGTTGCCCGTGGAAAAGCTGAAATCGAAGCCACCATGACCGCTGTAGTGATGAAATTAGGCATGGATCGTATCACAGAAATCGGTCTGGAGAGTCACAACGACCTGAACATTCCGCCTGTCACCAGCTCCATAAAATAATTGAAACAACAACTGAGGTATTTATGGTCGCAATCCTGTTTCTGATGATCGGATATTCAGTGCTGGCGTGTTTTACAACATTGATTGCCGCTGATACACGGATAAAAGGCAACATCAGAAAAATCATTATCGGTGTTTTATGGCCAGTCTGGTTTGTCATTGTTATGTGCCGCTATAACAAGCAAAAGGTAAAAAAATAAATGAACGTTGAAGTCAACAATTCACTCCGACTGACCGTCACTGACGTTGCACGTCACGACCCTATTCTGGTTAATCTCGATGATTACGGCAGCGGCAGAGGGCGCGTGACAGTCACTGAGTTCAGTGATTCATGGACGGCATCATGGGGAGCTATGGGCGGCTCTCTGGTGGATTTTCTCACCCGTGTCGATAACGACTACCTGATCGGCTGTCTCGCCCCAGGTCTGCATCCGGTTGTCGATGATACCAGTAGCGAAGCGGCGCTGCGTTTTGTGAAAAACGAGATCCTGACTCGCCGCCGTGAGGGTGTACTTAGCGGCGCACTAGCCCGACAAATGCGTACTGATGCTGAACGGTCGAGTGACCTAAGATCAGATTGCTGTGATTACTGGAGCGGCAGCTGTCTGAGTCAATTGTTTTGTGACGCGCCCCATGCGGTTGACTGGCCGGTAGTTACTAACCCTCTATACTCTCGAATGGAATCCCGTCTCAACGCTGTACGTAAAGCATTAGAGTCCATTCCTACTGAACTACTCACCCCTCTCGTTAAAACGTCTCCTGATGCGGTACGCAACGAATTTGAAAGCGAATACGCAATAGAGGCTGGTCTTGTTGTGGCTCATATCGGTTATCGCTATGAAAGCATTGAGACAGAAAAAGCATTTAAGGCTTGGTGCCACGCAAAAAAAATACTGTCACCACTTACCAAAATAAATAGATAACTAAACAATTAACATTTCCAATTTATAAAAATTACATAAGGATATTATTTATGTCATACAGCGAAAAAAAAAGCTGGGGCTAAAGCTGTTATTGATGCTTACAACATTCCTACCCCGCAACCGGCGTTCTCAGAACGAAAGCCGTTTGTTATCACCAGCGGCGCCATGCGTCTGACAGACCCTTGCTACTCAATGGATGTGTGGTGCGCCGGCACTCTGAACAATGTGAAAAACGGAATATGGAATACCGGTATTTATGGTGAAGTGTCTGACTTTGATTTTATTATTTATTTGTCAGACCTGAAAAAACGGCTTGATAGAGACAAAAATTTCAAGAAATCCTGTAACGACCTGCTGTCACTGCTCAATGGCTTAGGGTTTACCAACGCCAAACATGAAGTTGACACACTTCGTTACGGTGATTTTTACCAACTGACAACGCTTAAAATTAAAATTAAAAGAGCATTTCCAGACAACGGTAGTGAACAGCTATCAAAAGCAATATCGTTAATAACGGAAATGCACACCGCCGCGATTATCGAAACCGAAGAAACCCGTTGTTTCGACGAGGAAATAAATAATCTGAAAGCCGGCTCTTTTCACCGAAGAACGTCAGTCCTGTTCTCCGTTCACTCTGACTATGACGCAGATCCACGATTCAGTAATGAAAATATAATTGAAACCTTTAAAGCTGCGGCTGTTGCAAAAGACATAGCTGTCGGCGTGGATAGTGGTCAGGCTGGTATGTTCGACCTTTCTGTGTTTGAGACAGTTGCCAGTCCCGAATCCGGCTGTTCTCCCGAACATAAGATATTTTACAGCCTGTGCTGTGATTGGGATTTGGGTGAATTAGATCTAACCACAAATACCATCACTCTGCCCGGCTCAAATCAGGCTATGGGTGTTAACAGTTCATCAGGATTCGGAGACGGCGGGTACAACGCTCATATCATCGCTGATGAAAACGGGGAAATAATCGCCGTTGCCTTTAATTACATGGGGGCGCTTGGTGATGGTGAAGATGATGAATAAGTGTATAGCTATAACAACGACGCAGATATGACATTTTTAATATTAGGTATTTACTTACTGATGTTAATGTATAAGAATCACCTCAATAACAAAGTGAGGTAATATGAAAATTTATTTTCTGATTGTATGTACGGCATTGCTGAACATTTTTCTGCTCTGCTTTCTCACCCCGACCCTGTTTTCGGCAAAAAGCGACTTTGGTGTTCTTGGCGCGTTGATTGTGGTCTTTTTTATCGTCCCTGTTGTGACGATTGACTGTTTTAAACAAATCAAAAAATGGAGTGTCCGTTAATGAATATTCGTAAAGGTCTGATGGTGGCTATGCTTGCTGTCGTTTCTGTAGTTGGTCTTTCAGGTTGTGAACGCGCCAAAGTTCCGGCTGGCAACGTTGGTATCAAAGTCGATCTGTACGGCGGCGACAAAGGCGTGCAAAACGAAAAACTCGGCACCGGAAAATACTGGCTGACATGGAATGAAGAAGTTTACCTCTTTCCTCTGTTTAAGCAGATGCACCAATACGAACAACCTTTCGTATTCCAAACCTCTGACAGCATGAGTATTACCGCATCGGTGGGTATTGAGTATCGCGTGGTTGAAGACAAAGTGATTGAAGTGTTCAAAACCTACCGCAAAGGCGTTCAGGAAATTACGGATAACAACATTCGCCAGTTAATCGCAGACTCTCTGATTAACCACGGTTCCAGAATGAATATCGACAAACTGGCGGACGGCGGCAAAACGGCTCTGCTGGAATCGGTCACAGAGGATTTACGCAAGCAATTGGCACCGGTCGGTATTGATATCCAGAAAGTGAGCTGGTTAGGCAAAATGGAGTACCCGCCGGAAGTTGTTGACGCTATCAACAAAAAGAACCGTGCCGTTCAGGAAACGCAGATGCGCCAGAACGAAATTGAAAAATCAAAAGCTGAGGCTGACAAAGCGATTGAGGAAGCCCGTGGTATTGCTGAATCAACCCGGCTGAAAGCACATGCAGACGCAGAAGCAATTACCCTGCGCGGTGATGCGCTGCGTAAGAATCCGGAAGTTATTCAGCTCGAAGCAGTGAATAAATGGAATGGCATGATGCCTAAGTTTATCGGCGGAGCAGCCCCGATGCCATTTATCGACGTTGGCAGCGAAACAGCACAATAACTCTGACCATTTAAAAGGCGCTGATTAAGCGCCTTTTTATTTAGCCATAATAGAATCTCAAGTCTTTACACACAATAAACTCACTCACGACGTAGGTATTAATTTACCTACTTGGTAAATTAATGACACTAATTATTATCATCTTTCTGCTTCATATCGGGTTTTCCGGTCTGATGTTTAATACATTGCTTAACCGCCATGAGTCCGCTCCGTTCTTAAAATGCTGGCTCTGGATGTTCCTGTGCGCCCCTCACGTAAGCGCGGAGATAAAAAGACTGCGGGGTGTTTCATGAGAAAATTTATCGCTCCTGTGTTCATCCTGCTTTGGATCATGGCTGCTGCTGTTGCGTACTGTCTCCCCGCTGCTGCGAGTGTTTCGACCACACCACACGCAACATTGATTAAAAAGGTTCTGAGCTGCAAGACCACTGTAGAGGGTAAAGATTCACTCTTTATAGTGGTCGATACCGGTCGGCGCTTCTCGGTAAAAATAAACGGTACGGTCTATGTATCGCCAGAACTAACCACTAAAACTGGCAACGAAACAATGGGTTACATTGGAAATGACCACTATAGAAAGGACAGTGATAGTTACACCGTCACTACCGATAAAATAGACGTTACGTTGTCACATTGCGAATTTATTGCATAAAAAGACCGCTATAGAGGGCGTTACTCTCTATAGCGGTCTGTTTGAAAATGTTCTCTATAGCGGTCTTTGCACGGTTACTTCTTTGATTTCCTGAGTTTTTCTAACAATTCTAGTTCTTCTCTTGTCAGTTCTGCTAAAACCGTATCGTCACTCCCTACAGTGGTCTTTCTCCCTTTAGTGGTCGTTACTTTTTTTGACCGTCTTAACAACCTTATTTTTCTTGAGCTTAGGGGTGCGTTCGTGGATCTGAAAATAGACCGCATTGCCTTTTTTTAACCTCAGTGCAGTCCAGATAGCCAATTTCTTTTAGCTGTTCTAATGCCCGTCGGACAGTGGCGTTCTGAGTGTTAACCCTTGATTTGAGGTTCAAACGCGCTCTGAGTCGCGCCAGCGACACCGGGATAGGATTTGATGGCAGACTCTCAATAAACGTGTAGAGCGCCTGTGCGCTCTCTTTACGAGATAATTCATTGATTGCCCGCAACTGGAGTAAAACCTTATGGTCGAACTGATACAGCTCGAATATCTTCGGATCAGCCTGTATCGTTACGGTATCTTTGTCCATGTCATAAAAGGCAGATTGGACAAGGTGGGTATGATAAGCCTTTGAATCATTTGTGAATGACAGTGTGGTTGATACGATGCGCCGCAGTGATTCATCCAGTCGTTCTCTGAGCCGCTTTGAAGATCGCGCGGACGGGATGCCGCAGAGCTTTACGAAATCGACAAATTTCAGGGTGACTTTGTCACCAATGACTTTGTGCTTTGCAAACGAATGGATGATCCCGACCCACGTTTTAAAGTCGTTATCCATATCAAGCCGTTCACCGGTTATCTTGATATTGTTATATCCCTCTGATTTAGCGAGTGAAAGCTGTTTTAATTCCTCGGTGGCATCCATTGAGGACATGAGGTTTCGCTTGCTGCGGGCAGTAGATTTTAGTGTCGGTACAAACAACCCGAGCCGCATAAGCGCGACCGGCTGAACGGTGTTATTCGTATTTGGTGTCAGCGTGATCAACTCACCTGTTTCTTTGTTTACTTCCGTAAAAGCAGAAGCCAATTCACTGTTAGGTATTGATATCTCAGCCACTATTTATCCCCGCGATTAATCTCGCACACTCCCCGCAGTGGTCTATTATTCCTATCTACAGTGGTCGTGTCACTGTTTATAGCGGTTTAATTACTCTCTACAGTGGTCGCATTGCTGTTTATAGTGGTCATGAAATGTTTAAACCTATTGATATCATTACGTAATCTGGCACGGGGATCTATTGGTTCTTCTGGAACTATTTGGATCTATTATTGGATCTATCCTGTTGATAACGTGAATATCCGCCCTGTGGATAGAAAATGCCATCTGCTCTCTACAGCGGTCTATTTTACTGATTTCAGCCGTCAATCTTCTCTCTATAGCAGTCATTCCTCTCTTTACAGTGGTTAAGCCGCTCCCTACAGTGGTCACTGATACGCTCTCAGGCCAAGTGCCGCAGCGTCTGCGGAGATTGGGGATCTCTTTTGATCTTTTATTTGATCTCTATGGAACTTATTTATTGGATCTATCCTGTTGATAATGTGGATAACAGCCTTGCCATGCAACTTTATCGCCTTATTCGTTTGTCCATAATCAGCACATAAACAAAACCAACGGAGTAGATTTTATGGAAGTCGGACAGCAGATTGTTGTAAGTACAGGCGTCACAATGCACGATGGGGTTAAGTACCTGTCTATTCTCGGTATCGGTGAATATCTTGGGGAAATGATGCCGGAAGGCAAACACCCGCTGCATCCGAAAGAACGTCACGAACAGCCGCGATTCCCGCAGCCAATGGTTAAAATCGGGGAAGAAACCATAACAAACTGGCAGGGAACGTTTTTCACTCTTGATCAGTTTGAGGTGATTGTCGGAAACAATCTTCACATGCCAGTGAAGCAGTTCCCGATCACCATAACTGCGGAGGTTGAATAATTACAGGCATATCGGCACAACGCCTTATTTTTCGGATATATTTGTCTTATACCAATAAAACAAATAAGGCATTTCATGTCCGAGCTTAAAAATAAATACAAAAGGGTGAGGCGTCTTGAAACAGGCGTCTACACCATTGAACCGGAGTCGGTCAGGAAACGTAACGATCATCTTTGTCAGATATGTTCAATAGCCGGCAACTGCCCTGTTCAAACAGCGCTTAAACTCACTGAGGGACATGCTGAGGCAATTATCAGAACATGTGCGAGGTTTGTTCCGTCTATACCATTCAGAAAGCCCTACGTTGGCTTACACTTCCCGTTGTTCAATACGCTCCGCGCCGGGACGACATGGCGGGATCGGCTTGTGGTCGGAAAGGTTGTCGCACTGACAGACTCCGCGACTGGTGAAATACTTCGGTTTGGCAGAGTTCAGAGTGTTATTTCCGGTGGCGTTGACCGTATGCTTGAAATCCACTCACAGTTTAATCACATTGCGATGGCAAACCGGAATGTCGCAGAGGTTGAAAAAGTGATCAGAAAATCATACGGCCATTTCCTCAAACCGGATTCGCAATTGACGGCGATTTATATCGAGGGCGTTACCAATAAAATTATTGACGATATCGATAACAAGCTGGGTACGCCGCCAGCCAGACTGACCGACAATGTGATCAACATGTTCAGGCATAAATAATATCATCACAGACACATTTGATTTATGGACATTGGCTGATAAAGGGATTAATGTGCAGGAATTAATTAATCTTACTTAAATTCACTATGAAAAAGATATTATTTATTACATCGGCATTGTTTTTAAATTCTTTTAATGCTCAGGCAGACGTTGATTGTAAGCGGCCGTTGAGTGATTACGGATATGCTATGGCCGAAATGTATCCGTTATATAAAGCCTATCAAGATGATTTTACTGAAGTTTTAACTGACTTTTGTGAGGCGGGTAAACAATTTTCATCACAAAATATGAGCAGCGGTGCGGCTGATGCTCGTATACGGTTAGAATCACGTAAATGGGTCAAAGATAAATTCGGTGACGGGAATATGCCCGAAAATATCCAGTATGGACTATCTGCGCTTATATACATGGGAGGATGGTCTGGATATTCAGGTATTAACTATCCAGTGCCGCTCAATAAGAAAAACAATCAAAAAGTAGCTAAAGAAAAGAGTATAGTCCGCGAAGAAAAGAAAGTAATACCTGTCGATGAAAATTTAAAAATCGCATACGAAAGAGTGTTAGAAGCTCATATTTCTAAAGTTGTTCGTTCAGTTGAGGTTAAACCAACAGGGGAAACATGCTGGTTAGTTGTTAACCATCGTTCTGATGGCACCATTACAGGGACTAGGCCGGATGGTGGAAAGTCACCAGGAGGGAGAGGACCGGATGCCGATGGATATTGTTTAGCTATTGAGGCAGCTGTAAAGGAAACAAGATTACCACCTTTTCTTAAAGGGCTTGATTTTGGATACAATGAGATTAGTGTTACGTATGCAATTACAGACAATGAACATGTTAAAGTTTTATAATAGTTAATGCAAAAATGTGATTTCAATTCAAGTGATTTATTAATCAAAGAAAAATACAGAAATTTATTTTGTAAATTATAAAGTTAAAGGTAACGTTATTACGCGTTATCTTTTATTTTTACTGCCTTTATCATTCTGATATCATCAGCTATCACATAAGTAGTTAAGTACGTATTACAAGGCAGATTAAAATGAAGATAAAAAAAAGCGTTATACGGCTTGATTTCAGACACGCACTATCACGTCTGGGATGCCTTTGCTAAAACCTCACATGACGGAATGAACTCACGTCTCAAAATTCAGTTAGATGCTACCCGTGAGGCGGCTAAAGCAGCGAAAGCTGCTGGGGCAAAAGCGTTATTTCATGGTGGCGACGTGTTCCATGTGCGCGGTTCTATCGCGCCTACAGTCCTGCACTACACGTCTGAGCTGTACGACTGGATTATCAACGAACTCGGTCTGGACGTGTATATCCTCGCGGGGAACCACGATCTTGAGACAAACGATTCAGTGTTCTCTGCCAACGCCTCTGCTTCATTTTCTAAAATCGGCGCTCATATCGTGTGCTCAAAATCGCCTCATACGTTCGATATTGACGGCGTAAAGGTTCACATGATCAGTTGGTACAACGATCACAAGTCTCTGCTGCATACGGTGAAAGAGCTGGCTAAAACGCTGGATTCATCCGTACCGAATGACCTGATTATTCACACGTCCATCAACAAAGCGATACCGGGTATGCCGGACGTTGGTATGGAGGCTGAGGAATTTGAGGGGCTGGGTTTCCGTTATGTTTTATCTGGGCATTACCACAACCACAAAGAAGTTATCCCGGGTGTCATTTCCATCGGCGCACTGACTCACCAGAATTGGGGCGATATCGGCACTACAGCGGGTTACATGCTGATTAACGAAGACGGCTCATATTCCCAGCACTCAACCAGTGCGCCGGTTTTCATTGAGCTTGAAGGTGATATGGATGAATCGCTGATCAAAGGTAACTACGTCCGCATCCGCGCTGTCATTAAGGACGACGAAGCTGGGAAATACCTTGAAGAAGTGGCCGTGCTGATGGGTGCAGCCGGTGTGACTCGAAACTTCACAAAAGAATCGGCACTGGCTGGGGCTGGCGAGGCAACAGCGGCAACAGCCCGGATTGACAGCCTGAAAGAGTCGGTCGGCAGTTACTGTGTTCTTTTGGGTAAAAGTGATTCAGATATTGATGTGACGAAACTGACGGCGTTGTGTGAAGACGTGTTGTCCCAGGCGGAGGGTAAAGAATAATGAAATTCCTGAAAATGACTGTTGAAAACTTCATGCGGATCGCGGAAGCGGAAGTGGAGCTGAACGACCGTGGCTTGATTCTGATTCAGGGCAAAAATACCGATGATACGTCAGCCAACAGCAACGGATCGGGGAAATCGACTCTGATGAACGCCTTATGCTGGGGCATCTACGGTGAGACAGCTAACGGACTTAAAGCTGACGATGTGCTGAGTACCGGACATGAAAAGAACTGCCGCGTTTCTGTCACCATTGAGGACGAGGGAAAGCGTTATGCAATCATGCGCCACCGCGCTCACGCTACCAACAAAAACCGCCTGTTGGTGTCCTGTGAAGACGGTGATCTGACCAAAGGCACTGATAAGCTGACTCAGGAATTTATTGAAAAGCTAATCGGCGCATCAAAAGAGGTGTTTCTGGCATCAATTTACGCAAGTCAGGAAAACATGCCTGATTTGCCTGGCATGACAGATAAAAACCTGAAAGCTATTGTGGAAGAAGCGGCGGGTGTAGATCGTCTGACCCATTCTTACGATATTGCCCGTGACCGCCACAATGCAAAACTGGCAGAACGTGACGGTGTGGCAGGTAAAATCACAGTTGCGGATCGTGCGTTTATCAGTGCGCTTGAAACATCCGAAGAAACTGTAATGTCCGCCGATGAGTGGGAACGGGCGCGTAAAGCGCGTATTGACGATGCTAAAAAGGCAGTGAACGAAGCAGAGGTATCTCTGACTGAGATTGAGTTTGCCAATGCGGATTGCCCGTCACTTGAAAGTATCGACGCTAAAATCGCTGGCATCCGCACAAGCATTTCCGGCGTGACTGAGCATGATAAAAAAATCAGTGACATGACGACGGCGATTGCCAAAGCCAGGGCGGGGCACGGCGTTAAACGAAGCGAGATTGACCGCCTCAAATTACAGGCTAAGAACGCAATGGAACAGGCGGCTGGTGTCTCTGAGAAAGTCGGGTCGCCGTGTACCGAGTGTGGTAAGCCGTATTGTGAAGCAGATCTGGCGACTGTCAAAAAAGGTCATACGGATAAAGCCCGCGCTGACATGGTGAAAATCACGGAAACCCTGTTGCCGGAAATTACAGTCATTGATGAGCAACTGACCAAAGCAGAGGCGGTACTTGAGTCACTGAAAGCGGCCCGCCCGAACGTTGACGCGGAAATGGATAAGGTTGCCACGCTGCAACGCCAGCGTATGTTTCTGGAAAAGTCACTGACGGCAGAAGATACAGCAAGAACGGCACTGACCAAAGCGCGTGAGCTGCTGACTGCCATTGAGTCAGAGAAAAATCCGTTTACCTCTCTGATTGAGAAGACCAAAGCGGAAGCCGCGCTTCTGAAAGATGATTTAAAGACTTTAAGAGTAACGAAAGAAAAATTAGACGGTGAATCTGATTTACTGGAACAGGCGCGGAAAGTGTTTTCTCCGGCCGGTGTCCGCAGTCATATCCTGTCAAACGTAACGCCGTATCTGAATGCCAAAACAGCGGAGTATCTCAATACACTGTCTGATGGTTCGATCACAGCGGTATGGTCAACGATGGAACTGACCAAAAAAGGCGAAGCGAAAGATAAATTCAATATCGCTGTCAGCAAAGAGGGAGCGAGTAAGTCATTCGCGGGTCTGTCCGGTGGTGAAAAACGTAAAGTGCGTATCGCAACCGCACTGGCATTGCAGGATCTGGTTGCAAGCCGGGCGACGAAAAACATTCAGTTGTTTATCGGGGATGAAATCGATGATGCGCTGGACGTTGCGGGGCTGGAACGTCTCATGGCTATTCTGGAAGTGAAAGCGCGTGAGCGCGGTACTGTCATGATTATCTCTCACAAAGAAATGAAATCATGGTTCAGAGAAACTATCACCGTTGAATCAAAAGGCGGTCGCTCCTATGTCTGCTGAATTTACAAAGGCCGATTTTGTTAAATCGGTACTGGCAATGGTAGATCTGCATAATTTGTCTGTAATGTACCCGTTTGTCGAAGCCGGGCATGACCTTGAAACCAAAAGTGAATCAGATGTATCAATCGCTATTGCACTTAAAAGCTGTTTTCAGGATTTTATCGACACTGATAAATCCGGATCTCATGTTTTGACGGCAGACGACTGGCATTCAGAGAAAGCTGCGCTGACTAAGCTGATTGGTTCTGAAACGACAGAAAAAGTTGATACCTGGCTTTCGATGAAAATGCTTGAGGGCAGTACGGATTTACAGATTGCTTTTTCCCGGATCAATACAGTGCTTGATGGTGAAAGTGATTACACGGTGGCTGTTTACGATCATGCGGCGATTATGGATTTGAAAGGTGAGTGGGAAAGCAACCGCAAGCTGTTTCTATGCAAAATCCGGCATAGCGATTTCAATGCGTTGTTTAATCTCAATACCAGCTTTCACGCAGCTATGCAGAAAGTCGCTCAGACGTTCACAGGGCGACTGTCTTTGTTAGATAGTGAGGAAGCATCAAGTGAAATAAGAAAATGCTGTCACGTCGATCCTACTAACAGATACAGCATTTCTGAGAAAGGGATGAAGTTCAAATTGCGCATTGATGCAACATTCCCTGAAATTAACAGGGACTACAGCACTGCGGCTTTGGCATCAGGTGGGTTCTCTGCTTCATCGAGCGACCTGACTGTTCAAAAGGCAGAAAAGCGGGTTGTCAAACAAGAGCAGAAAATCAAAAAACCGGAGAAAGTGGTCAGTGCCGCTGAATCGTCGGAAGTCGTTATTAACGGCAAAAGTTTTCTGATGGGATCATTTTAACAGTCACACACACAGGTAACACAATGGGTAAAATTGTAAAAATCGCGGGACTTGACCCGTCTATGTCTAACTTTGGTGTGGTATTCGGGGATCTGGATATCACAACCGGTCAGGTGGTCAGAATTGAGCGGATGGAGCTTATCCAGACGGAATCCGGCGACAAAAAATCAGTGCGCGTAAACAGCGACGATTTGCGCCGCGCCTCTGAAATCTGGAAACGCGCCAAGCCGATTATCGATAAGGCTCAACTGGTGTTTTGTGAATTGCCAGTCGGCAGTCAGTCAAGCCGGGCACAAACCTCTTATGGCATCTGCATTGGTGTTCTGGCATGTGTCGATAAACCGCTGATTCAGGTCACGCCGATTGAGATTAAGCAGTTTGTCGCCGGTAAGAAGACGACAACGAAAGAGGAAATTATTACATGGGCGACTCAAAAGCATCCGGAAGCCCCGTGGATCAAGCGCAAAGAAAAAGGTGTTGAGAAGTACATGAATAAAAACGAACACCTTGCTGACGCAGTTGCAGCGATTTATACCGGCATCCAGACAGACCAGTATCGACAAATCTCCACAGTTATTTCCTCCCTGATTTAAAACCATATATTAATCACTTAAAAATCAACCACACAAGATATTGAATTTGTGTGGTTGATAATAGGTATTTGTTTACCTATCATGTTTTAACTTTTTCCACTTGGACTAAACAAAATGACTTCACTTGTTACGAAGCGTGACGGATCACAAGAGCCGTTTGATACTGAGAAATTTAACCGCGTTGCTATGTACGGCACAGCAGGTATCAGCGGTGTGAGCGCTTCCGCTATTGCTATGAAAGTTCATATCAGCGCAAAGGATGGTATCAGAACAACTGATATTCATTCACTGATGGTCAAAGCCGCAGCTGATTTGATTTCAGCCGAGTCACCTAATTACAGCCAGGTCGCCGCCCGTCTGAATATTGGTCTGATCCGTAAAGAGGCGTTGGGTCAGTACGGTTATCCGGCGCTGCTGGGTCACATTCAGAAAAACGTATTCCGTAAGGTGTATGACAAGGATCTGCTGAAATACTATTCCGTAGATGAAATTAACGAGCTGGGCGAATACATGAAACCGGAACGTGATGAGTTGTTCGGCTATGCCGCAACCGTTCAGTTGCGTGGTAAGTATCTGGCTCAGAACCGTGTCACTGGTGAATTGCATGAAGCGCCGCAGCATGTGTACATGCTGGCATCGATGTGTTTCTTCCAGCATTGGGAAAAACCGTCCCGTATGCAGATGGTGAAAGAGTTTTATGACGCTGTATCTATGTTCAAGCTGTCTCTGCCGACTCCTATCATGTCCGGTCTGCGTACTCAGACACGTCAGTTCAGTAGCTGCGTTGTGATGGAAGCCGGCGACTCCCTGCCGTCCATTAACGCAACCGCAAACGCCATTGTGAATTACGTTTCACAACGCGCTGGTATCGGTCTTGGCTTTGGCGCTATCCGCGCTCTCGGCAGTGAAATCCGTGGTGGTGAAGCCAATCACACCGGTACAATCCCGTTCCTGAAATATTTCCAGGCGGCTGTTAAGTCCTGTTCTCAGGGCGGTGTTCGTGGCGGTGCTGCAACAGCGTTTTACCCGTTATGGCATCGTGAAGCTGAAAGTCTGCTGGTGCTGAAAAATAACCGGGGTGTGGAAGAAAACCGCGTCCGTCACATGGACTACGGCGTGATGATCAACGGTCTGCTGTACAAACGTCTGATCGGCGGCGGTAAAATTTCTCTGTTCAGCCCTAATGATGTGCCGAGTATGTATGACGCATTCTTTGCTGATCAGGATGAGTTTGCCCGTCTGTATGAAGCTGCCGAAGCTGATGAATCTATCGAGCGCATTACCGTACCGGCTGTGGAACTGTTCTCCGCCATGATGCAGGAACGCGCATCTACCGGTCGTATTTACATTGCTAACGTGGATCACATGAACACGCATGGCGCATTCCGTCCGGAAGTCGCGCCGGTTCGTCAGTCTAATTTGTGCATGGAAATTGCCCTGCCGACAAAACCGCTGGAGTTTGCGGATGATCCGGACGGTGAAATCTCTCTGTGTACTCTGTCGGCAATTAACTTTGGTGCGATTGAAAGTCTTGATGAACTGGAACATCTGTCTCACCTGATTGTTGCTGCACTTGATTCTCTGCTGGATTACCAGAATTACCCGATGAAAGCAGCGGAACGCTCTACCCGCAGCCGCCGCAGTCTCGGTGTCGGCGCTACCAACCTCGCCTACTATCTGGCAAAAAACGGTTACAAATATTCTGATACCGCCGGTGATCAGTTTATCCATGACACGTTTGAAGCGATGCAGTATTACCTGCTGAAAGCGTCAAACCATCTGGCTAAGTGTTTCGGGGCATGTCCGGCTTTCGGTGAAACCCGTTATGCCTCTGGTGAGCTGCCAATCGACCACTACAGAAAGCAACTTGATACTGCTGCTACCGGTGTCACTGAACCTCTGAAAATGGATTGGGAGGCGTTACGCGCTGATATCCGCCGTTACGGGTTGCGTAACTCAACCGTCTCCGCGTTGATGCCGTGTGAAACGTCCAGTCAGATCACCAACAGCACAAACGGTATCGAGCCACCTCGCGGCGCTGTGACTGTGAAAATGAGCAAAGAGGGCGCAGTCCGGATGGTTGTGCCGGAGTATGAGCGCCTGAAAGATCAGTACGAATATCTGTGGGAAATGGGCGGCAACAAAGGTTATCTGACCAAAATCGCTATCATGCAGAAATTTGTGGATCAGGCGATTTCAGCCAATACGAATTACGACCCGGAGATTTACCCGAACGGCCGTGTCCCGATGGAAGAATTGCTTCGTGACCTGCTACTGGCCTACTCGATGGGTGTGAAAACTCTGTACTACCACAATACCCGCGACCGTTCCGGCGAGGAAGATGAACGCGAGACACCAACAGCACCAGCTGGTGATGATTGCGGCGACTCCTGCAAAATTTAAGCGACAAACACTCTGAAAAGGTGGGCTTTGGCTCGCCTTTTTATTTCTCTTTAATGCCTGTCTGACTGATTCAGAATTGGCACAAACCAAACGTAAACGTAAAAGGAAATGTATGTCAGGCTATTCAGTATTTCGTCAGGAAAAGAATGATGCGACCAAAGAGCCGATGTTTTTCGGTCTGAGCGTAAATGTCGCCCGTTACGATCAGCAAAAGCACCGCATCTTTGAAAAAGCGATTGAACGGCAACTGAGCTTTTTCTGGCGCCCGGAAGAAGTGGATGTGAGCAAAGACCGCATCGATTACCAGAATATGCCGGAGCATGAGCGTCACATCTTTATTTCAAACCTGAAATACCAGACGCTGCTTGATTCTGTTCAGGGTCGTGCCCCTAATATCGCCCTGCTGCCTATTTGTTCACTGCCGGAGCTGGAAACGTGGATTGAAACGTGGTCTTTCTCCGAAACCATTCACAGCCGTAGCTACACCCATATTATCCGCAATCTTGTCACTGACCCGGACACTATTTTTGACGGCATTGTGGAAGATGAAATGATCCTCGCCCGTGCCGCGTCTGTATCGGAAGAATATGACCGTCTGATTAAAATGTTCGTCGCTCGTGAATATCTCGGTGTAGAGAAATTTGAGCGCGAATTCGGCGATGAAGCTATTCAGGAACAATTATTTAAAACGCTGGTGGCCGTCAACACCCTTGAGGCTATCCGCTTCTATGTCAGTTTCGCCTGTACTTTCGCGTTCGGTGAGCGTGGTGTGATGGAAGCGAACGCCAAGATCATGAAGTTTATTGCCCGTGATGAAGCGTTACATTGTCACGTTACGCAGGAAATGATTAAACTGATGTACAACGGGCGCGAGGGTGAAATGTGGAAACGCATTGCAGAGCGCAATCGTGACTTTGTTATTGAAACGATGGAATCCGTTGCCGAACAGGAAATGGCGTGGGCTGATTATCTGTTTAAAGACGGATCAATGATTGGCCTGAATGCAGAAATGCTGAAAGAGTACGTGAAACACCGCTCAAACGTGGCTATGAAGCGCATCGGGTTCGAGGCTGTGTTTCCGGAAGTAAAACACGATCCGTTGCCGTGGATGAACAACTGGTTGCTGTCTGACAACGTTCAGGTCGCTCCGCAGGAAGCGGAAAAAGCCGATTACCTCACCGGGCAGATTGACTCCGAAGTGAAAGCCGGTTCACTGGCTGGCTTTGAAATCTGATACACCTGCTGAAAAAGAGTGACTGCCGTAGTCACTCTTTCAATATTTATATCGTTAAATAAACAAGATAAATAATTAATTTATGGAAATTACCAATGGCTAAAAACATCACACTGAGCTTTAAACCTACCAGTCAGCCACAATCAGAGGGTGCTAAGATTGTCGGTGAAATGTACAACATGGTTCGTGAGTTTCATGAAGTGTTTTCTCACCCTATCAACAGCAACGAAATCACCGCTGATATGCTTCGTTTACGCGCCAATCTGATCCGTGAGGAAGCGAAAGAAGGTGTTGCTGCTCTGGAAAACGCTGATGGTCTTGAAATTCTGGATGCTGCCGGTGACACTATTTACGTTCTTGCCGGTACGCTGGTGATGATCAACGGCGCACTGAGTCACGCGCTGGCATTTGACCCGTTCGGTATGTCAATGACTGCAAAGGTGATGTTCTCGTTTGAGTCTGATTTCGGCGGTGACATGAAAAAGGCATTTGATCACTCACTGTATATCGCCTCAGAAATCGATGATATTGCTGCGATGATGGATAAAGGCAAAGGAGAGCTGGCTGCTCGTGATTTTGAAATGATTCCGGCCGCGATATCAGACGCTATCTGTTTGCTCAGTTCTGTTCTGAAATCCACCGGTGTTGATGTAAAGGAAATGGTCGCCGCTATCCACGAATCCAATATGACTAAGTTGTGGTCTGGTGATGCGCTAACTCGCCAGGCTCAGGTAGCCAAGTGCAAATACAACCCGAAAGATCTCGCGTTCCGAACCTGTTTGTCCCGTCAGGGGATGATCGGGTATCGAATCTCAGACGGCAAAATCCTCAAATGCCCGGATTACACTTCGGTCAACCTTGACTCATTTTTGACCGCTTGTACGGAATTATCTTAATATATATTGATAAGTAAACAAATACATAATATATTTGCTCCGCCTTATTTGGAGTAATTATTGATTAATTAACAGAAAATCTTTGTTTTTTATGTGGTGCATCTTTCAGATGCACCATTTTTTTTTGTTTACTGCCTACCAATCTTATATAAAATGTAAGTACGTAAATACATACAGAGGGCATTATGGAAAATGATATCAAAAACCACCTTGCACTGAGCAACGACGATTCATTCCGACAGGTTATTGAAGCTGTCTACAACGAGGGTGAATTATCAAATAACAACCGTACAGGTGTTCCGACTCGCGGATTGAGCTTTATTCCAAGTTTTTATCATCTTACCGGTGGTCTTGTTCCGATGCTGTCAGGTAAAGCCGTTAACGAAAAACCGCTTCTGGTTGAACTTGAATGGTATCTGCGCGGTGAGGGTAATATCCGCTTTATGAGCGAAAACGGCGTGAAAATCTGGAATCAATGGGCGGATGAAAACGGCGATCTCGGGCCGGTGTATGGCAAGCAATGGCGTAAGTGGCGCGATACCCGGGTTGTGACTGTCTCAGAGTTTGAAGAAATCAAGCACAGGGGCTATGTGGTGGATGGGGAGCTGACGGATGGTCGTCTGGCTGTTACCCGCGAAATCGACCAGTTACAGCGCATCGTGGATAATCTGCGTAACGACCCTGAGAACCGCCGTAACATCATGTCAGCGTGGAACGTTGGTGAGCTGGAGGATATGCAGCTTCCGCCGTGTCACTTCGCGTTCGGGACGTGGAGTCGTGAAGTCAGTCCGGATCAGCGTTTTTATATTGCAGTGGAAACCGGTGCGAATCATTTTGCTCACGGTATTGTGTCGAAATACTCAGCCATGATCAGTGATCTTGTTGATGAAAACGGCGCATTGCCGGATCTCGATACTCTGGCGGAAACGGTCACTCATGAATGGCTTGATGCCCGAGGCATTCCGCGCCGTGTACTGAACACCGGCATGGTGCAGCGCAGCGTTGATACCTTTGTCGGTATGCCTTTCAACATCGCTGGCTACGGCATTCTGACGCACTATCTGGCGCATATCACCGATCACATGGCGGACAATTTTACCCACTTCGGGTTTGACGTTCACCTGTATAGCAATCACGAAGACGGATTCAAAGAATACACCGGTCGTCGTGAAATCGAGGAAAGCTACCCTGTGGTGGTATTCCCTGAGTCGTGGAAAGAGTTGTCAGATTTCAACTGGCAGGAAATTCAGATCCTCGGTTATCAGTCTCACGACTGGATCAAAGTGCCTGTTGCGAAGTAAGGAAGCCTCAATGCAACCTCTGGTTATTTGTACCATTGACGGTGTGCTGTCGGATAACAGCACCCGTCTTCATCTGCTCAGAGACGGTGGTGTCTCTGAGTATCACGAGCGCCATGACCGGGATGATACGGTGATTGCGTCAGTCCGTATGTTAAAGGGCTTTCAGCGTACCGGCTGCGATATTTTGATTGTGGACGACCGCCCTGCCGAATACATGCAGCAGACGGAAAACTGGCTGAAAGAGAACGGTGTATTTTTTGACTATCTGTATCTGCCGAAAGTTAAAGAAGCGGGTCGCGCTTTCAAGATGAAAGCTGTGCGTAATCATATTCGTGAGAATGGCGGTCAGATTATCGCTGTGATGTGCTCTGAGCGCCACGACGAGACTGATTTCCGAAACCACCAGCACCGGCCGACTGTTTACACCGTAACGCGGGGGGTATCTTGATTTCACTGATTGCAGCGGTCGGAAGAAATAACGGCATCGGCGTGAATAACGCCCTGCCCTGGCGTTGCTCCCGGGATCTGAAACTGTTCCGCAAAAAGACGCTTGGCGAGATTGTTGTTATGGGTCGTAAGACGGCGGAAAGTCTCGGGAAGCCGCTGAAAGACAGATTCAATTTTGTTCTGACACGTAACCCTGAAAAAGTACCGCCCGGCTTTGCAATCATCCGCAATATCGACGATGTGGTGGCGCTGGGCGACCTGCACACCGTTTACGTTATCGGTGGCGCGGAGATTTACCGGCAGTTCATCGGATTGGCACAACGCGCTTTCGTTTCCCATATTGAAACGGATGCGGCTGATGCTGATACCTTTTTCCCGATGGACGAGCTGCGGGCTGAGTTTAACCGAAAAATGACTCTTAACTTTTACGATGAAACAGACACCGAACCGGCGTTTGATCACGTCATGTACTGGAAGCAGTAATATGAAATCAGCATTTAAAATCGGGATTTGTGGCGCTCAGGGGGCTGGAAAAACCACGCTTGCCAAAGCCTTTTCCGAAGCGTCAGGTATTCCGTATTTCGACGCTGACGTGCGGGGCATTCTGAAACGACACGGCTTTGACTGCCGGGCAGATATGTCTCCGGTGGAATACTTCACAATGCAGTTTACGGTTTGTTGTGAACTTTACAGCAGTTATCCGGATGGAAATTTTATCACGGACAGAACACCGCTCGATGTGATGGGTTACACACTGGCGTATGTCCCGCCAAATATCAGCAGTGACAACGCGGCGGGTAAAGAAATTGAGCATTCCTTTATCGATATCCTGTCCGAATCACGGGTGGCTATAGCGGACAATTTCACCAATATCATGATGATCAGCGGCTACTTCTCTGGCAATGATGATACGGCGCGGACTGACCGTGCATCCGTTCATCTTGGCTACCGTACGAAAATTGAAAGCCTGATCCGGGGTGAGCTGCACCGGTTTGTCGATTTCGACTGCACCGGCCATGTGAAGTTTCACACGCTGGCCCGGGAAATCAAGGATCTTGATAAGCGGGTCGAAACGCTGTTTAGCCTCTTTGAAATCCACATTGATAACTACGGCTACCAAACTCAAGCCGCTCACTAATCCTTTAACGCCTGTGTGGTTGGCTGAAAATATACTGACCACACAACGGAGATTTACACAATGTCAGACGAAACTTTTTACGACGAAGACAACCCGGATGCCGGTGTTACCATGCTGGATCTGCGTGAGGAAATCGACCGCAAGGCGATACTTTCTATCGAGAAGATTGTTGACCGTTTTGAGAAGAATTTTATTACCCGCCGTGAAGCATCTACCGGTATTAATGCTGTGTTTGATGCGGTACAGGGACTGGTCAGTTCAGAAATCGGTGAAGTGCTTAACACGGTTCTTACTGAAATCGATAAATCAGAAAAGGCAGACAAATTCCCGATGGTATTTGGTCACAAAGGCAATGTTGTGATCCTCAGACCGGATATGTTCAGCTTGACCCTGAACACCATCATGGTCAATGCCGGCGGTGGCAAAGCGGAAAAAGTAGAACCGTTTGAAAATGAGACTATGCTGCTGAAAGCAGCGGTAACGAAAGCCATGACGTTCAGCAAAAACGGAGCTGTGCGGTTATGATGCCGGCAAAGACAAAAATTGCTGTCGGCATTGACCTTGAAACTACCGGTCTGGAATATGCTGACGGACACCGTATTTTTGAGATTGCTATCTGCGCCCGTGATCTGCTTACAGGGGCGGCTGTTAAGGATCTCGTTTTACGGTTCAATCCACGGCGGGAAATATCAGCAAAAGCGCAGGAAATTACCGGGGTTAAGCTGGCTGATCTGGTCGCAGAGCCGCTGTTTGAAACCAAAGCGAAGTCGATAGCAACAATCCTGAATAACGCCTCAGTCATTGTCGCTCACAACGGGTTAGGGTTCGACAAACCGTTTCTGGATCATGAGCTGGGTCTGTGCGGTGAGCGTCTGCGTTCAAATCTGATCTGGATGGATACCATGCTTCACGGGTTATGGGCGACACAGGACGGGAAACGCCCTACCCTGCGTGAACTGGCATTCTCGCTGGGTTATGAGTATGAAGAGGAAAAAGCCCACGGGGCGCTGTACGATACTCAGCTTATGATGGATTGCTTTTTCACAGCCCGGAACAAATACGGTCTGTTTAAGATACCGGATGAGGAAATTCTTTTGGAAGATAAACTGTCTGAAATGAGCGGTATGTTTTAGTTATACGGATAGCCGTAAATATTTATGGCTATCCGTTAAATTCATCAGTAGTTTTGTAAATCTGTATACCAACTTTCTTTGCCTACAGTTTTAAAAATATTCTCTTGAGATTTTTCAAAAACGGCTTCAAGTTTGGTTCTGTTATTCACGAGTGTCCTACCTTTTTTTTCGCACGTAGATTGAAGTAAGTCCCTATTAATTATTGATATGGATTTATTTTTAAATAAACCTAATTTATGAAATAAAAAAACAACCGTCACGGCCTTTCAGCTTTGCCTTCCAACCGCTATCAGTTGAGAATCCATAAAATATATCACTGCTGTTTTTTATGTTTATGATTTTATCTAGGTTTTCTGTATTTGTTGGCAGCAAGTCTGTTGGTGTTTTTTCCGTATCATAACCTATCGTTAGTGAAATGTTTTCACCATCAAATTTTGTTTTTTCAACTACGCGGAGTATTTCAATATAACTTCTGAGTAAGGAAATTTTATTTTTTAACTTGTTAGCTTTATTGCTTGGCTCTTTACGACTTGCAAAATCATCATAATCATGGCGGTTAACGGAAAATGTCTTGACGAAAAAATCTCGTTCTTGTAATGCACCTTTTGATTTTGCATATTCAACAGCATCTATATATACGGTGTCATAAAATAGTGGCCATGTATTTAAATAACCTGTTTTTAATTCACTCCGTTCATCTGCCTTAGTTTTTACCACCCTGACCATAGATAATTTTGACAAATAGTATTTTATATTTTCTAGTGCTTTTTCTTTGTCTGTTAAAAAAAACAGAGGTTTTATCATAAACGGTCAATTTTTAACTCCATGAGGTTCTGATTATTTATCTATATTACAACATCAAACGAAATAGTTGCCTTGAGTTGTAATAATGTTGAGTTACATCACAAGAAATTGACAGTACGTAAATGGCTAAATAACCTTTTGATTTTCAGTGCCTGTTAAACCATCTTTTCCGCCTGTTTGAGTCGTCCATAATTAGTGCATCAAACGAAAACACTGATTACAGGAAAATGTAAAATGACTATGAACACCACCTCTGTTACTTCCGATAGCGGTCTTTCTCTCGATGAAATGATGGCACTGTTAGATCCGGTTAGTCCTGCTGAAATTGCAGACGAGCCTGTTGCAGAGAAAACCGGCGCTATGGCTGATCTTGATAGCCTTTCTGCACAACTTGATGCGCTTGACGCGGCAGTTGTTACGAAGCAGGTTTCAGCGGTAGAGGCTGTTATCCCTACGACCACTGTAGACAGTAGCGAGGATTTGGATGCGGTGCTGTCAAAACTATCTGATGATTTAGGCAGTGAAGAACCTGACCTGAATAAGATTATTGAGCCTGAACCTGAGCCGGAAGAAGCAAAGGCAGAATCTGTTGCAGTTGCAGCAGCTGTTGTTGATCCGGCTGATGCTCCTGTTTACACAGTTGCAGCAAAGCCACGCCGTAAACGCAAGGCTGCTGCTGAAACAGGCGGGTCTACTGAGCCGGCTAAACCACGCGAACCGCGCAGTAAAATGAGCCTTGATGATCTGACTGACGAGGACTGCGGAAAAATCGGCGTTGATAAAGCGGCGCTGGTTGAGGCATACGAAAAATGTCCGGTAAAGGCGAAAGATAAAGTCGTCAATCTGATCCAGTGGGCGGTCAAAGGCAATGAACTGTCAGTCTATACGCAGTTGTGCATTGAGAACCTGATCAAAAATAACACCTCAACGTCTGAAATGTTCCGTCTTCACATGATGAGCAACCCGACACGTCCATATCCGGCAGCGACGGCTGGTTCTCAAGCGGGTCAGTTAATGGCGGTTCTGCCGGCACTAAATATCGCAGATCGCGTCGGTAAAAATCTGACGCTTAAAGCTGACAGCCCTATCGTCAAATTGTTCGTCTCACAAATGGCAGCGTAACGCCAGAATCGACTCAGGGGAGCGTATTGTGTAGTAGCAATACGTTTCCTCATCTTGTATCTGAAATCCTCTCAGAATTGCATACAGACACTCTACCGGACTTTTAAAACAATGCTTGCTGATCGATCCGGATGTTATAAACTCAATTCTTTTAATAGGTATTTAGGTACGTATGGGAACGACAACGACAGAAACATCCAGAAAAAGGGACAAATCACTAAAAGACCTGTGGCGAACGCCAGGTTGGTGTGTCACGGCAATACAGAAGTTATTGGCGCTGACTTTTGATGTGGATGTTGCCTGTAACAAAGATAACGCGCTTTTCCCGAATTACATCGGTCTGGAAAAAAATGCGCTGATATCCGAATGGGGAGCGTCGGACACGAAAGCGTTTCTGAACCCACCCTACTCCAAAATTGAGCCGTGGATTCACGCTGCTGTCCGGGAGCAAAGTCGAGGCGTGACAACCGTAATGCTGATACCGCAGTCCATCGATACAAAGTGGTATCTGCTGGCACGGGAACACGCTAACGAGGTTGTTTTCATCGTTGGTGGCCGGATAGCGTTTCTGGAGCCGGACGTTATGCTCGGATTCAAGGAGAGTCGTGAGAATACCGGCGGAAGCATGCTGGTGGTATTCCGTGGCTATTCTGGCGGTGTGGGCTGTATCAGCCGCGAAGTCGAAATAAACGTGATGAAAAAGCTGGGCGGGTATGTTCCGCCAGTCAGAGCAAAAAGAGTACCAAAGAAGAAACCCAAAAAAGAGTGTGCCGCTGTGTAACAACGCAAGCCGTGTTCCCATAATATATATTTAGATCTTTATTGGTTTTTCCTTATAAAAATCTCTTTAAATACTATCGGAGCACGGCTTACGAGAATCACTGCGGTTCGATAATAACTGCGGAGAAAATTTATGACGGAAACCGTAAATGTAGTCGCTTTTGTTGAAACCCCGTTCACGGAAAATGTCCGTGATCGCCTACAGGATAAAATGAAAAGTTTTGAACTCGCGGAATGGGCGTTTCAGTGTATTGAAACCGGTGAGAACAAAGACAACATGCGGCAGCTTGTCGGCGTTCTGGTGAATGAGGTGTTTGCACAAAGGAAATTGATCACTGACATGTGCAGTATTGGTAAATAACACATACGGTGTAGCGGGTTGGGCGCCCAACCCGCATTACTAAACTATGCTAAAACAGTATCATCTCCGAGGGTTGACGATGATGCCGGTTTTGGTTTTGGTTTCAAACCTTTCACACCGTCAGCTATGACGGTTTTATATTCAGTTATACCTGTAAGATACTCAACTTGCTGCAACGCCTTGCTCAAGTCAGCAAACTCATTACCAGTGCTGTTTACTCTTGCAATTTCAGTAACAATTTCACCGACAGAGTAACCATTTTTTTGAGCCTTTTTCAAGGCGCGAACCTCTTTTCGGAGGGTTGAAGTTTGGGTTTCTGGTAAAAATCTCATTTCATTTGACCTTTTACTTATTTGACACAGAATTCTAAACGGGGGCAGTGGCTATGACCCGTTTACTCCTAATCAGATGAGTATCTGACTTCAAGATGTAATAACAAAGGTTCGCTGATTACACAATAAATCCTACAGAAAAAGCGTGTTTTCTACCCATTTCTGCATGGAAAGTGTTCGTTGTGCTTGCTTTGTGAGCTGGTTAGGTTTTGAACGTAAATGTCTTATTGACCTTATGGTGGCATGTATTACGGAGCTTGTGGCTTTCCGGTCTTTATACACAAACATCATAGAAATCATGGGTGATAAAATACAGGCATCAGATATGCAGAACCTCTTTTGGGCGGGTCGTCCCGGCATCCATACAGCCTAAGTAGTGTGTGGTAATCGTTCACACCGGCAATAGCATGGTTTGTTATTACTTCGCTGCCACCATCTCCTGCTTTATCCTCGGTCAAAAGTCATTCGCCTGTAAGTTTCCGCATTTGTCACTGGTCATGAGCGCCGTTTTGATTGTTTTCAGGGGAGGATGCGCTAACACCTAACCATCATCACCGTTTACTGCATAATATGCGGTATTTATGCAGTCATAGAGTGATTACCAGCGCGATGATAATAGTTACATTGCATTATTTAATCAATAAGTGAATACATACCTTGTGATTATCGATTGCAATCTGAGCCGACAACTTGATCGCCGCTTATAAGGCGGAGAATTGTTTTATGGATGATTGAAAGGATGGGATTTTGAAACTTGTAGTAACAGGTCACAGGCTGAATAAACTCGGGTATGGGCGATTCGATCAGTTTTTGTGTGACACGCTGGCGGAGGTGTATCTTAAATTCCTCAACCCGGAAGTCGTGTACACCGGCGTTGCTTTGGGGTGGGACACCAATATTGCCAGAGCCTGTATATCTCTTGGTATACCGTTTATTGCCGCCGTACCGTTTGCCGGCCAGGAATGTAGATGGCCGGATCAGGCTCAGGCCGAATACCGGCGAATTTGCGACGCCGCCGAAAAGGTAGTGGTTGTTTGTGCCGGCAGTTACTCCCCTTTCAAGATGCAGGCCAGAAACGAATACATGGTGGATCGCGCCGACAAGGTTTTGGCACTGTTCAATAAAACAACCGGCGGGACGTTTAACTGCGTGAGATACGCTAAAAAGACAGGAAAAGAGGTGATTAACGCTTGGCGTGAGTATGAAATATTTCATTAAATAATGCTGGTGGTATGCAAATACCTATTGAATTAAAAATGTAATTGAGTCATATTAATCCTGTCACGGGATGGACGCATAATGGCGGAAGCCATTTTTACTCAGGACGAGTAAACCGGGTGAGTTGAGTCCGGTATATCCAGACTCACTCCCCAACCTGTTATGCGGGTTTGCACGACACATTGCCATAGCTCCCCTGAAAGCCCACTACGCCACGGTGGGCTTTCGCTTTTCCAGAGGTGACTAAATGTTCTCAAAATTATTCAATTTCTTTTTCGGCAAAAACACATCACGCAGTAATCAAACAGCCAAAAATGACCGCCGGTTATCATCAGGTCTTTACGGTGGCAACAACCGCTTCCGTGCCTCATCAAATTCACAAGGTACGTCCAGCCGCTCGCATCATATCGACCCCCTTTCTGACGATTATATCATTCATACAACAAGCACCAGCAGCACCAGCAGCACATCACCTCGCAGCTTCTCCTGTGATTCGTCCTACAGTGACAGTGACAGCAGTAGCTACAGCGGCGGTGATTCAGGCAGCAGTAGCTGCGATTAATCGAATAAAAGGAAAGGAAAATGCAAGAAGTAACGGTTGATCAGGTACATGAATTTTTGAAGCAGCACTACAAACATGACCGGTTTGAAGGGCGTAACACGGAAACGTGGGGTATTGATTATTCAATGACGGTAGCGGCCGGCGTGACAAAACAACTGAATCACGGCATTTACTCCCTGATCTCACACCATGATTCCAAAACCGGCGAAGCGGTCTGGTTTAACCACAAATTGATCGCTCAGGATAATCCGCCGAGCAGATGGTGGAAGTCTGCCAACCCGAAAGATTACCTGTACGGCGCTTACATCCACACTGATGGCTGCGGGAATTGCGGTGCGGAATTTACCGGCCCGAAGCACGCTGATATCTGTTACGAATGCGTTCTGGAGAGTTAAGGCAATGACATTATCAGAAATCTATGGCGCTTTTGCTGTTGGTCTGACCGGCGTTGCCGCCTGGAAAACTGGTTTTTTTCTTGTATGGCAACTGGGTTATAAGCGGCTGTACAGAAAAGTTTCGTTCAGAAAGCAGAGCTTTGACGCTGCTCTACAGGTGCTTATCCGTGCCGGTGAAAAAGTGAGTCAGAAAACGATGGAGCAGGTAAAAATCTCCTATTCAGACGACTCATATTCGATTTACTCAATCGGGGAATCAGCAGATCAGCTTGAGAGAGTCCTCAGCGGGTTTAACCGGCTGTCCGACGAAGACAAGGTAAAGCTGGATGCCGTGATGAAAGAAATCAGACCGTTTGAATCAGAGGTGAAACATTGAAAGCGAAGCGCGGTTTGATCCTTAATACTTTTCGTTACCTGTATGCCTTTACGTTCATCGTACCGTTGTATGTTGTTTCGGTATGCCTGTATTACCCGTCTAAGGCGGCAATCGCGGTGTTTCATTTCTTTCACCGCAACGGCATGAAAATCTTCTTCGAGCGTAATTCAGATCTCTGACATGCCTTTCAGTGCTGGTTGCTCACCTCGCCAGCACTGTCATCATATCCATATCGAAAAATGAAAGAGAAATCCCATGATAGACCTGATTAAGAAGTCGCGTGACTTTGCAGAAAAAGCACATGCCGGCCAAAAGCGGAAGTACACCGGTGAGGATTACATCACCCACCCTGTTCATGTGGCGCAGATCGTCGGTGGTTTCGCCGGCTCGACGCAGGAAATGACAATTGCCGCTTTACTGCATGATGTGGTTGAGGACACTGGTGTAACACTGAGTGAGATCCGTCTGAATTTCGGCGATGAGGTGGCAGAGCTGGTTCACTGCCTTACCAATATCCGTTTTACCGAAAAACAGAAAGAATCAGTATTTAGCCGCCCGCGACGTTACGGTATGAACGCGGCGAAGATTTTCTTTCAGGATAACCGCGCTGCAAACACGATTAAAATCGCAGATATGATGAGCAACCTCAGCAATGTCTTTGATCATGACCGGAAGTACGGTACACGGTATCTGGCTGAGAAAACATATCTGTGCGACAACATTATCAGCCGAAACTGCAATCCTGCTGCTGTTCACGAGTTTTACGCTCTGGCTTCCCTGCTTTACGACGATTTAAATCAGGACGAAAAGACCCGTTACGGAATGCACTACAACACTCTCGATAACGCGACCAAAGATGAAATCCTTCGCCGCGACCCGATGGTTACTGTTTCATACTCTGCTGCTGTTGGCTTGAAGCCGGCAGAGCCAGTCTTTAAATCAGCAAAAGACCTGCAACCGAATGATGTGATCAACATTATTGGCGGCTGGTATCGCGTTCGTTATATCAATTACAGACCATACGAAATTTCGGTACAGCTACAGCGTAAAGAGCATGAACTGTCGCCGTTACTGGATCAGACCTGCATGACTCTTTCGGTTGACCGTAATCTGAATGTTCTTTTCCCTGTTGAGGTTAGCAATGAAAGTAAAGACACCGTTTAACCCCAGCAAACGCGCCGAATGCCGTGTGAAAGATCCGGTTCCGGCTCCGACGAGCTGTCACTACTGCTCAGGCAATGTGGCGGTCGCCAGTAATGATTGCATTTACGGTCGTGAGTATGGTGTATGGCCGTGGGTGTATCTCTGTGGATCTTGCGGTGCGTATGTTGGTCTGCACCCGTTCACGGCTATTCCGTTGGGGTCACTGGCTGATTATGAAACCAGAGAGGCGAGGAAACACAGTAAACGCTATTTCAGCAACCTGCTTACTGTACGTAACCTAAAACGTAGTGACGGTTATAAGATCATGGCTGATGAAATGGGTATAGACCGGTCGAAATGTCACTTCGGTATGTTTGATATCGAAATGTGTAATCGTGCCGCAGATGCGTGTGAAAGATTGTTAAAGGTGCAGCAATGAAGTTCAAGCCAGAAACTCTGATGGATATGGCGGTACTGGTATCACGCGAATCAAAGTGCGTTAAGTATCAGGTTGGCTGTGTTATCGAGAAAGACGGCAGGATTATCGCCACCGGCTGCAATGGAACGCCAGCCGGTGCGTTAAACTGCTGTGATGTATCAGCGTCGAAAGGCTGGGATATGTCAAAATCAGCAGACCGGCTCAAGCATCGTGAATGGTCGGATGTGAACGAGATCCACGCAGAAATGAACGCCGTCATGACAGCCAGCGAAAGCGTCAAAGGCGCGAACGTTTATGTCACCGTCGAGCCGTGTAACCAGTGTGCGAAAAATCTTGTCCAAGCGGGTGTAAAGTCGGTCACATTTATTCAGTCAAAAAGCGGCAGTGGTGTGTTTATGAGTAAGCATGGCGTTAGTGTATATGGTATAAAAACATGTTTGTTAATTGGTTAATCCGCTAGTATTATTTTTGTGAATTTATAATAACTTTGAGGTAATTATGAATAGTGTTGATTTTTGGGGGTTATTAATAGGTAATGGCGCTATATTCACCGCCGTAGCTGTAGCGCTTAAATTTTTGAATGACAAAAATACGGCAAAACAAATAGATAAAGCGATTAGTAGTTTACATAATTTATCAGAATCTCAAATTGCTAGTGTTATACAAGATAATATTAAAATTTATGAAAATAGAAAGTTTGTTGAGCAACAAATTGTAACGGGCAATATAGCGCACATGCGTCAGGCGTGGATTATTGATCTAAGAACAAAGTCTGCTGATTTTCTTGATAAATCTAGATATTGCCGCATTATTTTGGAAAGAATACTGAGGATAAAAGTCAGTTATAGGGACGTATTTTCTGAAGAAATAAATAATGAGATTAATGATTTAAAAACTAAGTTTGAAAACTCAATTTTATCCATAGGTGGTATAAGCTCGTATATTGATTTATTACTTCCATTCGCATTTAAAAATAAAGAGAGAGAAAAAGATGAACTTGAGGCTGAAAGTGTAAGGGAAGATATGCTTTCTATTGCAGGTAAATTATACGAAATTTATAGTTTAATTGATGAGGATGACGAACTGGTCACAAGAAATATTGAAGAAATATTACAACTGGAAATTTCCATGACCGAGCAACTTAAAGCATTACTTTATAAAGAATGGAAGGTAACCAGTAGCCTTCAAGCGTTGAAAGAAATATATAAGTAGTAATATATCAATGTGTAAATGCCGTCATTAAATAATTATCAGCCTTTTGCGATGTGAGACAATAACATCAATGAGAAAACGAAATTATTTACATGGCGGTATAAACAATGAGCACAGCATTAACCCTTTCCACTCCGCATTTAGATTTCTCCGGTAGTGACTTTGTTTTCCGCGAGGAAATGAATCAGATCCGCAACGTGATTTCAGACTTTCAGGCCGAAATAAAAGAGCGTGAGATGCTGCATTCAATTCTGTTCGCCGGTGATCGCGTTACCAAAATAAACAATCTGCTGGATGAGGCGGCAAAGCCGGGTGAACACAGGCACGGCTCATACCGTCTGCCATACCACATTGACCTCGATTACGTTCGTGGCAACCTGAGAGCCAAATACTGGCAAAAGGTTGTTGATATGACCAACGTCCTGCAACTGATGCCGGCAAAACGCCGTGATGAGTGGAGACGGCAGTTTATCGAGGGGAAAGTCACTATGGATAAGCCAGATCCGTACTGCGGCAGCATGCGGTCTGTTGTCGAGTATGTCGGCGTGCCGGAGTTCAGCGAGGACTCGGTGTTTCCCACCCTGCTTGCGTTGCTTAATGAGCGAAACGTATTCCTGAATGAGCGGGTTTACGGGGTGTTCTGCGCTCTGAGTCCGAAACACAAAACGAACAAAAGCTATGGTTTTTCTGAGCGTCTTATCCTTACGGATGTAATTAGTGACCGCTGGTATGACTCTATTTCGACAACCAGTTACCGTGAGGACAGCATTGACGACCTGCGGATGGTACTGCGGTTTTTCGCACACGGTAGCTTATCAAGGGTAGAGCGTTTGCAGACTGTCCTGAGCGCGGTATACCGTGAAGATGCAGAAAACCATAACTTCGGTAAGTGGGTATCGATAGACGGCAATTTGCTCCGGGTGAAAATGTTTATGAATGGCAACCTGCATATCGAGATCCATCCTGATGTTGCGTGGAAACTTAATGAGGTCTTGGCAGCATCACTGCCGTATGCCATTCCGACCGAGTTCCGCAGTACGCCGGCAAACCGCCGTGTTGTTAAAGATTTCGGGGAGATCCTGACGCCTATCGATGATGAAGTGATAACTCTGATCACGACCCTGGACGGCTCAGAATATGAATTTACGGCTTCTCACTACCATTGGGACAGCGCAAAGGCAGATACAAAGGCGGAGTTTGTTGAAGTCATGAAGAAACTCGGTGGATTCCCCGGCAAGCACAGCAGCGCATGGTGCTTCCCCTACCCGTTCAGTGAAGTGAAAAACTACATCACCAGAAGCCGCTGTATGCCGGAACAGAAATCACACCAATTCTATCCGACACCTGAGCCTATTCAGCGCGTGGTGGCAGATCTGATTGAGTTGCAGGACGGCGATAGACTGCTTGAGCCGTCAGCAGGACGCGGTGATTTACTCACGTTTATCGACGCACCGGATCAGACAACCTGTATCGAGCTGTCACCGATATTCTGCAAAATCCTTGAGTCGAAAGGCTACAAAGCTACAAATGGTGACTTCCTGAAATGGTCAGACGAGAATACCGGCGTTGAGTTCGATAAAATCGCCATGAACCCGCCATACTCAGAGGGGCGTGCCAAGGCACATGTAGAGGCTGCGATACGCCACCTCGAACCGGGCGGGCGCTGTGTGGCAGTTATGCCGGGAAGTGAACGGATGCAGTGGCTGGATGCCGGGCAGTACAGGGTTGAAGACTGCGGAACGTTCAGCGGGGAGTTTGAAGATACGGGTGTAACTGTGAAAGTTTTCAAAATCGTTAAGATGTAACATTTTTAAGGGATAAAATAATATATAATTTTAAGAAAATAGCATATTGGCATGATATATGGTGATTACTGTGAATAAAATGATTGTAGGTATGAGTGTGGCTTTGTTGTCTTTTTGCACAATTGCAGAAGAAATAAAATGTGAGCCTCATAAATCGGGAATTTTAAAATTTGCTAGTGGAACAGATATCGTCGAGAAAATGAGTTTCCATCAATACCTTGATAGTAATATATATAAAGTGTCTGGGAACAAGGATCCGTCGGAAAATTATGATGAAAATAAGGCAATTTTCTGTCAGGCTGCTGATGTTAAGGAAAAAAAAGAATGTGGGGATCTCATAAGTAACTGTATTTCTTGGTATGGTAATTTGTCAAAAAATGAGAAAGATGAATTAATATTTAGACATATAGCTAGCTATTTGGATGCTTTATCGAAAAGTTAAGATATTTATAATATCTAGTTCGGTAATTTTTATTGTGCATATCAGCAAATTGCTGAGAACTATTGGTAATGTTCGTCTCTGTACCAAAATGCATATAAAAGTATTTGAGTCTACGGATTGATGCTGACTTTTTTGAACAGTGATCCCAGAGAGTGATAATTATGGATATAAAAACGGATATCTGTACATGGCTGCTTAAACAGCAGGAATGGTTCCAGGTTCTTGCGGAAAATCTTATCGCTAAAGGTAGTTTGTCAGTTGAAGATATCAACTGTATAGTTGCTTTGATTAAAACTCCAGAAGGTCAAAGTGTTACGAAGAATCGAACATTTGATGGACTTGCATCTCCGGAGGCAAATGACGATACTCTCCGGATCATCAAAATTGATACAGTTCGAGGAATCGAAAATCTCGCTCCTCGTATACCTCTTGACTTTGGTACAGGTAATCTCACAGTTATTTATGGCCACAATGGTTCAGGTAAATCTAGTTACACTCGGGTGCTGAAACGTGTATCAGGTAAGCCTCGAGCCGCCCCATTAAAGCCAAATGTCTTTCAGCCGACGCCACCCGAACAAAGTTGTCATATTACGTGGGAAATAAATGGTGTTAGTGAGAGTGAAAGCTGGACATCCAATAGCGCCGCTATCAATGCTCTTAAGGTGATCGATATTTTTGACACTGATGAGGCTCAACATTATCTCACTCAAGAAAGCACCGCTACCTATATTCCAAGTGTAGTGAGTTTTTTTTGAAAAATTAGCCCAGTATACAAAAATTATTCGTGAAAAACTTAGCAGCGAGCAGGGATTACTAGTGAGCCAACTTCCTATGCTTCCTGACTCTTATCGGCGCTGTATTATCTCTGGGAATTATAGCGCATTAGGAGGTGTCAGCGCCGAGAATATCTCGATAATGACCAATTGGTCAGATGTCGATGAACAGATGCTGAAAGTACTAAATGAACGACTCAGTGTGCAAGATCCTACTGAACACGCTCGACAAAAATTGGCTCTACGTACCTCTGTTATACAAATCATAACCAAACTGGAACAAACGGCACGTGCGTTTAGTGTATCTGGTATCGATACAATTCGAGCCTTGAGAGCTGATGCAAGGACAAAACGTATTGCCGCACAGGAAAGTCAAAAAATTAAAGATGGTTCTCTTGAGGGGGTTGGTACTTCGACATGGAGAGCTATGTGGGAAGCCGCTCGGATATATTCACAGCTGCCTTATCCCGATGTAGCGTTTCCTGTTACAGCCGGAGCGAGCTGTTTGCTTTGTAATCAGGAACTATCCGCAGAGGCGCAACAAAGGTTAGTAAATTTTGAAGCATTCGTGCAATCCCGTATCGAGATCGAGGCTAACGCGGCAGAAGATTATTATGTGCGTGCACTCAGTAATTTAATGGTTTCTCCTTCCACGTCTGAGATTGCTACTCTTTGCGCTGGTGCTGCCCTCCCTGACCAGTGGAAGGAGTACTTGTCAAGTATATGGACCTTAGCATCAGCTTCTCGTCAATCATTAATTGAACACGAAGCGATTCAGAATGCGCAACCAATACCTGATTTGAGTGATGCGATAACAAAATTAATTGTATATCGCGATAAACTTCAGGGTGAAGCTGACCAATTTCAAAAGGATGCTGCTGGATTTGACAAAGCTAAAGCGATACTGGACAAAAATGAAGCAGAGGCTCGTAAGTGGGTCGCTAGTCAAAAAGAATCAATTGAGGCTGAATCAGTTAGGCTTAGAAGATATGACGACTACGATAAATGGATAGGATTTACCAATTCCCGTTTTATTTCATTAAAATCTACTGATGTAACTCAAAAAGTAGTAACGGACGCCTATGCCGCGAGGTTTAATCAGGAATTGAGAGCGCTAGGAGCCGGCACTATTCAGGTTGAGCTTGTGAAAATCAGGACTGAAAATGCGAAGGTTTTACACCAGCTACAATTGATTGGCGTTCAGAGAGATAAGCCGCATAACGTTCTTAGTGAGGGGGAAAGGCGAATTATTTCGTTAGCGGCATTCTTAGCTGACGTAAGTGATAGGCCAGGATCTGCTCCATTTATTTTTGATGACCCTATTTCTTCACTGGATCATGATTTTGAGTGGCATGTTGCGAAGAGATTGGTGGAGCTTGCAAAATCTCGTCAGGTTATTATTTTGACACACAGATTGTCTCTTTTTGGTGTAATAGAGGATTTGGCTAAAAAAAGAAGGCGATGTGTGGAAAAAACAGCATCATCTCTCTATATGTATCGAATCTTACAACGGTGTCGCCGGCCAACCAGCTGATCAGGCTGCTTGGAACGCAAATACTAGATCAGCTAATAATATTCTTCTAGAAAAATTGAGTAAGGCTTTCCAGATTGGTGAAGAACATGGAGCAGAAGCATATCGTGGGCTAGCTCAAGGCATTTGTAGTGATTTTCGAAAACTTATTGAACGCTCTGTTGAAGAGGACTTACTTAATGGGATTGTTTTACGGCACCGCCGAGGCATTCAAACAGATGGGAGGCTTCAGCATATACCAAGTATTTCTTTAGAGGATTGTAAATTAATCGAAAGTCTGATGACTAAATACAGTTGTTTCGAACACAGTCAATCAACCGAAGTGCCTATTTTCATCCCTGAATTTTCAGAGTTGCAAGCTGACCTCACTTGTTTAAAGGAATGGCGCGAGCAACTTAAAAAGCGGCGGACACAATAGAAATATAGTGACTAAAACCACCTCAGCGTTGACGTTTTCTATAAGTGCGAATTGACTATCATTTAAAGCCTCTTTTTGAGGCTTTTATCGTATATAAATCAGATAGATATAGATGTATAAGGATTGCAAAGTCATGATCAACGAATAGTCAACGAAAAATTGACTTTTGAGGGGCAAAAAATTGACCATTTCGCAAAGACATTCTTACAGAGATTCCGGCGATATATCCGAGGAAAAACGAAACCGGAGCAATTCCCAAAACGTAGAATCAGGCAGTCCGGAACAATCAGAATATCCAGCCCAAAACAGCGAACCATAAACCCCAAATCTGGAGAGGAAACAGACCAAAGGCAAAACGAAACCGGAGAGTAATCAGCAGGAGCAATATCGAACCAAAGAGACAACCGCCCTGCCCCACCAATTCCATTCCCAAAGCAATCCCTGAAACAACCCAACCTGATTACCACAGGCAGACCAACCCAATATTTCAAGGCAACCTGATTAACCCAGGCAATCCCAAAGAGTAAACAATCCAGCCAGTTTCCTGATACGTCATTAAGGTATACACGGAGAAAACAACAGAGTGTCAAAACTAACGGGAAAGCCCAAACGTCAACCATTACGATAAGGAAAGCAAGTAAATAACAAAACTACGGCAATAACTAAATAAGATAAATAATCAACACGTCAACGATAACGACAACACGAAAATGACAGCATTTAAATAACGCCAGAAATAACGGGAACAAGACCATCACCCAAAGGAATACCAGTAGAGCCAATAAGACAACAAAGACAATCCCTGAGCATACAGATAGGAATACACGCGGAACAATACAGCCATAGAAAGCAGCAGTAATCAGCAAAGCAACAGAAGCATATCCCTGTAGTAAAGCACCTCAGAAAGAAGCCACCTGAACAGTAGCAGGAGAAGCAGTAAAGCTACACTCCGGAAGCAGTCATACAGAGCAGTAAAAGCAGCAGGTGTGACAGTACGTAGAGCAGCAGTAGAGACAGCAGATATAAGGGTGGCGGGATTGGAGAGGGCGCGAACCTTTACCGTAGAAATTACCCGGCTTGCCTCGCCTGACCGATCTCCACCTTAAAATCAGCCCTGCGGTGAACGCCCTGCGGCTGGAAACGGCGAAAGGCTGGAAACGGGGAGAGGCTGGGTTCGGGAAACGGGGAGAGGCGGGGCACCTGTACTGGCGGATAAGGCATACACGCGGCTTTACCTGCTCTGCCTTAAAATCCGGTGCGGCGACTCCTGTCCCTGTCCGGTAGGCAATTAGGTTGGAATGCGACTGCGCTGCCCCGGCTGCGAAAAGAAGTTGGGTTTGCCTGAACAGCACACTCGCTGAGAATAGTTTACCAGAGGGGCGCAGGGGCACGAAGTGAAACAGTGAGGCATCAGCAGTGAAACCACGGCAGATAAAGCCGGAGGCTCCCTGCGGCGCAACCAGCCCTGCGGCGGATAGATTGTTCTGCCCTACGGCAACCTGCGGCGTGTTTCGCAGAGCATTGTAAAAAGTGCTCCCGAGTGAACGAACGCAGACTCACTGAAAAGGTTCGCATATACCAGATAATATTCTTAAATACCTTATTTGTAATGTTTACAGCCTCATCAGAAGTGCGAAAATAACTTCATTAACGAAATGGCGATAATTGCTAATTGGGGGAAATAAGATGGGCTACTTATTTACTGTGGACACTAAAAGTGAAGATTGTTACGTCATGGTCTGCAACAAGCAGACCCGCGCAAAGTTGGTTGTTCGTGTCAATCAGCGCGGAGTCTTGTCCAACGTGTTCCAGATTGGAGATATCGCCATTGATCAGCAGGAAGTGATCACGATGCTGCCTGTACTGATGAAAGAACGTGAGGATTTAGATATTGAGCTGGGAGAAAGCAGGGCAGATTGGAATAGCTTCAACCTCAGTGCGCCAACAATGGGTTTGGTAGAACGTGAAGTTCAGGTGTTTTATACAGTGGGTGATTTGCACGTTGGCGGTGATGGTCTGACCCGTATCGGGTCGGATTAAAACAGTAATTTAAAGGACTGTACAACAGGTGAAAACCTGTTTTTTGGGAGAGTGTTACCTGCGGCACTACCATACTAACTTGTCAGGGATTTCTGATATTCTCATTTGAACCGCAGGTAACGGAGCGCATTATATTTAATTGATAATAGTTAACAAGTAAAAATGCGTATCATTCTAACTGTTTGATCATAAAGTGATCATGTTGAATAAAATCCAGTCTAGCGCTTGTTAAGAAAATAACATCAATAAGAAAATGCCTTGAATAAGTAAATGACGCAGGTAAGATAATAACGCCAATGACGGCAATATAAAAACAAGGTAAATAATCATGGAACAGATTAACCGCAGCGATTTAGTCTTTGACCTGTTTTACGGTTCCCGTAAGAACGAAACCACTGGCGACCGCATCGCAGAAATCACCGCTGTCGTTCGTGACCGTATGAACGGCAAAGATGTGACCACCGCCGTATTCCGCCGTATCACGGACGCGCAACGCAAGAAAACCTATGAGTTAGGCGAAGTGCGTATGCTGTTAGGTAAAGACGCATTCTGTACTGCCGTGATCGAGCACTATCGCAAAAACCCGCAGGCGCAGTTTGATAATCTCATGACAGAGGTTTCTGAGTTCCTTGAGAGCGGCCTGAATAACTCAACCTGGATCGGAACGTTCGGTCTGCGCGTTATGGGTGATATGGATGTGTCGCTGCATCTGCTGGAAGAGATTCTGAGTATTGCCGGCAAGAAACCCGAAGCGGCATAATACGGTAAGCTGAAATTACGAAAGGCGCTGACTTGCACTCAGTGCCTTTTTTTTTATTCCGCCAAAGCCTGTCACGATTTCTTTTACCCCTGATCGCTGGTGGCAAAATGCATCCATCAAAACGAGAACGAGTAAAAAGGAATACAGCGCATGACCAGTTTAATCACCACTAACACACATCCAGTGATTCATGAAGCGCGTGAAATTGAGCGTGGTGACGTTATCATGTCAGTTAGCATCTCCGGATCTGAATTTGAGCTGGTGGAAGAAGAAGTATACCGCCGTGGCGAGAGCACACCGGTTGATACACGGATTGCGCTGATCCGGAAAGTGTGGAACGGAACGGCAAACGTCACTGCGGTCGCCAAACACTTTCCGATTTCAGATCGGGATAATGCGATTAATGAATTTGTCACCCTCAGCCAGTGGGCTATCGCAGAAATGGCAGTGCGGAAGAAAAGCGCATAACAGAATTATCGGGGGTGGCATGAATTTCAGGTTAATTGAAATGCTGTGCAGACAGGGATGTTCATTAGGTCTTTGATTGGGCGTTTTGCCTGCTCCAGCCGCTGCGGAAACGTGGCGGTTTTTTATTGTGCCTGCAAAACTTCAATGCCGCGCTCCCATAATATTTAAACAGATTCTACTTAATTACTTATTTTCACCGCCTGATAACTGATATCAATATGCAACGGTTATAAACAAGATAATCAATAAAAATAGGAAAATAACTAATCTACGAAAACAACCAACGGTCGCCACACAAAAACAGGACTAGCTGCGGCACTGTCAGATATCTGTTGTTTACGTTATGTAAACATGCTACGATGTTCACATATTGTAAACTATGGTGGTGTATGCACGTCATATCAAAACTTGTATTTGTGGAAGCTGCGGAAACGTATCCTAAACATAAATCATCAATACTGAGTACGTATAAAATTTTGGCAGGCGGGGACTTCAACGACCCGCAGGAAATGAGGAGAGTGTTTTCAACTCTGGATAATTTCAAATACAGGGACAAATGGTGGGTGATCGATATCGCCGGAAACCATTTAAGGCTGATAGCGTATATCAACTTCACGAACAAACGGTGTTTTGTAAAGCATATCGTCACCCACAAGGAATATGACCAGTTAACGAAATACTACCGGGAAAACAAAGAATGAATACTATCATCCAAAAGAACGCCATTGCCGCAATGAACAGTGTCATGCAGTCAATACCGTTTCTCGGCGGGGACAGCTCAGAACAAGCCTATCGTGAGGCACTGGTTTTCGTTGAATACCTGATCGAAAACGACGAATCAAGCCCGCTGATTGATCTGCTGACTATCAAAATTCAGGACTATGAAAACGCAGGTGAGAAATTCACTGCATTCCAGAAAGAGGTCGATGATATCCCTACGGGCGTGGCTGCGCTGAAAGTATTAATGGAGCAGCATGGCCTGAAATACACTGACCTTTTTAATGAGATTGGTTCTAAATCTCTGGTCAGCCTGATCATGTCAGGTAAACGTATGCTGACTGTAGGGCACATCAAAGCCTTATCTGCCCGGTTCCATGTAAAGCCGGAACTGTTTTTCTCCTGATACACACAATCAGATAAAGGCGACCACCGGTTGCCTTTACATACCCACCTTTGTTTTACAGGCAGTACCAACCTCTTTTTGTCAGGCAATCACGGATACTAAAGTTAGTAGGCACTTGTACGTATTTGTTTACCTATCACGGTAAATGCTGTATTTTCTCGCCGACGTTAATCGCTGTTACCCCTGTTTTGTAATGGCACAATTACATCATTAAGAAAAACAAGTAAATTACATAATGGAGTAAACAACATGCGACCTAACGCATTCAGCCACAGCAGCAACGAAACCTTTTTTATTGACCACGCAGCCTTAGATCGCGAAGTTGAACTGGATAAGCAAATTGAAGAACAACGGCAGGAAAGCCGTCGTCACATGCAGTTAAAACTGCGGATCGCGGATAAGCGCCGCGCAGAGCTTGAAACCCATAAACATCCGTCAGCCTGTGAAAAGTTGGTACAGCACCTGTGTCTGTTAGATAAGACAGTTGTGTATTCAAACGGTACTGAGCTGTTTACCTTAAACAAAGATTTTAGCCGTAACCTTGTGACGTTGTAGCCTTGTGTGAAGTGTGTGGAAACCAAATAGCGGGTGACTCCGCTGCAAAGAAAGCCTCGCGTAAAACCGGGGTTTCTTTTTACGCCAAAAAACGCCGCAGGGAAGTAAGCGGAGAAAGTCAGAGCACGCCGACGGGAACCGCAGGGGAGCGGTGAGAAAAGGGAGCCGACGGCAAATCGGGAAACGGGCGGTCGCCGGGAAAGGGGAAAGGGTCGCATCAGGTAAAAGAACGAAACGCTGGAAATCGCAAATAAGGGCTGTTCTCAAATGAGGGACAGCCTCAAATAAGGGCTATTCTCAATTGAATTTGCTGCCATAGCCAGTCATAAATGACAAGTAATTTCTTGATTTATTTTATTTGTGATCCTCGCTATCTGTAAAACGGATTAACACTATAAGCCATTAAGCCAGCCAGACAACGCAAAACAGAACGGGCGTAACGGGTGGAGATACAAAGCGCTAAAACACGCTGTAATCAATTCTGAGCCATTTTTCTATAATCTAATATGGTTTGTTATTTGTAGTAATAAAACTGCGTATAATCGCTTACAAGTGGATTAAAGTAATAGTCTGATACTTTAATCAATGCACTTAACGCCATATAAGCCAATACAAGCGATTAATAAGATCAGATTGTGGGATGATTCAGCAGATGCTTGAAAAGCGTTTACAGCGTGATTGGTGGCATTTATAGCGCGGATCGTGCGGAGTGGTGACATACCAGAAAAAAACAAAAAAAATCCGCTGGCAAGTGCCAACGGATTCATAATTTTGTGATTCAGATTACGCAGCAATTAACAGATTTAATTCCTCTTGCGTCTCTTTATCTTTGGTGAATACAGATTTTAAATATTTGACTAACTCATTATCTGTATTCACTTTAAAATCTGCATATCCTAATGATAATTTTCCGCCAACATGCTCAACTAATCCGAGACGCTGACACAATTTTAACGATTGGGAAGTTTGGGTAAATCCTGAATCCGCTTTCCGTCCTGCGTTCTCTTTATGATGCGCCATTTGTGAACGATATTCACGCATAGTAAATTTGTCTTTTCCGTCGCGGATGAAATCAAGCGCAGCCATGATATTACATGCACTCATGTTAACAGTATCATAAGCATAGGAACTAAGCGCAACAGCATTAAGAATGAATCCGAATTTATCTAAGCTATAAGAATTGCTTGCTATTTCTTTTAATAAATCCGCTGCGTCTGTTTTGGTATTCTTAACAACATAGTAAAGCGCGGAAACTACTTTATCATTACTGTTTACCAGAAAAGCAAGATGATCAAAATATTTAACTTTGGTTTGAATCGCTTGTAATTCTGCTTTTTCCTCGCTTGATTTAATTGGAAGCGCGGATAAACGCTGATCTGTGTCTTTTAATTGTGTGTTTAACAGTGAAGCAACGGAAGCAACGGAAGCAACTACGGAAGATTTAGATAATTGTGCCATGATATTAATCCTTTGATGTTATGCGTATAAATACGCTTTAAGTTTAATTTTATTATCCGCTGCGTTGTTCGCTTTGGATGAGACTTATAATAATCATTTAAAAAACCCGATCAAGTTTTTTTTTGCACTTTTTTTATTATTTATTTTACGTATAAGAAAAGAATAAAAGTCTTAGAAAAAACAAGCGTTTGCTGAAAGGTGTTCCCTCAATAAATTCCCTTTTATGGCGTTTGGCCTTATATATATTTTAAGTCGCTAGTATTGTATGTTTTGTGAAAAGTCCGGCTGGTTAGGTGAGATAGACTGAACAGGCAGAACAAGCAAAGAGTCTGGTTAGGTTTATTCGGCATGACAGACAGGTGAGAGTGGTGCGTAAAATAATACCGACAGGCAGGCAAAAATGACCTTATAGAAATCCCGAGCCGAATAAATAACAAAGCCGGGTTGTCACCCGGCTGTTTGTGGCTATGCAGCAGGGCGGCTACTCAGCAAGAGAACCGTCTGCTTCAAGCGGGACGATACGTTTGACGGAATCGTACATGATAATCGTAAAATCAGATTCATTTTTCTTCAGCACCACAGAGTCAAAATCGTGAGAGCCGGCAAAACCTTTGATTACAGAACCGTCTTTCATAAAAACGGCAACATCTTTCTTCACTGCGTATGCCTTTTCCAAAATCAGATGAAATGTTTTTGGAAAAGGTAAAGAGGATTTGTCAAATGGGGCAACAGTTGACTTGCGCTCGTCAAACTCCTGCCTATTGACAGTTTTTATAATGGATATTTCGGCTATAAACAAACGACGGTCTGAAAAAACGATAACGCCCGATTTAGAATTTGTTTTTATTGGGTTTGAAATGAAACTTTCTGAGCTAATTTTGGTTATTTCAAATGAACGATTGTTCATTTGAGAAGATATTGATGCGTAAAAAAAGAACGTTTTTTATAACTTCTCTCGCCGTGCCGTTTTGTGCCGTATGTAATGTCTTTAACAGGTAGCTGCTGATTCATTTTTGTTCTCGTTGCTCAATTCAAATTAACGCAATTATACCAGATACATAGAGGGTACATCACGATAGCCAAAAAGCCTTGATATAAATACTTATACAAATATACAATGAGACGCATTATCAAGAAACGAGAATTTGTATGAAGAATAAGGCTATTATTGCAGCGGCATGTGTTTTGGCTTTGTCTGCTTGTTCGTCTACCCGTGTAGATCAGGCGTTCTCAAATGAAGTCCCTACTGACCGGATGTTTTGGGAGAAGGGCAGAGATGAATCGAACGGTGACAGTCGTGTGGTTGTAAAAAGAGACTCAGGTGCTGTTTATTCCGCTTGTGTTGCGAACATTTTTTTTTGATGGTGTGAGAGTGGCGGAATTACTACCTAACGAAAAAGTAACTTTGCACGTCAATTCCGGAGAGCATTTTATAGGTGAATTTCTTACTGGCGGCGGATGCTCTCCGTTTTTAAAAACAATACGAGCTGATATCAAATACAATTCGTTCAATGTATTCAGGGTAAAAACTCAGTTCTTAGGGGTTAATGGCGGAGACGCCCTTATAAGAGATTACGATTTGCCGTAAAATAAAGGCGGCGAGTCAATAACCCATCGCCGCCATTGCATCACCGTATCGTAATCCCTTTCAGAACAGCCATACCTTTCTCAGTAATCACTGTCTTCACGGAATCCGTTCTCACGTCCAGCCGGACAAAGCCGTCATTGAGCGCATGTTTTGACGGCATCCCGTCCGAATCTTTTACCCATTTCAGCGCGGAAAGGATATTTTTAAGTTTTACCGGTGTGGTGCTTAACTCCCGTATTGCATCAAGGCGGGAGTAAACCCGAGAATTATCAGACTTCTCAGCTTCTGCCAGTTCATCAAGCAGACTGAGTTCGACAACAATCCGACGTGAGGTTTCGTTCTCTCTTTCTATCTTCCCCAGCATTTCTTTGACAGAACCCCGCGTAACGCACTGATTAACGATCACATGTTCAATTATATCAACGAAGCCTCTCACCGTCAGAGTTGAAAATTGATCTCCGATATCGGTCATTACCCGGTGAAGAATGCCCGAGCCGGAGACGTGAGGATACGCTTTCAGCAGATCAATAAAACATGCGCCGTAGTGCATACCGAGACGACGACTGTTGTCAGATTCGGGTGACCAGAAAGTCAGTCGATCTGAGCACTCCGGTTCAGCCATGAACGGAAGACAGCGTAGTGCGCTTTCAAAATCAGGGTTAGTTTTAGCGTTTTTCATTGTATTCACTCCGTTTAAACTTGCTTGTGTGTGTTGACGGAGTGAATATTAAATGAGTGAGATAGGGTAAGAATGTCAGATGGTAGGGTGGTTACTTTTCCCGAGCTTCAATATTTGGTTTCAGTGCATCCAGCATTTCCTGAGTTAACTGACCATTATTAAACATTTCCATGATCTGAGATTTGACACTATTTGAAGCGATCAGATTTTTAGCCAGACGGTCAAAATCAGCCAACGTGATATTTTCGATAATAGTATTCAGCACTATATCGATACTGGGCTTTACGCCACCCTCTCTGAGACGTTTTTTTGAGCACATCCAGTTTGCTCTGCGCTTTCGGCGTAGCGCGGAATTGAGTAACCTTTAACTTATCCATATATATGATACCTGTAAAAAAAATACCTATAAAAAAAATTATAGTGATTGTGTAAGTAAATGAAAAGGAAATTCAGCACCATCCGGAAGAATCCCCTGAACAAATCCGTCAGTCTCCCGGATGATGTTACGGCGTTCAAAAGAATGCTGTAACAGGCAGTTGGCGTGATGATCCATAAAGTCAGCCACAAAGCAGATATTCGCCTGACCGGTTTTCTTACGCAGTCCGCGACCGACACGCTGTCTGATCGCGACTTCTGCTTTACCACCACCTGCTAGAATCACACCACCCACACCTGGCACGTCAACGCCAACATCCAGAATGGTAGAGCCTATCAGTACGTCGATTTCCCGGTGTCGTAGTTTGTTCAGCTGCTCCATGCGTTCTTTCTGGTTGCTTTCACCAAAAATAAACTCAGTACGGATTCCCTGCGTTTCAAGCATTTCTTTCAGGATCTGTCCGTGGCGTTTCAGTCTGACCAGCATCATTACGCTCAGATTGTGCTTCACCATTTTGATTGCTGTGTGAACGCTCATGCTGTTACGGGCAAGGTTGTAGGTGATGCCGAGTTGTGACGCTCTGGAATAAGGGGAATTACGCCCAAGCCGCGAATTGCCTACTTTCTCTTTCAGATCCAGTTTGATGTGATAATCATCAGGCGTGTAATCAGTGCGGATATACATGAAATAAGGCTTCGCCAGAATACCTCGGTCAATAAGGTACTTCTCAGTCACTTTGATACCGATAGAACCGGTAACTGCCATGAGACGCATGTTTGCCTCAGCGGAATCTTTCATGAACGGTGTTGCAGTCAGTCCGAGACGATAATCAGCTTTCGGGCACATGCGGCAGATATCGTAAAACGAGTTGCCGGAGGATTCATGCGCTTCCTCAAGGATCAGCAAGATGGTTTCTTTCAGCAGTGTTTTAATTGCAGCCTGACGGCGGTAATGAAATTCACGCTTTTTCTCCCACTCCGCTCTTTGTTCCTCTTTCGACGGGTGCGGCTTTTTGGTTGGTTTTTTCGGGGGCAGCTTTTCGACGAATCGCGGAAATTCATCAAGGAAACTGGCTAACGTCTGAATGGTCGCCACATTGATATAACGTGAAAAATGGAAATACCCGTCACCGATAATCCCGACTTTCTCACCTTTAAGATGCGGTTCGCCATTTTCAGCCCGGTAATCGAGTGACTTCTGGAAATTGTCGCGCATCTGGTGCATAAGAACAGATCGCGTGGTGATAAACAGGGTCAGCTTTCCTATTCTGGCAGCGGCTTTACACGCAATATTGGATTTCCCGCCACCGGTGGCGATTTGGGCGATCATCCCGCCAATTTTAACCATGCGTTCAACGGTTTCGTCCTGATAAATGTAATCAGGGTTAGGCGGAAAGTCATTAATCTTCGGATTTGGCTGACCCAGCGGCTCCGCCATTGGTACACGCCGCAACAGAACTCGATGCCCCTCTTTTTCCAGTCTGTTTTTGACCACTTGGACAAAACCTGACGGAAAACTGCGTGTCGCCCAATTAAACATTGTTGATTTTCCGTTCCAGCCTGAAGACTTGAACTCCGCACCGTCTATTTCATAACTTAAAGCGTCCTGCACTGCGGAAAGCACACTTTCGTCGGCGTTTTTGCTGACAATAGTGTTCACAGCGTTGTAGACGAGAACAATATCCATAAACAAGACCTTATATTTTTAGAAACTATCACTATAATAAGTAAGTGGGTACATATTGACAGGCATTCACATTATCTGTATTCAGATACTTATATAAAGTATGGAAAAACTACTATGGAAAGTAAAACTAAATTTTTAGAGGTAGAGACTGGAAAGCTGATTCCTAACGGCTGGAACACAAACAGCGTTCCCGTCCTCAACATGGATAAGTTGAAAGCATCGGTAACACGTCTCGGACTGTTTAAGCCGGTCATTGTCCGTGAAACGGGAGAACAATACGAAATACTTGGCGGGGAGCACCGCTGGAGAGCTGCGGTTGAGCTGGGTATGCCAACGGTGATGATTGCCAACCTCGGTGTCATTGACGACAACACAGCAAAGCAGATCTCTGTAATCGATAACGAGCGGTACGGGGAAGACGACGCAGAGAGCTTCGCACGGCTTTTAGAAGAAATTCAGAACGACATTTCATACAGCTTTTCTGACCTTGCGCCGGTAGAGGACATTCTGCGTGACGTAATGCCGGCCATTTCCGGTGATGCCGCGTTCCGTGAACTTGAAGCGTTGTCAAGTGAAATGGGTATGGGGTCAGGAATGGACGAATCCGCCCCTGAATCCATGCGTGAACGTGCCGAACGTGCCGAAGCTGATTCACACCAGACGATGCGATTCAAAGTCACCACGGATGCCGCAGAGCTGATTGAGTCAGTTATCGCTGCTGTGATCCGTGACGAAGAAATCCGCACCGGAAACAAAATGGAAGATGCCGGGGAAGCCCTGTTTGTCATTGCTGAGAAGTACAAGGAAATCCGTTGATGGAACATAAATTTGAGATCGTCTATTTAGATCCGCGCAAACTCATCCCCTATGAGAAAAACGCAAAAAAACATAACGAGCAGCAAATCAAAGACCTGTCAGAAGCTATTAAGAAACGCGGCTTTGACCAACCGATCACCGTAGACAAAGACATGGTGATCATCACTGGCCACGGTCGCACCGAAGCGTCCATTGCTGCCGGGTTGAAAGTTGTGCCGGTTATTATCCGTGATGATTTGGGCGAAAAAGAGGTTGCCGCAAAGCGACTGGAAGATAACCGCCTTGCCAGTACCGACTATGACGCTCTGCTGTTGCAGGAAGAACTGAAATCACTGGTTGACGACGACATCGCGGTATACGGCTTTTCCGAGCGTGAGCTGAACGTGCTGGTAGAGGATATGACCGGTTCTGTGGCGACCGATGCACTGGTGTCCGATCTATCTGCGGAAACCGAACGCCAGAAAGACGAACACGATGAAATCACCCGCACTGTTGCAGATGAAGATGTTCGCCTGACTGACGTAATGGGCTTTAAATCGATTCCTGCGAGTGCCGCAATCATGGTCGGGGATTTGCTCGCCCACATGGAAGAAATCACGGGAAAAATGGGTCTGGACGCTTTTCTGACGTTTGCCGGTGACGTTTCCGCGAAGATGTACGGAGAGCAGCAATGAGCACCTACACCATCAATGTTTCGTTTGATACGCGGGTGACGAAAACAACCCGTACTCTGGAAGTGGCTGAGTCGTTCGGCTTAGGCATGGATGATAAGAAATTCACACTGTATGACAACCTGCCGGTCGATATTGAGCAGGGTGATGTGGTGTATATAACCGGTCAGTCAGGGTCGGGAAAATCTGTGATCCTGCGTGAACTGCAACGCCTGATGAAAGACGAGGGTAAAACAGTCACGTCAATCGAGGATATCTCTTTTGACGACGACAAAAACGTGATCGATCAGGTAGGCAGTACAACGGCAGAAGCACTGAGTCTGCTGTCTATGGCCGGCCTGAATGACGCATATCTGTTTATCCGCAAGCCGTCTGAAATGTCTGACGGTCAACGTTACCGTCTGAAAATTGCCAAGCTGATTGAATCGGGCGATCAGGTGTGGGCGGCGGATGAATTTGGGGCGGTTCTGGATCGTGTAACTGCACAGGCTGTTGCATCAAACTTCCAGCGGGCAGCGCGAAAAGTCGGGGCAACCGTGATGGTGGCGACCACACATGAAGACCTGATCAACGCACTGCGGCCGAATGTCACTATCACCAAACACTACAAAGAGCGCGTAAAGGTGGACTATGAAAAAGAATAACCTTTACGAGCACTATCCGACATTTACCGGTGAAAATTGGAAGCGGGTCAAAGGAACGTATGCAGCGTGGCAGGAGTGGTGTAAGAGTCACGGTGCATACGGGTTCCGCGCCGCACCTTACCCGTTCTGTATTGTTTGCGTGATCGGCGACGAACGTTACCTTGAGACGCTGAAAGCCATGTACGGCATCAACTATGTGAACAGCTACGCGGACAGCGCCGGTGGTTTAGTCACTCAAGGCGGTTTCGCAGATGGTCACAAATCGATGCTGACTGTGATGTTACAGGAGGGCTATGACGAAGAAATCCTGTGGCATGAGGCGCTGCATGTTGCGCTGATGGTCTGTGAGTATGTCGGAATTTCCCTGCATGAGCAGGAGGCTCTGACGTATTTACAGGGTTACGTGGCGGAGCATCTTAAAAAGGCGTTTCTGCTTCACGAAGTAGCGAAAAAAACCAAGAATCTGAAACCGGTTCATGAGATTTACACAGGTGACGCAGCTGCGCTGACTGTTATCGACGCGGGTTGCGTCAGAGGCAGACGATATGGACGTTAATATCACCCGCCACCAGCCGGAAATTTTCCCGAAGCACCTCGACTTCATGAAAGAAATGGTCGTGTCGAAAGGCACGATTGAGGACTGGCACGAGCTGAAATCCCTGCATTACAAAACTGACGGTAAGCCGTTTGCGCCGTGTTATTACCGCTGTGCCATCGGGGATCGTCTGGTTGGTGTGGTGGTTATGGCATATCCGAAACTGCTTCTTGCGCCGCGTCACCGCATGTTTCCGAAGTTGAAACCGACAACCAACACCACGGTGGCAAACCAGTATTGGGGAAAGTATGTCAACGCCAACTTTGCAGTAATCAGCCGCTGTGTGGTCGATACGCTTTATCGCGGTTTAGGCGTCAGTTATCGGTTTATCAATATTGTTTCCCGGATGCACGACAAACAAATCATTGAGATCCAGTCCTCAATGAGCAAGTACAACCCGTTTGCCATGAAAGCCGGTTTTGAGTTCATCCGTCCAGAGCGTCCGAAGACTTACGAAAGTGCGCTGCGAGTGTATCAGCGCCATTTCCGATCTGATGCCGGTGACACTGAGGCGATTGTCCGGGAGTTGTTTGCCATGCCGGAGACGCGCCGCCGCCGTGCATTATCGGATCTGGTAGCCAACTACCACAAAAATTCATCTCTGGCGAAGGCGGGACGTAATCGGGGGACAACGGTTCAGGACATTCTTGACACTATGACGACCGAGGAATCTATCGTCAAATTGCTGAAAGAGATCCACAACCTCAGTTTCACTACACCGTTGTATGGCGCGTATCGCAATCCAGACTTCGGGAGAGCGTTGCCAAGTGAAATCTCATTGTTGGCATTTGATAACCAAGATATGCGCTCAGAATTGGATTTAGAGTGCTTAAAATCGATTTAAAGAAAGGATTCGCAGAATGTTAGTAACCGACAAGCAAAAAATGATTATCCGTGTGGTCTGGATGGGTATGGAGCGCGGTGATCCGGTGGACATGGATGAGCTGCTGGAAATGCTGCCATACAGTACGACAAAACAATCAATGCAGTTCTCAGTCCGCGCATTAATCAAAAAAGAAATGCTGGTTAAGGGCGGACTGCGTAAACGTTCCGCCGGGGATTTTTATAACCGAGTGGTGTACGAGCTGACAGATCTCGGAACCGCAGTAGCAAAAATGTACAGCTAAATAAAGCCGTGTTGTTTATAAAAATAGGTAAACAAGATAATTATCTAATTCATATTGTTTGTTTATTTTTGTGTTTTTCCAAGTAAGAAATCTATATAAATACTATGGGAGCACGGCTTAGAGAAAACACTGCGGAAAAAGGAATTTTCGAGTGACGGTTAAAGAAGAAAAACTGCGGCTTAGTGCTGCTAAATGGGCGGAGGCAGAAGCTGCATGGTCTTCTGGTGAGTTTTCGCTGTCACAGCTTGAAGAACGTTTCGGGGTTCGCCGTGAAACGCTATCCAGGCATTTTAAAAAGCGCAAAATTGAGAAAGGAACGGATGCAGTAGGGAAGCTGGTTCGTGACTCTATCAAATCAGAGGCAGAGATCCGCGCCAAAGAGCGGACGGCGCTTATCGAAGAACGCCGCGGTAAGTATGACCGATTTGCTTTTAACATCGCGGCTTTGCTGATGCGTGAGGTTACAGAGGGATCAAAAGCTGCGGCAACCGGCGCGGAGGCGGCATTCGCCAAGCGGGAGGGAAATATAAAGGCACTGCAACGGGCATCGATTACGCTCGGCAAATGCTTTGAAGTTTCCAGCAAGGCGCTGAATATGGATAAGGTTGATGTTGAGGAAGATGATTTACCGGCACTGATGTTCGGTGAGCTGACGCAGGGGCAGGTGGCAGAGCTGCGTAAGGCAGAAGAACCTGTTGATCTTACGGAGGATCTTGATCTGGAAGACGAAGACAGTGCCGAAGATGGGGACGAGTGATGGCAAAGGCAAACAAAGGCTTGCAGCTTGTCCAGTTACACGGCGGTCAGATGGAAGTATTCAAATCCCCGCACCGGTTCAAAGTGGTTTGCGCCGGCCGTCGATGGGGTAAGTCGCGGCTGTCGATTTCAAAGCTGATGAAAGCGGCTATCAAAGCGCCAAAGCAGCGAGTCTGGTATATCGCACCGACTTATCAAATGGCGCGACAAATCCTGTGGGACGATTTGCAGGAAATGATTCCGATAAAGTGGATCAGAAAAAAGAACGACACGACAATGACCATTGTCCTGAAAAACGGCAGTGAGATTGCGCTGAAAGGGGCTGATAAACCCGACACCCTGCGAGGCGTTGCGCTCCATTTTGTCGTTCTGGACGAGTTTCAGGATATGAAGCCTGATACATGGTACAAGGTAATCCGTCCGACCCTTTCATCAACGAAAGGTGAGGCGCTGATTATCGGTACGCCCAAAGGCTATTCTGCGTTTCATAAACTCTGGACTATTGGTCAGAGGCTGTCGATGCAGAAGAAAGGCCACTGGAAAAGCTGGCAGTTTGTTACCGCCGATTCTCCGTTTGTGCCTGAATCTGAAATCGAGGCAGCGCGTGAGGATATGGACCCTAAATCGTTCGCGCAGGAATATCTTGCCTCGTTCGAGAACATGTCAGGTCGCGTTTACTATCCGTTTGAGCGAAAAACACATGTCAGACAGTGCGAGTTCAACCCGAAACTGCCTATCTGGATTGGTCAGGACTTTAACATCGATCCTATGTCCTCAGTCGTACTGCAACCACAGCCTAACGGAGAATTATGGGCGGTGGACGAAATCGTACAGTTTTCCTCGAACACGGCGGAAGTCTGTGACGAGATTGAACGCCGGTACTGGCGCTGGAAAAGTCAGGTTGTGGTATTCCCCGATCCGGCAGGTAGTTACCGTCAACACGCGCGTGGCGAATCGGATATCGATATCTTCAAGGAAAAAGGATTTACCCGGATAGACTTTCCGAAAAAGCACCCGCCGGTTGCTGACCGTGTGAACGCAACAAATCGGATGTTGATGAGTGCAGCGGGCACAGTTAGACTGTTTATCGACCCTAAATGTAAGCACCTGATCGAGTCATTTGAGAAAGTGATTTACAAGCCGGGTTCGCGTGATATGGATAAGTCGGCAAGTGTGGAACACAGTACGGATGCGATAGGCTATCCTATTCACAGACGATTCCCGGTAAAAGAGCGCACAATTCTCGGTGGTTCTCGCTGATAATAATAGGTATTTAAATACCTACATAAGGATTGATATATTAATATGGATATTGATAGCAAGAAATTACAGGAGCTGGTGAATCGCCGGCATCCTGAATACGAAAACCGCCTGAGTCACTGGAATTTCCTTTCAGCGACATACGCAGGTGGTCGTAAATGGTTCGGGGATAATATTTTCCGCTACTTCAAAGAGGGCGATAAAGAGTTTAAAGAGCGTCTGGAGCGGGCATACCGCTTCAACCACACGCGGGAAGTCGTTAACCTGATCAACAAATACATCTTCCGTGAAAATATTTCGCGTGAGCGTGATGATGCCACGGATGCGGTAACAAAGTTTTGGGACAGCGCAACCCGTGAAAAGATGACCATCGACGAGCTTATGTCTGCTATCGATATTCAGACCTCTGTATTCGGGCGGATCTGGATTGTTGTTGATTCAACCATGAAAGACAGCGATATCACTTCTGTTGCAGACGAGAAGAAAGCGGATGCCCGTGCCTACGCCTACTGGTTGCCGCCGCCGCAGATGCTGGATTTTGCGTATGACGACGACGGTAATCTTTTGTGGGCGCTGACGCATGAGCTGGCGCGTGATGATGCTGATCCGTTTACTTCATCCGGCAAGCAGCAGAATCGCTATCGCCTGTGGACGCAGAACGAATGGTATCTGTTTAAAGAAGTTAAGAAAAAAGCATCTGACAGAAAAGGTCAGATCGAAGTGGAAGCCTGCGGTGAGCATAACCTCGGTGTTGTGCCGGTGTTTCCGGTGGATTGTATGGGAAATGCAGAATCGCGGTATTTCAGCCCGTCCTTGATCGACGATATTGCCTACCTTGACCGTGCTGTTGCCAACTATCTGTCGAACCTTGATGCGATTATTCAGGATCAGACATTCAGTCAATTAGCAATCCCAGTTCAGTCCATGATGCCAGGCGATGAAAGTCACCAAAAGGTGCTTGAGTTCGGAACGAAGCGAGTATTCACCTATGACGCTGAGGGCGGATCACAGCCGTTTTACATGTCTCCTGACCCGAAACAGGCATCTATGATCATCCAGACGGTACAAACGGTCATTAATGAGATTTACCACTCAGTAGGTGTTGCAGGTGAGCGGACTAAACAGGACAACGCCAAAGGGATCGATAACAGTTCCGGCGCAGCCAAAGCCTACGACTTCCAGCGTGTGAACAGTCTGCTGGTGACAAAAGCGGAGCGACTGCAACGCGCAGAGCGTCAGATGCTGTTTCTGGCGGCTAAGTGGATGGGGCAGGAAAAATCACAGGAAGAAATCGACCAGATCGTTTCTTACCCTGAGAGTTTCGACGTTCGCGGCCTGATGGATGAATTTGACGTCTCACGTCAACTTAAAGAGATTGATGCGCCTGACTCTGTACGCCGTCACCAGATGGAAATTCTGATTGAGAAGATTTTCCCGAATGTGTCAAAAGCCATGAAAAAGGCATTTGAGACTGATTTGAAGGCATATCCGCCGAAAAATGTTGAAAATAATCTTGATAATAGGTATGTAAATACCTATGATGCAGATATACAGGGTCGAGAGACTGACCCGAAATCGACTCAAGAGACAGAGTGATTTTTTTAAAAAGGAATTAAACGATGGATTTTTGGTTAAAGATGCTGGCTAAACGCGGCGTTCTGATGGACAAGGCAGACGATGGTTCACAGGGCGGTGCAGGTGGTGCAGGTGGTTCTGATGGGAAAGATTCTGGCGATGAATACGCCAATCTGACTCAGGAAGAACTGGTTGCCCGTCTGAAAGCGCAGGACGAGGAAAAAGCGAGTCTGGTTAAAGAAACCATGAAACGCAAAGGCGAAAACAAATCGCTTTCCGACAAACTGGCCGCTTTCGGTGACGCCACCCCGGAACAGATTGCCGAGCTTCTGACCGCTAAGAAAACTGCGGAAGAAGAAGAACAGCGCCGTCAGCAGCAGGAACAAGAGAAACGTGGTGAATTTGAAGCCGTTAAAAAACAAATGGTCGATGCTCACAAAGCGGAAATGCAGGGTAAGGACGAACTGATTGCCGTACTTACCGGCGAAAAAACGGCTTTAGGTTCTCAGATTCTGGAATTAACCGTAGGTTCAGCGTTCACCGGCTCAAATTTCTTACGTGAAGAAACGCTGGTCACGCCAAGCAAAGCGCGTGTGATTTACGGCAGTCACTTTGAAATCAATGAGCAGGGGCAGGTTGTCGGTTACGACAAACAGGCTGGTGCAGCAGAGCGTACAGTCCTTGTGGACGGCGCAGGTAATCCGCTGGCGTTTGAAGCGGCTATCGAAAAGATCCTGAAAGCCGATCCGGAAGCAGATGCACTTCTGCGCAGCAAAGCAAAGCCCGGCGCGGGTTCAAAGACAGAGCCTAACGGCAGTAAACAGCCTGAAAGTAAAAACCTGAGTTCGCTGGATAAAATCGCAGCGGGTATGGGTAAGTTACGCGCCAAGTAGTCTGAGACGGGGGCGGGATGCCCCCGGTAATTCGTGAGCATGTTAAAGGGAATTAATAATGCCATTACTGCGAGAAGAAGCTGAAAAGCTGTCTAATAACACCCTTGAACAAGGTGTGATTGAAACCATTATTGACCGCGAAGACCTTTTCGCAGTCCTGCCGTTCATGAAAGTCGATTCAAAGGCGTATTTGTACAACCGCGAATCAGAGCTGAGTGAAGCGGAATTTATCGACGTGAATGATGTTGTGCCGGAAGGCGCTGCTAAGTTCACTGAACATGTCGCTAAACTGCGTATTTTAGCCGGTGATGTGGATGTGGATAAATTCCTTGCCACCACGATGGCAGACACGAACAGCCAACTGGCTATTCAGATTCGTTCCAAAGTGAAAGGTCTGGCTCGTGCATTCCGCCGCAACCTGATTCTTGGCGATTCGGCTACCAACACCAAATCGTTTGACGGCATTCCTAAGCTGATCCACAAAGACCAGAAAATCATTGCGGATTCTGCTATGACGTTCTCCATGCTGGATGAGTTGGTAGATGCCGTAAAAGACCTGGGCGCAGATGCGATTATGATGCGTTCTGAACACCTCCGCGCTTACCGTGCGCTGCTGCGTACCGTGAATGTCGGCCCGCAGGAAATCATGATCGAAAACTTCGGTCGCCCGATGCTGACCCACAACGGCATTCCGTTCCTCGTGAACGACTTCATTCCGGTTGCAGGTGACGGCAATGCGAAGAAATCAGACATTTTCTGTCTGCACATGAGCGAAGAAAACGGCCTGACAGGTCTGTACGGTGGCGAAAACGCAGGTATCGTCGTTGAAGATATCGGCACCGTACAGAACAAAGACTCAACCCGTACCCGTGTTAAATGGTATTGCTCTCTGGCAAACAAACACGACAAAGCACTGGCCGCACTGACCGGCGTTGCTCTGTAAGGCACGGACTACCGGAAAAGGGTGAGGCGAAAGCCCACCCTTTTTTTATATCTGAGCGAGGAAAGATATGACAGACAAGAAAGTAAAAATCACGGAAAGTTCGATGCGCGGCTATACCGGTCATTTGTTTATGACTGAGTTTGAAAACGGTGAAACCAAAACGCCGGTTGGTAAACGTAAACAGGATCGCATTCTGGCGACTGTCCGTTCGGAAACTGTGGATGGTGTCTCGGTCAAACCAAAGCCGGATCCAGAACCAAAGCCGGAAAAAGAATAACCTGAATCAGCGGAATAAAAGTGCGGTCATAACGACCGCACACTCTTAGGGAAAAGAAAATGAAGCCAGCAAAAGTAAGACTCCTTGAATCAGCATTCGCCGGTTATACAGGCGTTATGTCCGGTGTGATGTTCAAAGACGGCGTAAGTCTGTCAGAAATTCCGTTCATTGATCAGCAACGTATCTGTTCTGTCATGAAAGCCGAAACCATCGACGGTAAGAACGTTAGCGGAGCCGCCGCGCTTTCAGAGTCACGCAACGTCTCAGCAAAGGATGCTGTTGCAGCAGAGAAAGCCGCTGCGCCTGTCGTTACGATGGAACGTGAGTCAGATAGCGTTGAAGTACGTTACACCCGTGCTGAACTGGAAGCTCTGGCAGACAAAGGCGGTATCGCTGCCCTGCGTAAAGTCGGCAACGAACACGGTGTACGTGAAAAATCCATCGAAGCCATGATTGAGGGCATTCTGAACGTAGCGGGCGGTGAATAATGGTGGAAATGGACGTAATTAAATCAGGCGGCGTAAAAGACGTGACAGCCATGTTTGATGCACTGGATGTAAGCAAAGCGTCCTACTCACTGTTTGATATTACCGGCAATCCGGTTGTTTCAGATCAGCCGCTGGCAATCAGTGATGGGGATCTGAGTGTGTCGTTTGTTGTTGACGGTGAATACAACACACTGAAAGACGGCGTTTCAAAGGATATGCGGCGTGTTGTTGTCAAAGCTGTGACAGATAGCGGCCGGGTATCGGAAAGCGAGCAGTATTACGCTGTGTTGGCCTCGTCTGAACTTTCCGTGCCTGGTGACTCGTTTATTACAGTCATGGAAGCAAAGCTGTCTGCAATGGACATGTACGGGTCAGAGGCGTTTTTGCTACTGAGTGATCATATTCAGCGACAGGTGCTGATGGAAGCGACTCAGCGTCTGAAACACATGCGTTACAGCCTGAAACGTATTTACAAAATTACAGATGATTATAAGGCACGGCCTCAGAACATACTGACCGCGAATACGCTGCCATTTTATCTGACCGCTAACCAGTCTGGTGAGTTTATTGACTTCACGGAACTGACAGATGAGCAGTATCAAATCCTGCCAGCCTATTTTGTCAGCGACATGGCTAAAGCCTGTCTGACAGAAGCAGTGATGATTGTGTCTACCGGCGGGGCCGCTGATGCGCGTGACGAGGGGCTGTTGTCTGAGTCCATCGGTGAGACGACAAATATGTACCGCAGCGGGCGTGCAGCTACTCAGGCTCTGGCGCGGAAAACATGGCGGATCGTTGCACGTTATACCGATAACACAATCCGGATTGGCCGGGGGTGATATGAAAATTAGCTGGCAGTCAGAGGCAACGATATATCGCAAGTCAGAAAAGACGAATATGTACGGTGAACCGGCGCTGTCATTTGCCGGCAAATCACCGGTGGGTTTTGTGAGATTCATCGAGTCATACGATAAAAGTTCTGTCCGGGCTGACAGCTCGGCATCGAGAGGAAAGGCGGATATTGACCTGTTTGATGCAGTGATTATTTTCCCGAAAACCGCCAATCTTAAAATCGACGATGTTCTGCTGATTGAGGGCGTTAAGCTGGAAGTGAAGCGCGTTCATAACCGGTTCGGACTTCGCGGAAAGCCGGGTCATTACGAAGTGGGGGCTGATTTGTGGGTATCACAGTAGATATCGGGTCGTTTCGCCGCGCTCAGTCAAAACTGACACACAGCCAGAACGCACTGAAACGTAATCTGCTTAACCAACTGCGGAAAATGGCGGCAGAAATGCAGCGATACGCCAGGGCAATGAGTCCGCGTGAAACCGGTAGCTTGGAGAAAGCGATTTTCGCCCATGTCGAGAATAGCAAAAACGAGGTACACGTTAACCTGTATGTCTCAGAAAACACAATGCGTTCAGGGGCAAACGTAAATGGAAGACCTGTTCCTCGTGTACCGGTCGGACGGTATGCGGACTACATGCACAACGCTCAGTATCGGCTTGGGGCTATTTCCCGCCTTAAACAGCAGCACAATTACGGTTTGGGTATGAAAGTGAAAGTCGGCAAAGGCTTTATTGAACGGGCTGGTAACACCGTTTGGAAACGCTTTCGTGATGATCTGAAAGATGCCGGTATGAGAGCCGGATTTGGACGGGGGCGCTGGAAATGATTTTGGAAGCATTCACTCGGTATCTTGAGAAACAAGGGATCGGCAAATCCGGAAAAGACCTGTTTTGTTACTACATGCCGCCAAAGACCCCACGCGGATATCTTGTTATGTCGCCTACGGACGGCATCAGAGTAGATCCTGAATTAAAAGGCTATTATCAAGATATTTTTCCGTTTATGATTAGAGCGGAAAATATATCAAAGCTGAATCAAATGAGTACGGCTGTTATGGATGCTATTAACGGGCGTGATATTGATATGGTCGATGTATATTTCAATGTTATACAGGCGATTACATTGCCGACAATCTACCCTCAGAATGACGGGGGTTCTTTTGAAGCAGGTGTTGTGATAGAGTTTAGTTGTTATATCAAATAAGTAAGGGAATACTTATATGTCTACAGGAAACAAAGTAGAGAACATCAAGCTCGGTGCTTGTAACGTCTCTTTTAACGGTGTTGATCTCGGTTACACCAAAGGCGGTGTTGAGGTTGAGGTAACAACCGACACGCTGAAAGTGACCGTTGACCAGTTCGGTGAAACAACTGTTTCTGAGTTGATTCAGGGTCGTAATATCAAAGTGACTGTACCTCTGGCTGAAACCGTGCTGGAGCGCCTGGCATCCGTTATGCCGGGCAGTGAAGTTGAGGGCGGTGGGGATGAAATCACCATCAAGACCGGTATCGGCATCAACCTCGTTGAAGTCGCTCAGTCTCTTGTGCTGACTCCGCTTAACAAAGACGACTACATTCTGACCCTGCCACGCACAGCAACAGCGGGTAGCTTCACAATGGCCTATAAGCACGATGATGTTCGCGTGTTTAACATTGAGTTCAACGCCTATCCGGACGACAGCGGTGTACTGGGTAAAATGGGAAAAAAGGTGTGACCCCGCCTGTCACCAAGCCGGAAGATAAAACCGGTGAGGCTGACAAGGACGATAAACTGACAGACGACAAGACGGAAGAAGTCAAAAAGCCGGATGCTGGTGAATCGAAAGAACTCGGGGATATCGATCAGGACTGAAACATTTTTCAGTTAAAGTTGTAAGTAAGTAAATACCTAATGTAATATAGGGCTTCTTAAATGAAGCCCTTTTTATTACATGGAGAGTACCACATGGCGAAGTTACTTGATCTGAACGCAATCGCACCAGCCAAAAAAAGAAGTTCTGTTGGGTGAAAAAACGTTCACCATCCTGCCGCTAACTGTAGGTCTGTTTACGGTAGCGCAGCAGTACCAAAGTACAGATATCGAGTCGAAAACTCCGGCAGAACAGTTAGAAGCCGGGATTGAAATTATCCGCAAGCTGATCCCGTCTATGACAGAAGATGAAATTCAGACTCTGCCTTTGGAAAGCGTACAGGCGATTATCGTTTTTGCTTTCAATGAGGGGGAAGAAGTTAACGCTCAACATGCAGGTGAAGAAGCAAAGTAATATCCCGCAACGACGATGGTGTTGAAGTTGTATCAATCGACTTCGGCTTTTATTTTTGCCGGGTACTTTCTTTTTATGGCGAAACCACGGAATCGGTTATCGCCATGCCGCTTGAACGGTTCTGGATGTTAAGCAGGAATATTGACCGCATCAGGGCAGAAGAAGATCTGAGGGGGTTGCAGATTGCACGAGTGGCAGGTGCAACCGCTGAGGGTTACGAGGCATTTGCGAAAAGCCTACAGCAGAGATTGGGACAGCCAGTCGTCACAAAACAGTCGGCGTTACCATTCAGTGCCGAAGCCGATCCTGATGCCGAATCAAGACTAATGAGAATTTTTGGCAGAGGCTAAGGAATGGCTGACACATTAGGATTTAAGTTAACGCTGGACGACAGAACCTTTGAGATCAAGATGGAGAATGCGGAACGGCTTCTCAATCGTTTTTCTCAACGGGCAGTAAAATCAGGTTCTGGAATTAAGCGTTTTGAAAGCGGGCTTGCTGGTTTCGGCAGAACGTTGTCAGGTGTGATTACTACAATCGGCATGGCAACGTTCGCTGTTTCCGGGTTAAAAACAGTCCTGTTCGACACACAGAAAGCGATTCTCGACAGCGCAGGTAAACTTGAAAGATTGCAGGTCATGCTCAACGGCCTGGCTGAATCATCCGACAAAGCTGCCGAAGCGTTGCGTGACTTCAATTACATCGTAGATAAGGCAAAAAGTGCCCCGTTTTCTATCGATGCCATTTCAGATAGTTTCGTCAAACTCAAATCAGCCGGTATTGACCCGACAAAGGGATCGATGAATGCGCTTATCGATTCTGTAGCCCGGTTTGGTGGCGATAGCGAGCTTCTTAAACGAGCCACCGTTGCTATTCAGCAAATGGCAGGTAAAGGCGTGGTTTCTATGGAAGAACTACGTCAGCAGTTAGGTGAAGCTGTGCCTACAGCCATGAAAGCTATGGCGACAAGTATGAACATTTCAATGGGTGATCTTGTTAAGCAAATTTCATCCGGTCAGGTCAGAGCTACAGAGGCTATTGACGGGATGTTGGCGGTAATGGAAGTTCAGTACGCCGGCTCCGCAGAGCGGATGATGAACACCTACTCCGGCCTGATTTCTCAGATGCAAACAAATGCCGCGCTGCTGGCTAAAACCATTGGCGACTCCGGATATATGGATGCGGTAAAGGATGCCTGAGAGATATTAACACTCTGCTCGGTAGTGATGCCGCTCTCTACTACGGAAAAATGTTCGGTGATGCGATTGAGAAAATTATCTCCGTAGTCAAAGAAATGACAGTTTGGGTTGTCGATAATCAGGCAATGTTGAAGTCATTGTTTTCTATCATTATGCAAATTGCCGGAGCTGTAGTTTTTGTCTCATTTATAAAATCAGTTATCGGTGGGCTGGTATCGTTAAACCGCTCAATTGCAGGTGTCATCGGCGGTGGTGGTGCAGGACTTGTCGGCATGGCAAGCAGTATCGCTGAAGTATCACGTCGATCCCGTGCGATGGGTGGTAGTTTAAATATCGGTTCAATAGCCATTGGCAGAATGACACATGCCTGGCGTGGACTTAATGCGGCAATGAAAGCCAATATCATTGTGGCCGCGATTATGACGGTTGTAGAAGTGTTATCACTTCTGGCGTGGTGGTTTGATAAAAACAAAGAGAAAGCTGAGGCTGCTGCTGAGGCTGCGCGTAATATGCCGAGCATGGTAACTGACGCGCAGTTAACTGAATTAAAAAATGTTCAAAAAGACGCGGAACAAAAATTTAAAACCTACTTGAAAGCTGTGGAGGCGTGGGAACAAAAATTTGAGGATGCAAAAAACAACAGGAAGTTTATTAAGCCAAGTGATTATCGCAAATATGAAATTTCCAAGAAATTACTTGAACAATACAAATCGGAGTTTGAACAGGCTTCAAACCTCGTTAACACGACCCTGATTGCGCGTGAAGAAGAAGCTGCGCGTAAAAAAAATTGAAGTAATGGAAGTGGGTCTGCAAAAAGAACGGGAATTGCGTCAGGCTGAATTCAAAACAAAAGTTGATGAGCTGGATAAGCAGCAACAGGTTGAATTGGCTAAGTACACTACCAATGCGGAAAAGCAAAAGGAGATCCGGGAGCAGTTCGGTAATCAGATGCGAGAGGCGTATTCGTTAGTGCTGGAAAGTGACAAAAAAGCAATTGAGCAAAAACGAACCCTTTTGGAAGATCAGCTTAAAAAAATTACAGGAAGACCTCCGTAAAGCCAACAGCAAGATCACAGGACAGATAACCAATGACGAAAAAGTCCTGATAAACAACCTTGAATCTCAAATCATCCATGTAAGCAGGGGTTTAAATGGACTTGAAACAGAGTATACAAACGTCCTTCAACGGTTAAAAAATGCAGTAAATCTGTTCAGAGGCGGGATCATTGATGTTAATGGCGCATTCACACAATCAACCACTGATGAACTTGCAAAACAGCTAGAAACGTTAGCTAAAAATGAAGATCGTTTATCAGTAGGAACTCGCCTTAAAAATGGCGAAAAAATAAAATTAATCGACGGACGGATCGCTAAAACAGAGGAAGAAGCAGAAGCCAATTTTCAGATTCTTGAAATTTTGAAAAAACAGGGAGTTGAGGGGGAAAAACTGGCTGGTTTTTATAACGAAGCCAACGAAGCGCAGAAAAAGCAAATAGACCGTGCATTAGAAAGTGCAAGAATCCGTGGTCAGGCGAAAGTCGATAAAAGCGCTGCATCCTCTGCCCGGGTTGGTGAATCCAAAGCCGCCAAAGCAAAGCGGGAAGCGGAAAGGCTGGCAGGACAGCACAAGAAATTACTGGAAGACGCTGAGTCAATGTCGGAAAAAATCGGCTTCGGCAGTCAGGAAGTTGCGAAGTACGATCAGGCTCTAGGCAAGCTGAAAGAAAGTCTTGGGGCGCTGGCTACGGCTGTTCCGAAAGAGGGCATTCTTTCTCAGAAGCAGATTGATGAAGCTAAAGCGCGTCTGGCAGAAATCGATAATGAACTGAGCAGCAAAGAGTACCGCAATGCGCTGGCGCAGGACTCAGCTGATCAGCTTATCTCAAAATGGGCGGGGTTCGCTAATACCGTAAAGGGAAACGTCACGCAGTCCGTCTCTGAAATGCGCCGTGAGTTTGAGAAAAACTACGACGAGGCTGACAAGTATTTCCAGAAGATTATCACCGCATCTGCCGGAAACAACGAAGTCCAAAAGAGGCTGATGGAAGAACACCAGCGTTTCAAAGCCGGAAAGACAGAGGCGATGGTTCGTCTGACGGAAACAGCCACCGCAAGAATGGCAGAGGATTATAAAAACGTTGCGGCCATGATTGACGATAACATTAAAAATGTATTCGACAGTCTGGAAGACCGCCTGATGGATTTCCTCAAAACCGGTACGTTTTCTATCAAAGATTTTGGCGATTTCATTTTCGCGGAACTGCAACGCACCTTTATCCGCAGCATGGTTATTTCGCCAATGATAAACGGGCTTGGGTTGGGTGCCGGCGGTCAGACCGGTGAGGGGATGATTGGCGCACTCGGATCTGCAATCGGAGGTATGTTTGGTTCCGGTGGAGGTAAAGCCGATCCTAATGCTAAGGCCACAGCAGCACTCGGTAAAGCTGCAACAGAAACCACCGAAGCTATGCAGGATATGCAGGAACAGGGCATTTTCACTACCATCGCAGGTTACGCAAAACAGCTTTGGGCGATGATTACCGGTACGGCGGCAACCGAGGTTAAAACAAGTGCAGACGTAACAGCTACTGCAACGGTCGGGACATTTACCGGTGCGGTTTCAATGGCAACAGGTGCGATAACTGCATTTGCAGCCTCTCTTGCCGCACAGGGCACAGCCTCTGCTGCCAGCGGATTTCTTGGCATGGCGTCCTCTATCGGTGGCGCGGTGGCTGGTGGTATGGGCGGTGGTGTGGGTGTAGGTGCGGCATCATCCGGTGCGACCGGAGTTTATGATCCGGCCAAATACAGTTCCGCTTTCGGTTTCGCAAACGGCGGGATCATGAGTTCTCTTGGCTCATTGCCGCTGAAAGCCTACTCAAAAGGTGGGATCGCTACAACACCACAACTCGCTCTTTTCGGCGAAGGCAGTCATAACGAGGCTTATGTCCCTCTGCCTGATGGTCGCCGTATTCCTGTGAATATGAATATTGACGGCATGCAAGGTGCTGACAGGAGTGCGGAGAGCGCCGGCAACTCCGTCATGATCTCAATTCAGATTGAGAATAACGGCAGTGAAAAAGATGAAAAATCTAATGACAGTCAGGATTCCACATGGAACGCGGCGGCACAAAAAATTAAAGCCATTGTGCTTGAAACTATCACGGAAGAAAAACGCCCGGGCGGGGCACTGACGGAGTAACACAAATGGAAAAACGGCTTTTTAAATGGCACCCGAAATTCCAGTCACGCAAAACGTTTAAGCCGACAATCAGCAAACAGGTCTTTGATGATGGTTACGAAATGCGTATGACCTCGGGATTCAACTGGCGCAGATTCGAGTGGAATCTCACATTTGAAGGGGCGCGAGAGTTAATCACAGAAATTGAAGATTTTCTTTTTGAACATGGCGGCAAAGATTCCTTTAAGTGGATCTCGCCGGACAAAAAGGAATACACGATTGTCTGTGAAGACTTCAACGTAGGGCGGGACAACGGCAGCAATAATCTGACTGCCACATTCCGGCAGGTATTTGAATGACAGCAATCTGGTGTCCTCACGGATGAGGACACCACTTTTAAGGGATTAAACCATGACAAAGAAAACTATCCGGCAGCAGATTCAATTGTTATCCCCGGAGTCTATCTTTGAGTTATTCGTGATCGATTTGCCGAAGAAAACAGGCAGCGGACGGTTCTACTTCCATGCCGGGACAAACGAAATCCAGCAGCCGGTTATCTGGCAAGGAAAAGCCTATCAGCCGATGCCGATTCAGGCGACCGGTTTTGATATCAGCGGCGAGGGTAAGCTGCCGCGTCCGAAACTGAAAGTGGCGAATTTTGGCGGCATGATCTCCGCAGAGTTACAGGCAAAAGACGATCTGCTCGGGTGTCAGGTAACACGCAAGCGCACCATGCAATGCTTTCTGGATGCAGAAAACTTTGAAAGCGGTGTAAACGACGAAGCAGATCCTAACCAGCATTTCCCTGATGATGTGTGGTTTATCGATCAGAAGACGATTGAAACGCCTGAAATGGTGGAGTTTGAGCTGGCATCTGTTTACGACCTGATGGGTGTTCAGCTGCCTAACCGTCAGGTGATGCGTAACTCGTGCCAATGGGATTATCGATCACCGGAATGCGGTTATACCGGCCCCGCTTTTGACAAGAACGACAAACCGACCGCTCTCTCTGGTGCCGACTTTTGCCCTAAGCGGTTATCGAGCTGCCGTGCGCGGAGAGATTACTTTGCTGACGGCATTATCATGTTTGGTGCTTTCCCGGGGGCAACACGCTCATGATGAAAGAAATGATGAGTGCCGGGTTGTACACAGCAATGCAGTCGGCCGCAGTTGCAGCTTACCCGAATGAAGCCTGCGGGCTTCTTGTCAGCGCAAAGCGGGGCAAGTATGAACTGGTGTTATGTCGTAACGTGGCAGACGACCCTGTTAATTTCTTTGTGATGGACGCAGACGACCAGATTAGCGCAGAAACACAGGGGGAAGTGGTTGGCGTATGGCATAGCCACACGGACGGATCGAACAAAGCCAGTGATGCTGATATTGCCGGCTGTGAGTCCTCGGAGTTGCCGTGGTTTATTATCAACGTCACAAGAAACTACAACCCTGATATTGAGACGGACTTTGTTATCAGCGATGTAAACGTAATAGCTCCCTGTGGCGCTGTAACGCCACTAGAGGGTCGTGCTTATGCATTTGGTGTCTTTGACTGCTGGACACTGTGCAGGGACTATTTGAAGCGCGAATTTGACGTGTCCGTTGATATCTGCGCCCATCTTCACATCCCTAACTGGTGGAACGGAGACAGAGACATTTTGACGGATAATTTCTCCGGTCAGAGGTTGGTGAAGTTGCCACACGGAACACCACCGCAGAAAGGCGATCTGTTCTTCATGAAAATCGGGGCGAAGATGCCGGATCACTGCGCGGTTTACGTGGGTGGCAATCTGATTCTGCATCACCAGACAAACCGGTTAAGCGGAAAAGCAATTTACGGCGGAATGTATAAAAAATGCACCGTTCACCATTTACGACATAAGGATTTGTTATGAGCGCGAAAAAAAATCGGGTTACGTTTGAGTTTGGCGGTGTGCTGGCGAAGAAATTCGGTAAAGAGCATAAGGTGCGTTGCTCCACTGTGAAGCAGGGTTTGGGGATTATCAACGCCAATCGTCCGGGGTTGGTGGGCTGGATGAAAGAGAATGCATCAAAATATCGGAAGTACCATATACGCGTTACCCGCGCTGACGGTCGGGTAAAGGATATGAGCGAAGCTGAGTTTCAGTTACAGAATAACGGTGATATGACTCACGTTCGTATTACCCCTATTTATCGCGGAGCAGGCGGCAAAATCATGAGTGTTTTGCAGGTCGTTGTTGGGGTTGTTCTGATTATCGCCTCGTACTGGCTCGGGCCGTCTTCATTCGCGGCGGGTATGTCTATGCTGGCATCTGGTGTCATCGGGCTTCTGTCCAAACAACCGAAACCGTTTACGGGAGGGTCGGATAACCGGAAAAATTCAACCTACTTTGACGGGCCGCAAAATACAGTGGAGCAGGGCGCGCCGGTTCCGCTGATTTACGGGGACGAAATTCTGGTGGGATCGCAGTTAATAAGCCTGAAACTGTCGGTTGAGCAGTTAATACCTGAAAGCAACAAAATGGCGTTATATTAGACAAGGTTTTGGAGTATTTTATCCAATATTTAGATTGACCATTTTTTAATAATAGATGACCATCAGTTATGGTGGTCTTTAAATTTAAATCAAGGAATAGTCGTGAAAAAAAATATTGGTTTTATCATTATCCATTATTGCTTTGTCTGGTTGTGGTGATAGCAATGTTGATATTGTAAAAAAATGTTACTTTAAATGATGGCTCTAAACTTGGATACGTTTTAGAAAATAGAAAGATATGTAGTGATATAAAATGGATATCTTATGAAGATGAAAGAGGAAGAGGGCGAGTTAAATATACATGTGTTATATCACCGGAAAATTATCAGTTATTTGTTGATAAATATATCCCTGCTTATTCAAAATGGAAGAACTACGAAGTTGACAGTCTAAATAATAAAATTAAAGGAATGGATGCAGATGATATAAGTAGAGTATCCACAACAAAAAAGACTCGAACAAGTTGAAACGTCGTTTTCTTTCAATAGAGTAGATGAGTACAAGGATGTTATTGAGTGGATTATTCCTAACGGTAATACAAAAAAATGTAATACCACAAAAATCAGAACAATATTCATGCTTAAAATTTGATAATGGTGGCGTCTTATTTTTCGGGAATAACTATGATAAAGGTGCTCCTATATATCAAGAACATAGCTCTCGTTTT